AATTCTGGACCCCCCGTGGTGTGTTTGATTTCCGAAAGAGGACCCATCGTTGGAGTTTCTTTTTCATGTCTGAAATAGATCTTTTTTCTGTTCTTGAAAATCCAAAGGGGTGGGGTCTTTCAATTTTCAAAAGGGGACCCTATTGCTCACAATCCATTTTTCACCCGGGGATCTAGTTTCTTCTTCAAATCAAATCTTTGATCAGTGGATAGGTCTTTTTCAACTCTCTTTTCAAAGCGTTTGAATATCTATCTTCCAATTGATCCACGATTGCTTGAATTGAAGATTGTTGATTGGCAAACATTCTGAAGGGGAATCTGATTCTGTCAACTTCCTGCTTGAATCCTGTTTTCAAATCTGCTCCGGACTTCCATTCCAGATAGATCCTTGCTGCCGTTGCTTCAATTTCTGATTGATTGAAAAAATAACCATTGACATAGCCCAACACCGAGCCCAATGTTTTGGGATCATAGTCTAATGAATAGTCATCGTCTCTGATTAAAGTTTGAAGGACGTTCTGAACCACATGCTTCAGTTCATGAAAAAGAATTCCCTTTGTATTGTCATCAATTTTGTTTCTGCCTGTCGTGATTGGCAGATAGATCCAATTAATCTCTTGTGAAAACATTGCTCTTGAAAATTCTGGTGTTGGACTGATTTCAATTTCGCAAACAAATTTGTCTGGTGCGTTCCATTCTTCATCGGTTGCCTTGAACAAAGCTTTCAGCGCATTTCCGAACTTGAACTTGAACCAATTGTCATTGTTGTTGCGATGCTGCCTTCCCTTGATTTCATTTTGCAACATTCTGACAATCCTGTTTGCTTCAGATTGAATTGCTTGAATCTTGGAATTGACTGAGGCAATTTTTTTCATTGCTTCCTGATTTTCAACTGCCAGTTTGAGCCACATTCTGCTTCTCCTGTGTTCCTGTTCTCTCAATTTTTTGTTTTTTCCTGCTTGGTTGTTGAAATCAATCTTTTGATTGAGCATTCTGATCGAAAGGAGGACATTGGATGAACCACCAGTCTGCACATTTGATCGCTGCTCGCAACATTTCGCCAGAGAACATCGCCAACTGGAGCCATGTTTCTGGCGTAGATTTGGTTTTGTTCGTAGGAGAACAACCAAATCTGCTTGCCATTGTTTCATTGCTGTCTGATCGTTTCAGAGCCTGGAACACAATCCACGGGTGCTTTGTCAATCAGGACACCCTGATTGATTCGATGTGTCTCACATCTGACAGAGAATTTTATTCTTTTGATTTGCGAGAGATTTTTGTTCTTCGCAGATATTTTTTCAGACTGGTCGCACTGCGAAGAAATTTGATCGAATTTGATCTCGATGAAAGATTTGCAAAATTGGCTGTTGATTGGATTTTTTCTCAATGCCTGCTCAATGAGATTGCATTATGAACAATTTCACGAAAGAAATCATTTCTCGCCCCATTTGCGTGGCATTTATTTGCACAATTGCCTGACTCTTTCTCTCAACACAATGGCTGACGATTCGCACAAAGAAATTGTCGTCATTCTTCAAGATACGCACGACTGCAAGCACATTTTCTTTGATTCATTGTCTGGCCCTCGATCAATGTTACACCGCATCAAATGGTTCAACCCCCCACTGCACAACATCCTGGAAATTTTCATCACCAGTCAAATAGGATATCACACGGCGATCCCCAGATCTTTGAAATTGTTTCAAAAATTTTGCAGTGTTCTTGATTCTTTGTCAAAATTTGATCAAAAATTCTCGGAAAAAATGACCAATCAATTCATCAGAATCATTTGCAACTGGGAGTGCGATCTGGCGCAATGACATTTAATTTTTCAAAAATTTCTTTTGAAGGAATTTTTGTTTCATTCTTTGAAAGATCGATCTGATGGAAAAGATTGCACAGCTATGGTCATCAGAATGGACCAGTTTCCAAAAAAGTATCAAATGGATGTCTACACATCCAGAAGCTGGAATGTCTAACTGGAAGACTACTCTGAGTCGATTGTCATATTTGGTCGCATCCAGTCTTTTTCGTGAAGTTTTTGTGTCAGCATTCGACCAAGGAACAATGCCTATGCGTTCCGTTGAAGATGCCATTCATGCCATGCGTCCGTATCTTGGCGCCTGGGCCAATTCCAGAGCGGTTCGTGGTGAGCCACTGCCTGCTGTTGGATTGTGTCGTGAAATTTTTGCACACTTCTCGTCAATCCTGTTCAGCAGTGAAGAAACTGCCCGTGGGCACCTAGACTCATTGTCAACGCCGTGGGCAGACAAACAATGGAATCGTAGAATTCATCCAATTTTGAATTTCTTTGGCAAAGATCCTGCTGGATTGCAGCAAATCCAGAGATCTATCTTCACGACTCAAGATGTTGATTCTTGGGTTGAGTCTGTTTTGGACTTGAAATGGATGAAATCACACGTTGATGATTCATTTCATCCTGAAACCCAATTTTTGAATTTGAATCAAGAGCAGTGGAACCAGATCAGAGAATCAGTGGAAGATCAAATTCCAGAACAAGAAATGATTTGGGATGAAGAACAAGAAATTCCAGATCCAGACTGGGGATTCATGGCGCATGACTATGTTGTTGCTGAATTGTTTTTTCAACTGCTTTCGATTGATCTGGTGTCTCTGAATGAAGACTTGAAATCTGTGGCAGACAAAGTGTTTTCTTTGATGCGAAGAATGTTTCCTGAAATGGCCGACGGTGCTGCTGGGACTGCGACAAATCGACTTGGCATCATGGGATATTGGAAGTCAATCGTTGTCAAATTGCAAAAATTGATTGAAGAAACCAAAAAATTCATAGAAGAAAATCCAATTGTGTTTTTGAATCCTGCGCACTATTGGCAAAGGGTGAAAACCACGAATTATAGGAGATTGTCTGATGATTTTGCAGAATCGTTTCAAAATTGGATGTTGCACAAAGACAGATCGGCTCGTCTAATTGACTATGGAGAAACCGGATTTTTTGCCTCATTGAAAGATTATTTAGACGACAAGTTGCCGGTCTGGGCAACAGCTTTGGCTGAAATTTACATCGCACACATCATCAGCAACCCATCGCAAGATTATGCTTTTTTTGCAATGCCATTCAAGTATTTTCAAGTTTTGACACCGAGAGATGTTTGGAACATGCCGGAAATGAGAAAACAAATTTTATCTTCTATCAAAAATTTACATTCTTCTTTTCGCCGAGGAAAATTTCTGCTGGAAGATCAATTGAGGGGAAGGGGGATTGACGATCCGGCTGCATTTGTTTCTGACCCTGCTAATCAAGAATTTTTGAGATTGTTGAGAGAAAATGCCAGAAATGTGCCCGAATCTGAATTTCCAGAATTTGAATGGGAAAAACACTGGGAAAAATTGAGAGAAGTTGATCCAGAAGAACATGTCAGTTTGATGGAAACTCGCAAACCAAGCCGCTCAGAACCAACTAGACGAGAAACAAGTCTGCGAAGAAAATTGTTCAAGATGTCCTTTGCTTTGGAATCTTTCGATGATTTTGAATCTGCTGACAGATTGATGCTGCTGACTTGCCATTGAGAATTTTGCGTGCCACTTGAAAAGCACCCCAGTGGTGAGCATCCTGATGGCGAAGGAGAATTGTGCAATGCGACTTGAAAAATATTTGGAAATGTTGTCATCAATCCACAAAGAATCCGTGGTTAGAATTTTCAAGGAAAAAAATCAATGGAAATCCGAACTTGATCGAAATTTGAACGAATTCAAAGAATCCGATGTTTCTTCTGACATCCTCTTCACATTAGATCAAACATCAGCTTCTTGTTTGACTGCATTTTTCATTTTCAACCCCATTCAAGAACATTTGCTGTTGGCATATTTTTCCGAACGTTTTTGTGCCAGCGACATCACTTCACCACTTGAAATCGTCAAGTGGATCAGGACATCAGATGGAATGATGAAACATTGTTCTGTTGAGTTGCCTCTTTTCAGAAATTTTCATCGCATAAATAAAACATTGCTGCTGATTGATGATATCTCTGAAAGAAAAGAAACTAATTGGGTTTTTAAGTTGCAAAATCGATTGCGCAACGTGTGTATGAGGGAGTTGAGAGACAGATTTCAATGATGAAAGACCACCTTGAACATGTTTTGTCCAAAATCGCTGAAGAAAACTTGACCAGAGATCCAACAGGATTTCACAAAGAACGTCCGTTTGACTCGATACAAATATTCAAATATCCAGATGCCTTTGGTGAGAATGATGGCTGGTTCCGCGCTTATTCGATTGGTAGGGTTCTTGAAATAGTTCAATCAGATTGTGTATTTGTTGAGACAGAAAAAGATTCTGGCTGTTTGAATATTTGTCAAATTAATTCAGAAGAAGAAAAAGAAGAATATATCAATTTATTTTCATATAAATTTTTGGATGTGATTGATTATATGGATAATTTGATTTATATTGATAAATCTGGTATTTCAAATATAAATATATTAGATTATTTATATTTGTCAGATTATGCTCATATACTAAATAAATTAGACAATATAACAAATTTGAATTCTTATTGGTGTGAAAAATTTCGTTCAATAATCAGTAATGATTTTCAAAAATTATTTGGAGATTACAATCAAAGTGGATGAATTGCAAACTGGCAGAAGATGACTTTCAATATGTTGAAGGAAAAATTGAAGTTTGTTTTGAATTCTTTTCCAAATGTGGCTAAAACTTGCAACAGCTAATTCATTGATTCAAAAAATTCAATCCGAAGCGCGTAGATGCACTCGGATCCTGATTGGGCAATTGAAAGCCGAAATCAGACGGAAGCCTGCTTTTTGGTGGAAAGAAAATGTTGTTTTCTATGTCGATTCCAAATTCAGAATGAAGCCATATAGGATGAACATCGATCCGTCGTCGGAAATAGATTCAGAGAGATACATCATTGGTCCTAAAATTTTGTTTCAGATCAAAAAAATATCTGATCCAAAAACATTTTTCATTTTCCATCAAGGAGCAATGAATCCTCATCAAAATGAAATAGTCATCAATTTTTCTTTGAATCCAGAACCAATCAAAGACATTCGCCCCTCGGAAGAAAAAGAATTTTTTGATGTCATCTATTCCACCCTGGTTCATGAACTCAAACATTTTGTTCAGATATACCTTGGGACTTTGAACTTCGATGATTACTCCGGGGCAAAAAGATTGAGAGAAGAATCTGACAAATACGAATCAACAGACGAATCATCCGAAATTATAAAATTGAAAAAAGAAATACTTTCAACATATAGCTACTACAACTTGAAGGATGAGTTAGAAGCAGAAGCTTCTGCCATATATTCACGATGGCGAGGTGGAATGTCATTGGAGAATTCCATCAAATATTCCATTGAAGATTCAATCAACGCATTGATGATGAAAATTTATTTCAGTCAATATCTCAATGATGCAAACAAACAAAACATAATAGACTTTCTGAACAGATCCGTATCCAATTTCACAATTTCAGCAACAAATCAGATGAAAAAAGATTTTCCATTGATTGCGGCAGAATTGAAATGAAAACAATATAATAGTCCAAAGGAGAATTTTTGAAATGACAACAAAAGAAAAAAGAATGAATGCGTGGGGGGATATCAATTCCACAGCCAGGAACCCATCAATCTGGCAACTGACGTGCGAGTCCGACGAATCAATTTCTGATCCATTGATCGCAGAAGAAGTTCCAGAAGAATTTTTAGATTCCGATTGGAAGAAGATGCTGGTGATATCACAAAAGGCAAAAAACAAGTGCATCTTTGCAAAGGGATATCTGATTGCTCAATTTCCGTCTGGGTTGTTTATCGACAAAATAATGGAAGAACTGGCTGAATCTTTGACATTTGGAGACAAATATTCTCCACTTTCTATTCAGTTGTGGGAAGAAAAAGAAAAATTGAATTGTCTAATTGATGAAGACCTGGAACAATTTAGTTGTGTGAAAAGCTATATAGACGTTGTAAATTCAATCGAATTTGCTCAACTTGAAAATGTCAACGTTGTAGAATTGATAAGAACTTGGAACGATTTGAAAATTAAATTTTGCGACATAGTTGAAAGTGATTTGAAGAGAAGGGTTGGATGATTATTCTGAAATTTCTGGGAAATCTGATGGTGCTTTTGGCGGTGACATAGTTCTTTTCAATGACTCTCTTCCTTCTAACCAATCAATCAGAATATTCAATTGTTTTTCTATATATCTGCACGCCTCTTCTAATTGAGATTGGATGTTTCTATGTTCAATCAAACTGATTGCATCTGCATCTGTTTTGAAGTGAGTGATTGGTCGAACAACTTTTTCATACAAGCTGAAAATTTCATTCAATCCTGAATATTGGTCGTGATAGATGTTGTCAGAGATGAATGGATTTTCTTCATCTGATTGAAACAACTGAGTCATCACAAAAGGAGGATATGGTCTTTGCCAAGGTTTTAATTCTCGCCACTTGACGGACATCTCCTTCAATGATCCGTTGTAGATGAAATCTTCGATACTGCGCATCCATCTCAAAAGTTGCTCTGTTTTCATTCAGGAGCCTCTGGAAAATCTGATGGTGGATTTTCCAAATCTCTCAATGATTGCCTTCCTTCTAACCAATTGATAAGTCTGTTGATTTTGCTTTCAATCATTCTGCAAGCAGTCTCCATATATTGTTGAACTCCGCTGTCTTGGATTTCATCAATTGCATCTTGTTCCAATGGATAGATATATGGATCGATGAATCTGTCGTGATTCTCTATAATTTGTTTGGCACCTGAATATACATCTTGATAGAAATCGTCCGAAAGTCCAATTGGTGTTTCTTCGTGGAAAAGTTTGGTCAAAACTTCTGGTGGATATGGTCTTCTCCAAGGATCAGTCTCTCTCCATTTATCTTTGATCGCTCCCCATTGACTGCTTCGAAGAAATTGATCAATGCTTTTCATCCAGCGATATAGTTGCGAAGTTTTCATTATTGTCCTGGCATTTTTTGCATTCCCAATCCCAACAACAATGGATTTACCTTGGGCAATGGTTGTTGAGGTTGTTGTGGCTGGGTGGTATGTTGTGGATTGATTCCACGTTGTTTTGCCCAATCAATCATTCCTTTTTGAGTCATTCCTTTTTGAGAAACTAAATCAGCTTGTGTTCTCAAATCATCTACCATTCTCATCATTTTATAATATTCTTGATATAATCGTTGTTTTTGTTGTTGCGTTGCTCCTTGATTTTGCATTGATACTAATTCATTATAAATTGGTTGCATTGCTTTGTGTATTTCTTTGATTTGTTCTAGTGCCTTAATTCCAGCATCTGCTTTTTGCGCTTCTTGTCCGCTTTGAAGTGCCCGTTGGATCACTTGTTTGGTTTTTTGGTAGTCTTGCTTTATATTTTCCATCCAACCTATAGCCGCTCCGAATGCTAAATCTGGACGTCCACTAATTGCTGCTCCTGCTCCCGCTCCGGCAACCAATCCATTTAAAGCAGCCTGTACTACTGCTGTCTTCATGTCGTCCCATCCATTCTCTTTTTGCATTTCTAATGGTTTTGTATAAGCCATTCTTTGAAGATGTTCTCCTACCCATCCTAAAAGTATAGATGCTCCTATATGCATTGCCCCTTTTCCAATTTTGGCATAGATAGTCCCATTAGATATACTTGTTTTGATACCATTTATCCAATTTTTTAAAATATTTTTAATCAACCCTTTAAAATTTTGAGATTGTGTTGCATTTTTTATATTTTGTTTAAGTAATTCAAATGAGTCTTCAAGGTGTTGTTGTAAATTTTTCTTTGATTGAGTGATGAGAGATGTTCTTGGTTGTGGGCTCAAAGGAGTAGCTCCTGTCGCTGGAGATGCACCCACTGATCCGCTAGGTGTTGCTCCGGGAAGCGATACTGATCTATCCCAGGCTGCTCGACTGCTAGCACCGGGGGTAATGTAAGATTGACCTGGTTTTATTTTTTTAGCAGCTTCTTCTCCAGCCCTAACTGCTTCATCGACACCTTGTGACTGGATATTGTGAGCATTTTCTAGAGTCTGTGTTCTTCTGTCTATCGTACTTCTTGCTATTTCTCTGGCTTTGGCTCGACCTGCTATACCTTTTTCTATTTGTTTATTTTTTCTTTTTTGAATTCCACTTCGTAAAGGAGATATTGTCCTTCGTTTAATTCCTCCCAATGGATCTGTCACATCCCGGGCCATATTTCTAACTCCTTTATTAACAGATTTTTTTAATGCTTCCATAGCACCAATTTCACCATCTGCCAATTGTGTTAATATTCCCTTTTCTACTGGAGTAATTGATTCTGCTATTTCCCTAATAGCATTTGTATTTTCCCTAATAAATTTGCTATAATTTGTTAAATTATTAGCAAGATTTTCATTTTGAGGATTGCGAGCCAAAAGTATTTTTAATTCTTCAAGAATGCCATGTGGCCAATTTTTTCCATATTTTTTTGCTATTGATAATGTATATCTTTCTATCCCATGACCTGACTGTTGCATTCCAGATGACCGAATGGCTTTATATATATTTCTTAACATCGCATCTTTGCGAATTGTATATATCAATGGAGTAGCTGCTACTCCAGCCGCCGCGGTGCCATATCCTGCTGCTGGGGCCCAATATCCTGTATTTTGTTGAGAAGGTTCTGAAATCCATTGCCGATCCGCAGGAGTCGATGCAGTTTTGATCATCCTGTCATCCATCAACAATTCAGCTTCTTTCATCAGCCAATCAGAAACATTGTGCTGCGACCAAGAATCAAAAAAATCTGCTTGTTGAATGACGTTTGCTATTTGCATCAAGAAATATTTCTCTAAAAAATAACTTCTTCCTTTTTTTGAAGGAAAAAGTTTTGAATTGTTTGAAAAGATGCTATATGAAAAAGAAATTCTCTAAAATGCTGCGATATGCAGAGTATCTTGATCAAAAAGGAAAACACGAATCTGCCGACTATTTGATGAAAACTGCTGCACCCTGGTGGCAAGGAGTTTCTGATTTTTTCCAAGGAATGACGAATTATGGTGAAGAATGGGTACTGAATCCGCAGGATACTGCCACTGCCGCTGAAATAATTCGTGGAGTATATGCCACCGAGTCAGAGCAGTTGCCTATCGCTTTCAAAAATGTTTCTCTTCCAGTAGGCAAACAAACCGCAGAAGAACAAGAATATCAACCAATGGCTTCAATCAACGTCGAAGGAGAAAGCATCTCAATTGAGCAGTTTGTCCAAGCAAGAAAGATATATATGCCATCTTTGAAGAAGAAAGGAAACTTGTCAAAAGGTGAATCCCAACGGCTTGACCCATCAAATTATTTGAACAGAAGGCAGCAACCACAGACAGACACAGAAGGTAGTTTTGATCTAGACACCGCCACTTCTGGTGGTCAAAACAATGAGGCTATTAAAAATGAGTTTGACGAAGCTGTTGCCTCTGCAATTAGATTGGTTCAGCCTGATCAATTAAACAACGCCTGGGCGGCATTTTCAACAATTGCACAAGACCAAAGACTATCTTCTGAGTGGAGAAAGTATGATCAAGATGGAGGATTGATTTTTAAAATCAAAAACATTTTAGAGTCTTCATATGGAAGTAATCAAAAAATTAGAGCATTAGAAATGTTGTTTGAAACAAAAGAAGATCAAAAAAAGAAAAGTCCCATTCATTTCAATCCAGAAACACACACGGCATATTTGCGCTTCAATGATTTAGATTTCAACAATGAACAACAAATGGTAGATTATGCAAGAAGATTAGGTCGTGGCATAGGAGCCTTCTTCACTTCCGCCTTGGCGACCAAAGATCAATGGACATCACTGATTGCTATGATCAATTTCCTAAAAGGAAATGGATATTCGGTTGGCGCAATTGAAGACGGGAGATTGTTCCCACCACCAGACATTGACCAAGAAAGAGAAATTCCTGCGGAACTCAACTTGCCCCCAAAGCCTTCGTCTGGTGGCAGAGGCAAGCAAGAACAAATACCAGTAGCAGTCGACCTAACTCCGGACGAGCAACTGCCTTGGGCTCCTGGATCTGACAAGCGATTCTAAATAAGTGATTCACTCAAAAATCCAGTTCTTGGGGATGAAGCAACAGATTTAAGTTGATCTACAATTCGTGTGAATTCTTGGATGAACAAATTTATTTCTTGCAGAACTGTTGGATTGTTTTCAAGCATAACCAATACCTTGTTGAAGTTGTCCCACAGCCTGTTCAAATTGATTTGTTGAAGTTGTTGCAACCTTGCTGCACTTTGCTCTGATATGTCCAGTCTTCCTTGCGCAGTAATTATCCTAAATTTCGCAGCGGCAATAGTTTCTTGTGGAATTTCTGATGGCTGATCCACCGGTAGCCCTTGTGTTTCTTGCAAATTTTGAGCGTCAGGTGTTGCTGGGACAGGTGGTGCAATAGCACTCTGTGCAGATATCAGTGCTGACATCAATTTCTGACCAGAGGCATCAATTTCTGGAAGAATTTGAGTTATAGATCGTATGTCTAATCCTATTTCTTCAACAACATTCATAGAATTTGTCTGTGCGTTTATTTTCATCTATTTTCCTTAACTATGTTTTCAACAATGATTGCTAAAAAATCTTTCATATCCTGTTTATCCATTTTTGAAATTTCTGGATTTTTAATCAAATTATTGATTATATTCCTAACTATCCTGGTTTTTATTCCCCTGACTACTTCAAATATAACTATAAATTGAATATCATGTATGATCAATTCCGAATCATTGCAAAAACAATTAAATTGATAATCTAATCCTATTTCATCTATCAGAATGTCTTTCAATTGATTTTTAGAAATAACTAATTCTGAATTAGATTTGATGTTGTTATATATTGTCAAATGATTTATATATTTTTTAGTAATAATGTTGTCATTTTTAAAATCCCAAATTATTTCATTTTGTCTGTTCTTGGTTATATATCTCTTGAAATTCCAAAGTGATATATATTCCCCGTTGTATTCATTGATGTTTTTTATTTCAAATGCAATAGGGTATTTATCTGAATTTTCAAATATCAAATGATTATTTTTTATACCAAAAAATTTTATGTCATTCATTACATTCCTCTCAATGATGAATTATATATAATTTGTCAAAAAACCTTTGATTCTAGTCAAAAACCAGATTTCCAATGAATGGGAAATTGGAATTAAAATTTTGTTCTATCTGCTTGGCGACTTCAATGTAGTTTTTATGTCCAGTTGGTCTTTTTCTCAAATTTACAAAATGACTCATTTCTCGCAGATTCCAATTGAAAATTACTCTTTTTCTGAAAGCCATAGGCAAACAATATTGTGCAATTTTAGGATCATTTGTTTTTACCAATATTTGATAATATATCCTTTCCGATCGTTTCATCTTGTTTTCAAAATCTAATTCCAAGTCTGTTCCTTGGAATTCATCTGGCACTACATATCCCAGCTTGGGAGTCAGTAATTGAGAAATCTGGGTATTCATACGATGTCTCTGAATATCTCTGTAAGCACCAAAATCAACAACAATTTCGTGAGTCAGATATACCTGCTCAAAAACTCTCAAAAGGTCATCGTGGGCGCTACGACCCTCACAATAATGTTGCAAGATGTTTTGGCAGGTTTCTACCGAAGAATTGCATGCAATTTTTTCTGCGGCATCGTATGGCATCTGAGAGCGCTCCAGGAGAATAGACTGAACCAGTTTGCGGAGCATCTCATCTTCTGTGATGTTTGTCTTCAAAATTCCTTTTGATTGTTCATCTATGGAATTTGTTGTGATGTGTTTTTTTATTTTTTCATCTAACTTCTCGATGTAGTCATTTTTGTCAGTATATTTCAGAAGCGTTGGACAAACTTTCAGTGCTTCTTCCTTCATTTGATTTGCCACTCTGATGAATTCCTCATTTTTCGATGAAAGCATTTTGACTATGGTTCTGACTAGCACTCTTGCATTGATGGTCATTCCAAGATTGGTATGCATTGAAACTGGAAGAATATTCCTGCAAATATCACAGGCTTTTGATCTAACTTGCCCTGGTTTCAATTCTGGATCTTGTGATTTTATTTTTTCACTCATAGTTGAATGGGATTTTAAATAAAAATCTATCAAATCTTGACAATTTGCCTTGTATATATCTTTTGACATTCCAGATAATTCTGATGGAGTTGTGAATCCTATATTGTCATAGACTACATATCTTGTTGATTTTTCAGTATAACTAGCAAGTCTACAATCTTCGATGGCTTTGGCGGCAAGCATAGAAACTTCTTCAATGGCAAGATGAATAATTGAGTGTTCAGCGCATGAGGCATGTCCAAAATTTAAAACCCATTTTTCGTGGAAATTTTTAGCCTGCTCTGTTGTCCCAAATTTCCTCAATTCGAGCCATTGGTCCAGTTTTTCTTTAACTTGTTCGTCTAATTGCAATCTCACTTCGACCCAATTTGGTTCATCAAACAAATTTCCATCATTAATCATTTTTTGAAGGTTTTCTCTCAATGAGCCTTTCGATCTTGAATAAAAAGCAAAAAGTACTGCAATTACTTCTTCTGGAAGATTGTATATAGCATATATATTTCTGTCATTGTTGCTGGTGTAGTTTCCCGTCATTCCACTTCTCCAATGTGCAGATCAGACTACTTTCTGCCTGAATCAATTTCCATCAATTTCACGCCAAAAAAATTCCCATTTTTTGCACCCTATTATCTTAGGTAGATGCATCCATTACTTATTTACTATTTACAGGTCGGCGGAACAAGCTTCTAATTCTTCACGAGTGATCTTGTGAACTCCAATTTTAGAGGCAGTAATTCCTGCACATCGATTGGCAATTTGAATTGCTTGTTCTGGTTTTTCTTTTTGTGCAATTAAATGAGCATATACTGCGGTCACCGTATCTCCGCAGCCGGTGACATCATTCACTTCAACGACGTGTGATGGAAATGATTGTCTACCTGAGTCGTTGATTATCTCTACACCATCTTCACTTTTGGTAATTATGATGTTTTCACATAATTCAAATTCTTGCCAGAAAAGAATTATGTTTTCGTATTCCATTCCAGGCACACTTTCGAGAAATTCTTTTCTGTTTGGAAGGATGGAATGAAGAGTTTTTCCAAAGATAATTTTTGAGTCTCTGAAATTTTTTGGTTTTAGATCTGCAATTACAGGACAATTCAATCCTTGAATCGTATCACTGACATCATTTTGAATAAAATCTATAGTTCCTTTGTCATAATCAGAAATAACTATCAGATCCGGTTGCCAATTGAATATGCCATTCAAGTGTTGAAGATAGATATTTACATCTGGATCTATCAGTTCCAAACATTCTGTGTCTAATCTGACAATGTGGTGCCCGTGCGACAGAATCCTAGTCTTGATGATGTCGTTTTGAAAGAATGGAAGATCATAAAATTTTGAGATGTTTTCTTGTTCAAACATTTCAAAAAGATTTCCATTCCTTTCTTTTGCAGATATAGAAAGGAATCTGACATCATTTTCTTCAAACATTGCCAACGACGAAGCAACATTGGCAGCTCCGCCTAGTGAATATTTTTTGTTCAATATCTTTGCGACAGGAACTGGTGCTTCAGGAGATATTCTGCTCACCTCGCAATTGATATATTCATCAATCATCAAATCACCTATGACAAGAATTTTATTCTTCTGATTCATCTTCTTCTCCGATGTCATAGACCTCCTTGGCAACTTCATTGATTATCTCAAGCGGATTCTCTAATTCCTTCAACGCTAGACTGATTGAATAAATCAATGATATAATTGATAGACTCTGATAGTATGTGAATCCACTATATTTCATCATATCAAATGATCGTCTGATTTCTTTTCTAATTTTAAATTTTGACACATTTGCTCCTTTCCTATATATTATATCTAAATAGTAGATTTTCCTACTATAATTTTCATTCAAACGAAAGAGGTAATTCCAACAAATATAGTTAAATTTAATCAGAGGAAAAAATATTGGAACTAAATTATTATGGACCAGTTTAACTATGATTGTTGCTTTTGTACCTTTTTTGAAGTATGTTGGTGGTAATGGGGATCCTGGATTAATTGTAGCAGGATCAATTATTATGGTTATTGGATTAGTATTGATGTGGATAGATAAATAGAATTCTGTTTTTTGATGATATAAACAAATGATATGTCTAAGTTCAAAACAATAAAATTAGCATCGGTACCAGATTGGATCAAGAACCCCGAAGAGGTTCGTTCCAGAGGGTTCAAATTGCGTTCTGTGGCTGGACATCCAAATTGGGTGCATTTGGTGCCAGAGAAGGATAAATATTTTTATTTACCAGATGAGATGACAGAAAGATCGGTAATCTATGAATTACCAAATTTCATTCCTGTTTCTCGTGGTCTGAATAAATTTATGAATTACGGAGAGCAATTGGATGAGTCTGGAAAACTACAATCCTGGGATCAGAAAATTTCAGATGCAATCAAACAGAAAAGAGGAATAATCACCAAAAAAGAAGATGGAGTTTTGATCATTAGGTCTGTTTTCAAAGGTGTTGTGATTCTTCGCACTCGTGGGGCGATATCTGTTGATCAAGGATCTTCTGACCAATTGATTACTCTTCTTGGTGCGTGGAGATATTCAGTTGTTGAAAAATTTGAAACAGCCTATCCAAAGGTTCTGGACCCAAATTTCAGTCCAGATATGGAAATGTATTTTGAATATGTAGGTCCAGATAATGATTCTGTGATCAAATATCCAGAATCAGATTTAGTCTTCATCCACGCCAGAGAAAAAGAATCTGAACAAATGTTGCCGTGGAGCCAGTTGCAAGAAATTGCCAGAAACTCTGGTCTGAATTTGGTTTCAATTGTTGAAAAGTTGAATTCGGCTGCTGGTCCGAAACAAATCAAAAAAATAATCACAGAAATGGAAGAATCTGGAGAATGGGAAGATGAGGGTGTAGTGGTCCGACATCCAGATGAGCCTTTGATGACAAAAATCAAGGGGCCAAAATATCTGGCAATGCACAGGATGCATTCTAAATTTACATACAAGGTTCTAGTTGAGATTTGCGAAAAGAAATCAAAAGAATCAGAACAATTTTTAATTTCAAAACAAGATTTCAAAGACGCAATGCAAGAAAATGAATATGATTATGAAATTATTGAACAATCTAAAAAATGGTTTGACATTTACATTCAAAGAAAAGAAAAAATATCAGAAATGATTCAGATAATTCAAAAAATTATCAATCAATGGAAACAAGAATATTCAAATAGAATAAGACAAATTGGAGAATTAAACAATCAATTAGTTAGAAATTTCAAAAAAGAATTTGCTACTTCTGATGAAGTGATGAAGATGCCGTCATTAGAGAAATCTTTGGCGATGACAATGTTTGATGTTCAAATTCTTGGATCAGAATATTCCAATCTTGAAAGAACAATAGAAAAAATATCAGAAAATATATTGATACCAAAAAATGATGGTAAAACTTTATAGTACTTTTAAAATTTCTTGAATCAATCTTTTCATTCCAAGTCTTGAAAGCAGATTGAATAATTTGTTTCTATCAGTTGCTTCGGTATCAAATAGACTGATTCCAACTTGATCAAGAATCCTGTCTATTCTTTGAATTTGTTCTGGTGTGAATGTTTTAGAAATATCAGGTTTTGATTTTTTAGAAACATTATTTCCTTGAATTGCTTTGACTACAACTGCGGTCATCAAATCAGCAATAGCCAGTAATTGAGTTTCTTGGACTTTACCCCTTGATAAATCTTTCATTGTGTATTTTGATGGCAATTGAGTGATTCTACCCAAATTGTCAGCCATTGACAAAATGATAGACATTCTGATCATATCTTCCAATGGTATTCCAACTTTGTTGCTGAACATTTTTGACCATCTTGAAATTTGTTTTTCAGATAATTGATCATTGTGGGCGAGAGTTTCAATTAGATCGTGAATTGCTAGATGATTTCTGACTAAAAATTGGACAATCTCCCAATATTGTCTAGGAACACCAATAGATTCTAGTCTTGGAAAAAGATTTTCACTTCTAGATCCTAATTCCTCGTGTCCGTGATATCCCATTACTTCTTTTTCTTGTTTGGAAGATTCGCTGCCGCAATTTTTGCAAGGTTCTTCTGATTTGGTGTTTGGATAGTTGCAATCTGGACAAATGAATCTTGTTTTTGGCGCCCTGGTTCTGATTTTCCAATGATCGTGAAAAATTCCAGCAATTGCTAGTAAATCAGCCAGGAGCGGATTGTTTGGGTAGGCTCGAAAATTTTTGATTTGTTGTGATACTTGTCGTATGTGTTCAATTAAACTCTCTTGGTGGTATGGAGTATCGTGTGGAATTTCTTCTTCATCAGAGTAATATTCATTCATCCAGTCAAATTTATGCTTCAAATTTTGAAGTTCATCAGCACCGATATCGCGCCATTGGTGTCCTTCAAAGTCTGAAATTCCGTTTGCTTGGTTTTTTATTTCCTCAGATGCCATTTTTAGCCAGTTGAAAGTTGTCATTGATAAGAGTACTCTCCTAAACTATGAAAATAAATTCTTCAAAAAATTCAGAAGTCCTTTTTCCGATGGCATCTAATTATTCTCCAGTAGGAGAGGCGATAGAAAAAATAGAAATAGTTTGTCCAAATTGTGGGACAAATATAAATAACAATTTTTTTGCATTCTGGATTGATTCCAAAGATTTTATATCAGAAATTATTTTCAACAAGAAATTAAACAAGTATATATCAAGAAATATTAAATTCAACAAATTAGATATAAATTTAATTAGATGCTTGTCTTGCAACTACATCAATAAAAAAGAGTTCTTTGAAAAAGAATCCAATAATAAGTCAATAGCACATGTCAAAAAAATAGATGACAAATACACTTTGATTAAACAAAAAAATAAAATATTTTATATATCTACGAATATAGTCCCTAGAAATATCAATGAGAACGACAAAGTGATAATTAGTGGTGTGATGCCTAATGAAATTTCAAATGGCGACAGGGTTGATGATCAAAATATAATTATTAGAAAGGCCAACAATGATGAATGATAGACTACCAAGACTGAAAAAATCACAATTTATAAATATATTTGCTAAATCAATAGAGGAAGAAAATATTGATAGAATTTTGATCTGTACTCAAATTTCTCTTATGTCAGAAATGAAAGATTACATTGAAATAATTTTTAGAAATACATTGAATGTTCCAGAACTAAATAAAGATATATCTGGACTAAAAGATTTTATATACAGAGGAGGGGCACTTTCATTTTTAGACTATGAAGTCGGTGAAGAAATTTCCGATTCTAGTTCTGATTGAAAATCTTTTAAACTATTTCTTAAAATTTTGAATTCAATTACTGGATTTTCTAATGTCATCATTTTTTCTTCAAAAAGTTTATTAGATACAACAAACTTTTTGCCATAGATATAATCAGAATTAGATGCAAATTTGGTTATAATTTCTCTGTTATTTTTAGATTCTTTTAAAAATTCCAGATAATCATTCCAATTAGAATTATTATCATTAGCATACGCTAAACTATCTAAATAATTTATATTATCATAAATATCTTCAATAATTTTTAATTGTGCTTCTTTTTTCAACAAGTCTAATTGCTTTTTTGAATGCTTCTCCCATCTTTTTTCTATATCATCTGCTTCTTGCTTGTTGTTGAATGTCAATGCTCGCCAATATTCTTTTTGAAATCCCAATAATTCATTTTCCATTTTACTCTCCAAAATTTGATATTTGAAGTTTAATTCTAATATAATATCCTTGAAACCTTTTTAATGGAGACATATATGGAAAATAATAATGGAATATTAGTTGATATGACATCAGAAGATAAATTTCTTTCATATTGTGAAATGAAATATCCTAAATATCTGGAATTATTAGATTCAGAAAAACAATCTGAATTAAATATAAAATTGAACAATGTCAGCATCAATATAAAATCTATATCAAAAGAAAATTTATTCAAAGTTTCATTTGCTTGTCTACTGATATATGTATCAAAAATTATAGATGAAGAAAAATTTAATATTGAAAATATTCTAAAAAAATTAGATCATATAATATCTTTGAACATCACCAAGGATACAGATATATTTATTCCTAATTTAGATGATTTCAAAAAATCAGATTTGCCAATCTTGAATGAATATATTTATATTTTTGTAGAAAGATCATTAGAAATATTGAGAACAAAGAAAACATCATCAAGCAATTCTGTTGTAGGAATTTCAGAAGATGACAGAATTGAATTTGTATCTAATCAACTAAAAGAAATTAGTGAAAATTATGAAGAAATATTAAAAGAAGAAAATTCAATATTTATAGATGCTGATTTCGATGACAAGGAATTTATGATAGAATATTTTGAGATCAATGAAGAAGAAGAACTTTCTAATCTCAAAGGAGTATCATGCCCATATTGTGGTGAGTGTGGAAACAATATCCTAAATTTAGGAATAGATTCATTCTATTGTTATGATTGTGAAAAAGATTGGAAAAAATCAAAACAAACAACTAATAATTCTGAAATATTTGTGAGAAAATAATGTTAAATAAATTTGAGTGGGATTACGGCAGCGATAAAATTTTGTTTTCAATATCTACAAATGAGAACATAAATGTTCTCAAATATCAAATAGATATAGCACTAAAAGAAATTCTATCTAACCATTTTCAAAATATTCCATATTCTAAAATAAAATATATATCTTCTATTGCAATAGAAGATTCATTCAAGGGATTAAATAATTTATATATCAGAGAAATTGAAGAAGAAATATATATATTTCTTGATATCAATCTTTTGAAATCTATAAAAAAATCATTTGAAATTATAGAAAATATATTGAAAAATATCAGATTATCGTCTAGGTTGTGCTTGAATTCATCGCCGAGCGGTGAGTATCCTGGGGAGTGACGCTCCTGTTTGTTCTACTGGGGCAGTCGACATATATTCATATAGTCTATTCCAACATTGCAACAAATCGTCATAATCTTCCATAGTTGGATTTATTTTTATTTTTGCTCTCAAATCATTGATCAAATCCATAGCAATTTCATAATCTACAATTTTTTTCAATACTTTTGACATAATATCACTCCCAAACTATTATTTCTTTGGAGAATAAAAAATGCCTTTAATAAAATTATACATCTATGGAAAACACGAAGACTATCTTAATAGTCTGAAATTTTTGCCAGATAATGAAAACATCATTTATATTAAATCTATAAAAGAATTTTTAGAACAATCAAAAAATCATGATTCATTGCAAATTTCTGGAATACTTCGTGCAGGAATGGCAGTATCAGAGGGATTTTTGGAATATTATAGTGCCACAAAAGTCAAAGATGATGAAATAGTTCTGACACACACAAAGAAAGCATTAGATGCACCGCTGAGCGGCGTGTTTGAAAAATACATAGATGATTCAATAAATATATATGATTTTATTATGTCATATTCTCACTTGTTGAGAGAACTTTTAGATGATGGATGGAATAATTTTGAAAATTATATTCAAGAGTTAAAATTAGAAAAATATATAGATAATCAAATGTTTGTATATAAAATAAACCCAAAAATAGTTTCCATTCACGAAGAAAGATGCTCCATATTTAAAGATATAGAAAATATTTCAAAAGATATTATTGATATGCAAAAAGATGGTGTTTCCATTGAAGTAAAAAATTCTATTTTGGCGCGAGAAATGTCCGAACGAAGGATCGAGCAAAGCAATATTAATCCAGTTGAAAATCGCGTTGTTGAAGAGTCTCCTTTTACCGGAGATATTCAAGATCGAAGTGCGATGATGAAGCATTTCAATTATGAAGCAAGAGAAAAAAATATCAAAAACAAACTATCTAAAAATAATTCTGACTATATGGAATATATCTTGAATAAATATAAAATATGATTTGGATAAAAAATATAAAAATACAAAACTTTGAAAGCCACAAAGATACATATGTTGAATTTAGCCCAGGATTCAACATTCTTACTGGTAGTTCAAATTCTGGTAAATCTTCATTGATCAGAGCAATCATATGGGTTTGTTTTAATGAACCATCTTCTAATAAATTTGTTAGAAAAGATTACGATTCTATACAATCTCAAAAATCTGATAAAAAAAGAAAACAACACAATATTGCATCTGTTGAAATAGAACTTTCTAATGGATATAAAGTTATCCGTAGAAGATCCGGCAATCAGGATTCTACCGGCGGATCAGCGAATAAATATATTTTGATAAATCCAGATGTGGGAGAAACTACCTACAACCAGTTCGGATATGATGTTCCAGACGAAATCAAAGAAGTTTTAGGTTTTGGTTCAGTTCTCATCGGAGGCAAAAAGAATATAGTCAATTATCTGGCCCAATTTGAGCCACCGAGGGCTTTAACATATCAAGGTAATGCTCTATCTGGAATCATTTCAAAGTTGAATAACCTTGATTTATTTGAAGAAGCTTTGTCTGTGATCAATTCAAGAATACATCATCATGGAGAATTCCCAACAAAAGAAAAAATATATGCAGAAGAATACGCCAGACTTACGAATGAAATTGAATTTTTCCCAGATGTATCAGAAAAAATAAATTTAATTGAAAATATTATTATTCCTAAAATTGAACGCAATGAGGAATTAGAGCGAAAAATTTCAATAGCAAAGAAAATATTGATTGAAGCAGAATATCTAAAAAATAGATATTCAATTGTCAATAATGAAATAAAAAAATTAAATAAATTTGTTTCTGTGGAGACAAAATTGCAATATGTAGATTTACTTATTTCTAAAATGGAATTGTCAAATACAATAATCATTCAAATAGACAAAATAAATAAAAATCTGAAAAATATAGATAATTCCATTAATAGCAACCAAACAAAATATAACCTGAATATAAATAAATATGAAAAAATAATCAATATTTTAGAGAAATATGAAAAATATAAAAAAACTATTTCCAACATATCTGACGAAGAAAAATCAATAGAAAATAAAATCAATGAATTTAAAAAATCAAAGAGCAATGATATAAATAATATGAAATTATACATATATAAATATTTTAACCAAAATAATCAATGTCCATTATGTGATCACCAACTTGGCGACAAAGACTATGATCATATAGCTTATCATCTAGGAGAAGAATAATGTCTAAAATTCTTTTTATAGGTGATACTCATTATAGATACACTAATCCATCATTAAGAATTGATTGTTATAGAGAAGATATTGAAAATTGCATCAATGAATCATTAAATATTGCTGCCAACAAGCAATGTGAAGCAGTTATTTTTTTAGGAGATATATTTGATTCATTTGAACCAAATGGAATTGTTAGAAATGAAATAATTAAAATATTTCAAACTTCACCATCTGGCGAATCCTGGGGAATACCTATGTATTCTGTGATAGGTAATCATGACATCATAGGACATAATCCAGATTCTCTGATGCGTACTGCATTGGGGACATTATCACAATGTGGATTAGAAATTCCACATAAAAAACTTAAACTAAAAGATACATCAATTTATTTTGGACATTATCAGCACGACATAGAACATATAGATCACAGCAATAATGATTGTGAAATATATGTGATGCACGCTAATATACTTCCTACACCATTTATCAGCGATGATCATATTTTGATAAAAGATTTCAAGGTTCATCAAAAAACTGAATTGGTCATATCAGGGCATTATCATCCAGGATATCCTTCTGTTCACCGGGACGATGGTGTAATTTTTTGCAACCCAGGTGCAATTGCTAGAAAATCTGCCACTAAATCTGACATAGAAAGAAAATTACAAGTTCTGTTCGTTGACATAGATCAAGATAATCTAAAAATAGCCAACATACCGCTGAAAACTGCTGGCATAGGAAAGCAGATATTCAATCTACAAGCGGCTTTGGACAACAAAAATAAAAGATTAAGTAGAAATGAATTAGCCAAGAAATTAGATGGATTAAGATCGTCTGGTATATTTAAATTATCAGATTCAATTATTGATGATTTTAAAATATTTTGTAAAGATCATAAAAACAAAGATGAAATAATTAAATTGATTTCATCTATTATAGATGAAATCAAGAATGAGAGAAAAATAGATGAATGATATAAATATTTTCTTTGATGAAATAAAAAAATATAAACAAGTTGCCAAGAATGCGCAATCCAAAATAGATAGGTTGGAGGGTGAAAAGCAACAAATGTTATTGCAAAAAAATGAATTATTGAAAAAATTAGAATCTGAACTTGGAATTTCTATCAAAGATATTGAAAAAAATATATCACAATGGACAAAAGAACTCCAAGAAGGATTAGATGAAATAAAAAAGATCGTGTCAGAAGAAGATTTTAATGAATAAAAATAGATTTATAGAAAAATTATCAAAATTAAAATTACAACAATCTAAAAGAGAAGATATACTTTCTAAAATTGAAGAAACAAAAGAAAATCTTGAAAAAATCAAAAAAGAGAAGGCAATTCATGAAGAATCATCTTCAATGATTCTTCAATTTATGGAAACATGTAGAGATAAATCAAAAAGTGTTTTTGAAGAACTTGGGACTACCGCATTGTCATCTGTGTTTGGAGAAGGATATGATCTCAAAATAGAATATTCAGAAAACAGAAGGAGTTCTGTTGCGAATATAAATATAGGCATTCCAATTGAAAATAATGAAAAGGTAAGTATTGATTTGGATCAGTGCGGCGGCGGAATGGTTGATCTGCTGTCTATGGTTTTTTGTATTTCTCAATTGGAATTGATGACGCCAACGATCGAAGGCCCGATATTGTCTGATGAATATTTCAAATTTTTGTCAGACGATCTTCGTGCTGCTGCCACAGAGGTCATCCTAGAAATCATCAACCCCGACAACGCAGGCGCTGCATGGTCTGGAAGGCAGCTAATCATGATTACCCATGCCAAAGAATTTTTGCAGTATGCTGATAAAATATGGTATTTCAGGAAAATTGGCGATACCAGCCATGTAGAGGATGTCAGCCAGAAATATTCGGACGCCGTAGGCTTGTTTGACTCCGAACCTGAAACTTCCGATGTTGATGAGTAGTCTGAGCCAAGATGCTGACTGACATAGAGAAAATAATTTATCAAATCAATGAAAAAGTGAATCAAAGTCTTGATTCATCGGGCGAATCTGATTGGAATTTTGGATGGGACAATATAACATCAAAACCGATAGAAGAATGGACTAATAAAGATTTTGTTTTATATTTCAAAAATATATTTTTTGAAGTCAAAGATTCAGATTACAATATAACATTCGCTATTGATATACCAGAAATACAGAAAATTAAATCAGAATTAAGCAAGAATGGACACAAAAGAAAAAAAGATCTAAAATTATTTTTAGATTGGTGCAAAGAAAATAAATCAGAAATTTTACAAAAAAATCCAGATTTTATGTTGCACGATTTGAAACTATTTTTAAATAATTTCTCTGCAAAAGAAGAAAATTCCATAGAATATGACACAGAATTCTTGAAAAGATTGAATGAATTTGTAAAAAATGGAAAACCAATCACTAATCTTTTAGAATCATATGGAATACCGATTATATCTACATATATTGAATATATTATGGACAAAGACAAATCATTGATCTACAAAAATATAGAAAAAAAATTAATAAAATTAGTGAATGAAAGAAAAGTAAATTCAATCAACAAAATTGCCAAACAAAGCATCAATATGTCTCCTTACCCAGAAAATTTCAATCTGTTGAAATGGAGAGAAGAATTTTCATATATATGGGATAAATTTGATTGCACAAAACAAAATTGGTGGAGAAATGCTGATTATAATTCAGAAATTCCCAAACATTATTTGGAGATTGTAAATGTCAGAAAATAGCAAAGCATTATTTTATATATCAACAATAATATATCCAATTATCTGTATATATAATATGATTCCAAATATTAATATCATTCTTTTGTTTTTGTCATATATACCAATTTTTGTCATATCAATTATAAGTGGGCAAATAATTGATATTGTATCAAATAATGACAACATTCCATCACCATATACTGGAATAATGAAAACTAAAAATAATGAAATAAAAATAGAAAATATATTAGTTATATTATATATATTTGCTATTATATATTTGAGCAATATATTATCTACAATGGAAATAAATATATAGGAAAAATTATGATTAAAGGATTTACTATAAATAATGGATATGCAGTGCCATCGCAAGAAATAATAGATTACAAAAAAAAACAAATATTCAAAAATATTGGTATTCCAACAGAATACTGGGATCTTACAATAGAAAATTTCACCATCAACCAAGATTCCCTTGGAAACGAATTGTCATCTTCGGAAAAAATACAAAAGAAAAAAGCTTATGAAATAACTCTTCAATATTCTAAAAATATAGAAGATATTATGAATGGTAATAATTTAGAATATAATTCAAATTTAAATGATAGAATTATTAGCAGTCAAAATATAATTTTTCAAGGGGATAATAGTAGTGGCAAAACATTGTTGTCTTCAATAATATTGAAATCTGCAATAGAAAAAAATACAAATATACTATTTATTCCTTGGATATATTTTTATTCAATACTGAGTGATTTTGACAGCAAAAATATTGTCAATGAATTAGAAGAAAAATTAATTTCATCAAAATTAATTATTATTGATGGAATTACAAATTATGCTTATAATAACAACAATTTCTTTTTGAAAAAAATGGAGTATATCACTAATAAAAGGAATTATGAGAAACTTCCTAATATTTGGACCAGTTATGTATCTGGGCAAAAATTATGTGAGATGTTTGGCCCGATTACCCAGTCATTCATAAAAAATGCGATAATTGTAAAACTTCCTTCAGGATCTACAAGAGATATATTTAAGGAAATATAAATGAAAAACGAAATTATTCAGGAAGAATTAGAATTAAAAATACTTGCAAGCATACTTCATAGTGAAGACAATCTGCTGAATGCTATAAACAAGAATATAAATTTATCTTATTTCAATTATAAATCAGAAAATTTTAACATTCCATTATATTCAAGAATATTTCAAATTATTGTCGAATTTTATGCTAAATATAATGAGGTGATTACTTTTGATTCTTTTCAAAAAGAAATTAATAGCAAGAAAATCAATTCTGATCCTAAAATTAGAGAATCTATAATTTCTAATATAATCAAATTATTTATAAAAATTCAGAGTGAAGATATCAGTGATCTAAATTTCGAATATCTGTTAGATATTCTTAGAGACAGATCTATAAAAAGAGAAATTATTGAATATCTGCCAGATATGAAATCAATCCTGAAAGATAAAGATCCTATAAATGCACTTGATGAAATAATATCTAAATTTAGTGATATTCGTTCTTCAAAAGGATCTGTGGGGCAAAAAACTAGAATAATTAATGCTTCCGGAAGTGCAGAAGAAATCATATCTTTGTATGAAGAAGAAAAGAAAAATTTATCCAGAGATGGCGGATTAAAAATAGGCATTCCTGAAATAGATAATGCCACCAATGGATTTCGTGAAGGTCAGTTGATTATTATCCTTGGGGAGCTCGGGAAAGGCAAATCCACGGTCCTGTTGAATTGGGCAGTCGGCGCCCACGAAAGAGGAAACAACATCTTGTTCTTTTCATTTGAAATGCCACAATGGCAATGTCTTTCAAGATATTTTTCTATAAAAACTAACAAGATGTATGAACAATACAAAAATCTTTCATTAGACGAAAATGAAATGAAAACTTGGAAAGAATTTCTTATAGATCAGGAAACATCGAGCAACAATTATTTTTATTTCATCGACCAGCCTGACAATACAACTATTGAAGAGATTGAATCAAGGATGCGTTATTTTTGCGCAGCCGATAGAAAACCAGATGCTATTTTTGTAGATTATCTTGGTAATATGGCATTGGCTGAATCGTCATCTGGAATGAAAGAATATGAAATTATATCTCGAGCCACGGTCGGACTGAGACAAATGGCACGAAGATACAGGATTCCGGTAATTACTGCTCAGCAAATCAATCGTGAAGGGCTAAAAGGCATCAGGAAAAAAGAAGAAACAGCAGACTTTGATAAAATTCAATGGCAGCCAGAAATGGTCCAGGATTCTAAAAAGACTATGGATTATGCTGATTTTGTTATAGGAATCAATCCTTGTTTCGATCCAAACGACCCAAGTGGGCAAAATTATATGTGGTTTCACAAGGTCAAAGCTAGAGACACTCATTTTGATCCTTTTTGTTCTTTGTATATTCCACAAATGGCTAAAATTATTCCAATAGAAAAAAATACTAATACAATTAAATATTTGTTTGACAATAGCAATTTTAATAATATTTTTTCTAATGAAAAATCAATCATAGACTTTGATGATGATGTTGGAGATTTAGAATGAATGATACAATCTCTTTTGAGGAAATAGAAGACATAAATCAAATTTTAGAAGAAAAAAATCAAAAAATATATTCAAGAGAAGAAATAAAATACATCTTGAATAAATCTGTATTTGAAGATGTATTAAATTATTATTCCATAGAATATTCTATTCAAAATAATGGAGAATTTTTGATTTTTTGTCCATTTCATAATGATATAAAAAATCCAAATATGTTTATCAACATCAACAAAAAAGTATTTTTTTGTTTCTCGTGCGGAGAAAAAGGAAATATTATTGATTTCATTTCAAAAATGAACAAAAATTCTAAATTGTCAGATTCAATCAAGACGTTGTCTAATATATGCAAAATTTCAGATATTTCTGATGATGAATTGATAAATAATAGAATAGATTCATTTGAGGAAAATTATTACGAACAGGAACAAATATGCGGAATGAGTCCAGAAATATTTAATATTACAATTTCATCTATGTGCGGAGAATTTCTTAAAAAAAATCAAGAATCATTTGATGAAATAGAAAAAATATATGAATATATAGATAAAAATTTAAAGTTAGAAACATATTGTAATCTACAAAAAATATTCAAAAAATTACCAAAACATTTAAAAAACTTAAGGAATAAAAATGAAAAAAAATGAACAAATAAAAAATATTCGAAAAGAAATTTTTAATTGCGACATGTGTCCTCTTCGTCAGGAAAATGAAAGATTAAGGAATCTGATACCCGATGAAATAAATGCAGAATACGGCAATCCAGTCCCCGGGATCGGAAGCGATCAAGCTGTAATGATGATTTTTGGAGAAGCCCCAGGAGCAGATGAAGTCGTTAAAAATAAACCATTTGTGGGCAAGGCTGGTTCTTTGTTGAGGGAGTGTCTGGAAGAAATTGAAGCAGACCCAGAGATGTTATATATAGCCAATGTGATCAACTGCCGCCCGCCTAGAAACAAATTCCCACAAGGAGATGACGTTCATAAATGCGTTGATGTGTGTATCAAATGGGCAAGAAAACAAATAGCTATTGTTCGCCCAAAGATTGTTGTAGGATTAGGAGGTCAACCATTGAAATATATTTTCAAATCTGATGAAAGGATTTCAAATGTATATGGAAAGATTTTTGATTGGAACATCAAAGCTTTGAATTTAGATACAAAATATTGTGCAACATTTCATCCGTCATTTTGCCTGAGACCAGGAAGAACTTTTGATACAACAGATCTTTCCAACGGACAAAAAATGATGGCTATGAGCGTATCGGAGAAAAGAGATCTACTGACCAAACATCTGTATGATTCATATAAATTGGCAATGGAGACAAAATGAATTTAGATCAAATTATTAAAAAAGTTGAAAAACAAAAAAAGAAAATTCTTTCAGACCCCGATGGGCTCAAAAAAGAATACGCAAATATTGAAAACAAACTTGAAGAAATAAAAAACAACAAAAATATTTTAAAAAATAAAAAAGAAATCAATGTAAATATAGAATTTTCAGGTCTGCAATTGTTGAGATTTGAACATATTTCTACTATATATTGCACTTTGCTTGGATTGACAGAAGAAGAATTAATATATTATTTGATTAATACTGGAATATTTTTAAAGACATATGAATTGGGACTAATTAGACAAAAAATAATGAACATAATTGATGAAAAAATAGATTATGATGAAGATCTGTCAATTGACATAGAAGCTTAAAATGAACGGAACAGCAATATTTCCTGAAATTATAGAAAATGCATTCAAAAACAAAGAAATAAATGAATTAATTATCTGGACAATTTTGAAATCATATGACAATCTGACAAATGCTGATGGGAAATTGGAATATTCAAAAATAAAAGATATTCTTAAAAAATATAGTCAATCGTCTATATATAGGCATCTCAGCAATAACTCATTTTGGAATAAAAACCAAAAAGATATATATCTTTTTGGAATAAAAACTATTTGCAAAAAATACAATATTGAAAGACTTTCAAAAGGATATTTTGTTCCAATAGATTATTTTTATCAGTGCTCGCTGAAGCGGCAAAAAGCATTCTTGTTTTCAATGGTCATCTCGAAAACAAATAATCCACAATCATATATCAACATAGCAGAACGTTGTGGAATTTGCAGAAGAACAGCAATAGAATATATCAATATATGTCCAAATATAAATAAAATAAAGAATTATTGTTTGGTGTCAAATTATCAATCAATTGGAAAATTGAATCAAACTATATCTGGACAATTACCAAAAGACAATCATATCATAAAAGATGATAGTGGGATATACTTGGTCAAACAAATGCCTAATAGCTACCAAACTGAATTGTGGGACCGAGTATCCCCCAAGGCATTGAATCGCAAGATTAGATCAAGTAGCCTATTACATTCCAGCAGGACAAGAATATACGGAAGAGCAGAGACTGCTGATACGAAATATATTTTCAAAGGAATGTCTAACATAGGTAGTTATTTGGAAGACTGGACTCCAACAAAAGAAAGACAGAATGTAAATATGTGGATGAAGAATGAAAATATGCAAACAATGTGAAAAAGAATTTGAAGCTACTGGGAATAATCAAATATATTGTTCCAAAGAATGTAAAAAAATATTTGTTAATCAACCACAGGAATGTTCGATATGTGGAAAATTTAAAATTCCTAAATCTGGAATGACAAATGGATATTCTATATGTGGTGTGTGCTGGATAGAAAAACGCAAAGAAATTTGTAGTAAATGTGGAAATAATAGACCAGTTTGTCTGAGAGATGTTAATCGAAAAGCTATTTGCTCTCATTGCAGGGGAGCAATGAATAAAGAAATATGTTCAGAATGTGGAATCTTAAAATTGGTTGATATAAGAATAAATAACAAACCTATATGCAATTATTGTAATGCTAAAAAAAGAAAAGAAATATGTTCTATTTGTAATAAATTGAAAATAGTAAATAGTAGAGATAAAAATAACAAACCTATATGTAGATTATGTAAATCAAAAATAAATAAAGAAATGTGTTCTATTTGTAATAAATTGAAAATAGTAAATAGCAGATCCAATGATAAAAAACCGATATGTGTCAATTGTTATGCTAATGATAATAAATTAATATGTTTTCAATGTGGATTATTAAAACGAGTAGCAACAAGAAATAATGATGGTAAACCGATATGCAACTATTGTTTATCTAAAAATAATTCACAATTATGTTATATATGTAATCAAATAAAAATAATAAATAATCATATTAATAATCATAAAATATGTGGTAATTGCAGTAAATTATATATTAAATTCGATAAAAATTTAGATTTAATAAAAAAATATAAAAAATCTAAGAAAATACTTCATCATTTCGTGTTTGAATATTATTATAAAGAATATATTAAAGAATATTCTGTATCAAGATTAATTTTTGAAAATATATTAAATTATAATGATAATACTCTTTTGAGATATGATTATTATTCAAAAGAAAGAAATTTATTAGTTGAATTGAATGAGCCTTGTCATTATTCCTGGGAAAATTATCACAAAAGATTTCCAAATCAGACAATTGATAATTTTAACAAATATTGCAAAAATTTTGAAACAAAAGTAAAACTGGCAAAAGAAAACAATATAGAATTATTGATTATAGATGTTAAATATAAAATGAAATGGAATGAATTAAGGAAATTATATGATGAACATGTTTACGCATCTCCACTGCCATAGTCAATTTAGTGTTAATGATGGACTTTGTAAAGTTGAGGATCTGGTTGATCGGGCCAAACAACTTGGCTTCAAATATCTTGCTCTGACAGACCACGGGAGGATGGGCGGTATTCCCAGAATGGCTGTCAGATCACAAGAGCCGGATGAAGAAGGACGGACTCTTGAGGCTATCTGTGGGTGTGAGATCTATATCTGTGATGGCGATATGTTGGTCAAAGAAAGTGTGGATCGTGAAATTAGTGGGATTGTCAAGAAGCGGAGACCTAAACATTATCATGCGACAATGCTATGCATTAACAAAACTGGATATGAGAATCTTATAAATATTACTAATATAGGATATATCACTGGTTTTTATTATGAATCTCGTGTGGATCTTCCTGTTGTAGAAAAATATTCAGAAGGGATTCTTGCAACTTCTGGATGCATATCTGGTATGATTCCGCAAGCGATATTGAAAGATGATTTCAAAAGAGTAGATTTTCTTCTCGATTTTTGGAGATCTGTGTTCAAAGACAATTTCTATTTAGAAGTCCAATACCACGGAATTGAGGCGCAACTTAAAATTGCTAAGGCTGTCATAGAATTATCTAAAAAACACAAAATACCTATGATTGCTACCAATGATGTTCATTATCTCAATCCCTCCGACAAGAAGGCACATGATCTATTGAAATCTATGCGAATGAACAGCACGGAAAATACAGGAAAGGGATATCCTACTGGTGAGTTTTATTTGAAAAGTGCCAGAGAAATGTATGATGTTTGGGAAGAATATCCAGAAGTATGCAAAAATACAATTGAAGTGGCAGAAAAATGTGCATTCCGTTTTCCGACTAAAACTCCTTGGGAATATCCGATTTTCAGTCTTCCTAAAATAGAAAAATTTGAAGATTGGAAAGAAAAATATATGCCATATCACGGAGAATATCAGGCATATTTGCAATATATTTGCCTAAAAGGATTGAAAAAATATGGATTTGACAAAAATCAAGAACACAAAGATAGACTTAAATATGAACTTTCAAAAATATTTGAAATGTCAGTTGAAGAATATTTCTTGATTTTGTGGGATGTGTTCAGGTTTTGCGAGAAAAATAACATATCCCGAGGTTGCGGTCGTGGCAGCGGCGTGGGATCGTTAGTGCTATTTTTAATGGAAATTACAGCCATCAACCCGCTTGATGAAGATATGAAGTTGATGTTTGAAAGATTTTTGAATCCTGGTAGAAGTTCTCAATATGATTTCAATATTCCAGAATTTCCTATTGAATTATGGGAAAGAAAAGATTATCAAGGAAAATTAAGAAAATTGATTGATGATGAACTGTCTGCTCCAACTAATGAATCTCTATTTAGAGAATGTTTTCCAAATATTATCAGAGAAATTTTGCCATTAGAGAACCAAGAGTTAGATTCATATATATATGATGCTTTGAATTCAAATATCAGATGCGGTAAAAATGATTCCAATTCGTGGATATTATATTATTTCGGTATTGCACCGAAACCTACTGATAAATTGAAGGTAATCAAAATGGGATCGTTGCCAGATGTGGATTCAGATTTTGATCCAAACCGGAGAGATGATGTCATTCAGTATATCAAAGACAAGTATGGTGAAGATCACGTCATCAACATAGGAACTTATGGGCAATACCGCGCCCGCGCGGCTCTGAAGGAAACTTTGAAAGCCTCTGGGTATTCCTTTGAAGATGCAAATGAAATTTCTAAAATAATTCCTTTCAATCATACACTTTCAGAGGCTTTGGAATTAGACATCTTTCAATCTATGATTCAAAGGTATAAAGTTTCTCCTTCTATTATCCAAAATGCAATCAAAATTGAAGGATCTGCTTTCTCTAATGTGTCAGAACATGCTTCAGGTGTAGTCATAGCTCCAACTTCATTAGAAAACAAAGTTCCAATGCATCGTTCAAGAGAATCTATTGTCTCTCAATACGACATGACAGACATTGAGAAAGCTGGATATATCAAGTTTGATTTTCTTGGACTTTCAAATGTTGGTAAAATGGCGATTTGCAACCAACATATTGAAAAAAGATTTGGAAAACAAATAGATTTTAGAAAAATTCACAGAAATGATCCAAAAACATTGTCAATATTTGCACAAGGAAAAACAGAAACTATTTTTCAGTTTGCAAGTGATGGGATCAAAAATGCATTGAAGGACGTAGGGGTAGATAGTTTCAACGATCTTGTTGCTGTAAATGCATTGTATCGCCCAGGTCCTATGAAATATATCTCAAAGAGAATGTATGAGAGGTTCAAATCCAAAGACGATCCAAATTGGCATTTTGGAATGACCTATGCTGAAAACAAGCAAAATCCACAGAATATAGAATATATCCATCCAGATCTGGAACCTATTCTTGAAAAGACATACAATATTCTTGTATTTCAAGAACAGGCGATGTCAATTTCTCAAAAATTCGGGGGTTTCACGCTCCAGGAAGCAGATGTGATGAGGAAGGCAATTGGAAAGAAATTAGGAAGTTTGTTTGAGCAATGCAAGTTGAAATTCTTTGAAGGATCAAAGAAAAATGGATATGATGACAAAATAGTATTTTCTATTTGGAAAATGATGGAAGATTTTGCAAGTTATAGTTTCAACCAGGCACATAGTGCAAGTTATGCTCTGATAGGCTATTGGAACGCATATCTTCTTGCTAATTTTCCTCTAGAATGGTATTCCGCTTCAATCAATGAGGATGTGGACAAAGAAGATAGATATACGAGATATCTCAAAGAAGCTAAATATATGGGAATACCGATATTTAGGCCAGATGTAAATAAATCTACGATGCAGTGTTATGTTGATTATGAAACAACTAGCATCATACTTCCGTTGAACATAATCAAAGGCGTCGGCAAAAATGCCATCGAAGTTGTGAATAATCAACCATTTGAAAATTTCAAAGATTTTTGTTTCAAAGTAAAACCAGATAAAAAATTATTTGAAAAACTTCTACAAGCGGGAGCACTGAAATTATTTGGAAGTTCTTTAGATCTAGTTAGAGAGTACCAAAATGCAAGAGATGCTTGGCAAGAGGATAAAAAAACAAATTACATATCTGAAACGCAGACAGAAGACGTGATGCAATTGTTCGGAAAAGACTGGGGTCAATCCGTGGAAATGAAGGACAAAAATGAGTAAACTGATGCAGGAGAAATAAATGGGAATACAAAAAGATGGAGCCAGGGTCTTTCGAACGAAGACCAGGGAAGCAGAAAAAATATACGAGACTATTGATGTAGTTCAAAAGACTATTTCTACAGGACTTGAAATAGTTGTGCAGACATCAAAATCTGAAACTATAAAATTTTCAGGAAGCAGATCATTAGTTGTGGCAAATAACCTCACCGACGAAGAGGAATATGAAATCCACAAAGATCTTTTTTTGGATTGCGCAGCGGATATAGTGACTGCTGGGCATTCAGTATTCAAACAATGGAATAGGCTTCCCAGATCAGGATGGCCATCAAAACTAGGCGGAATGGTTGAGAAGCCGGGAGGCAGAGTCGAAATGGACAACATTGAGGATACACATCATGAATGAAGATATTGAACAATATGATCCTTTTGAAAATTTCGAAGAAAAATTTGGATGGGACAATTTGTTTGACGAAAAACAAGAATCTGACGATCCTAAACGAGATTTAGATCCAAAAGAAATAGTCTATATGTGGGAAAAAGTTTTCAATTCAATTGGAACGCCAGATTATCAAGAAATTCTGAATGAAGCATCAGAACTATTTATTGAACTTCCATCAGAAAATTATATTGATCCGCAAGATATGGTATATTCTTATGCAAGAGCTATTGCTTTTAGAAACAAACTTATTAGAATGAAAATAAAAATGAGAAGAATCTATTCTGCTAAAAATAGAAGTTATAGTTCGTTGTCTAGGAGCATCACCGGCAAGCAAAAAGGCACCAAGGTTGAAAAAGATGCCAAGGCAGGAGATGTTTTAGCATCGTTTGAAAAAGAAGTTGGTGATGCAAAAGATGCCCTTGACACTCTTACTGATATCATTGACAATCTTGATTCTACTGCTATGCAATTAAGTAGAATTTTAAGACTGATGGAAATTAGACCAAACCAGTATTATCTTAGCCGTGGAAACACAGCCTACGATGAAGAAAATGATCCCGCGGGCGTCGAGCCTTCGACTGGTTGGACAGAAATTTCTGAAATAAATCGACAGGTCTACTCGAAAAATCGACGATGATTGAGTAAACTATTACATCGGGCACGAAGGGGCGAAATCTTATAAAGATGCAATACCCTATAGCCCACAAAGGAGAAAAATATAATATGAGTACCATTAGTTGGGATGACGTCCTAGACGTATCCAGTTCTGTTTCTAACCGTGGTCCTAAAATTGATTATGAAGATCTGTTTTTGCGACCTACTGCACCAGAGGACAAGGGTGGAACCTCTAAATATCGTGTAAAAATTCTGCAACGTCCGCAACCTAGAGTTGTTCATTGGGCTAATAAGCTTGACAAAGAAGGACAGAGAGTCAATGCTCCATTCTTTGACTCGGAGTTTTCTGATAAAAAAACCAGAAACTGCCACAGACAGTTCGTAAGGAACGCAGCAACTGGTAAAATGACATTTGACAAGGACACACCATGTCCTTGGTGTGAAGCTGGATATAATACCCAGGTGAAATTTGTTTTCAATGTATATGACAGAGGAACGAAGACCATAAGAATATGTGAAGTCACCGGTAAAGTTATTGAGGCAATAATGGAGAATGTCAAAAATGCAAGAGAAGAAGGGGAAATTTATACACCAGAGAGCTGGGATGAAGCTGTACCAGATTTTATCATTACCGCTCTCAACAAATCTGGAAAAAATACATTTGGCAAAGGCACAATTGATTATAGTGCCACCGCCACAAGAAATCTCTTTGGAATTGATGATGAAATCTTGGAGGCAATCGTCGCAGTCCATCCAGAAGCTTCTGATGAATGTTCAGAAGTAGGAGATTACAAACGATATCTTCATGATTATTCATGGTATACTGCATCCTCTGATGTTGCTACGGCAGAATCTGTTGCCGAGAAAGAAGCCAAGAAACAGCAACGCTCAGGTATGGTTGTCGCCGACGAAGATGATGTAGCCGACCTTGAGAGAGTTGTTGAAAAAACTAATCTCAAAGCTTCGTTAGGAAAGAAACCAGGTAAAAAAGTAGTAGAAGTTGTTGAAGAAGATGTATCTGATGAAAAAGATACGGACGATTCTGATGATATCTTTGATGACGACGATAAATGGTGATCAATTAGAAGCCAGTGGAGACCATTTGGTCTCCACTGGCGGAGGAAATAATGGCTACAACTAAATCAGATATTGATGCAGTAATTAAAAATGTTTCTAAAAGTATGAAAATAGACGAAAATAAATTTAGATCTTTTGTCCAATCAGATGAACACATAGATTGTCTTCCTACTACTATTCCAGAGTTAGATGCTATGCTTGGGATTGGAGGACTTCCTTGGGGTACGATTGTAGAAATATACGGGCCAGAACAAAGTGGCAAAACTTGGTTAGCATATATCCTGTCCGCGTCCTGTCAAAATCAAGAGCCAAAACTTCCAGTACTTTATTTGGACATAGAAGGGACGTTGAACCCCGCTCGGGCGAGAGCTGTCGGAGTAGATACACTGGACAAGGAATCATTTAGATGGATGAATGAGTTTGATTCTGGTAATCAAGCATTGGATATAGTAGATCATATAGTGGAAACTGGGGCTTTCGGATTAGTAGTGATTGATTCTGTTGCTGCACTTCTTCCGAAGGAAGAAGTTGATGTAGATACTTCTCAAAGTGTTGGGCTTGGACTTCACGCCAGAATGATGTCAAGAGCTGTGAGAAAAATCGCAAATAGTGTCAAAAACAAGAAAACTATTGTTGTATTTATCAACCAAACTCGTTCTGGAAATCTTGGATCATTCATGGGTGCTACAGAAGAAACTCCTGGCGGAAAAGCATTGAAATTCTATTCTCATGTTAGAATTAGGCTTCAGGCTAGAAAGGCAAAAGATAGCAGGATTCTTGACAAAGATAAAAAAGTAATTGGTAATATGACCCAGTGTCGGCTTATCAAAACAAGATATGGGATGCCGTTCGAAGAGTGTGATTTCCCAATTTACTTCGTAGAAAGGACTAGAGACCCATTTTTAGAATTCTTTACCTTCGCGGAACGAAAAGGAATAATGAAATATGCAAGTAGATATTACAGATACCCCATAGAAGAGCCAATTGTCAAAGAAAAAGAGATTGATGACTTCAAGCGGGCGTTAATAGATGGAGATCATATCTATCAAATAGCAAAGGATCTTGGATTTGATGATGTTGAGCAGGTAATAAGTAATATTATTGAATCTTCTCCATCTGAAGAAGATTCCTGGGACGATATAAATGCTCTAGAAGAAGAATAATCAATTGATGCTTTCAAAAAATCACAGAGAGATCATCTCTCTGTGATTTTTTGCTAGAAAATAGGAAGTTAAAATGATTGACAAACAGAAACTATCCAAATTATTTACAGCAGCACTCTTTGATAAAGACGAGGGAATAAATCAAATAAATTTCATACAATCTAGACCATTCTCGGAAGATACTATATATACTTGGCAAATCGGATATTGTCCGCCACACGTCCAATATAGACCTTTCCCATTTTTGAAGGGAAGAATTATTATTCCTTGCTACGATGTGTATGGAAATTTATTGTCATTTTTTGGAAGAAAAATTGATCAAGATTCAGAAAAAGTATTGAGTTTTCTTTTGAAAGAATATGAAAAGGGTTTAGATATCTTCTATCATTGGGATAAAGCTAAATGGATAAATGAACCATACGAAAAATCTAAAAATTTATTTGGTCTCAATGTTAATAAAAAAAATATATTAGACAATAATTATGTAATCATAGTTGAAGGAAATTTGGATGTCATTTCTATGTATGATCATGGTATAAGAAATTGCGTCGCCACTTGCGGTTCTCAGGTTTTCAGCTATCATCATATTGCTTTGTTGTTGAGATATACAGATACTATTGTAATTATGTCTGATAGAGATGAATCTGGAGATAAAGCCAGAGTCAAAATTGAAGAAATGCTATCATTATATACAAAAAATATTTATCATTTCAGGCTGCCAGATAATCAAGATCCAGAAGATTTCATTAGAACAAACAATACAGATATTAATAAAATAATAATTGATAAAATAAAAAACAAAGAAAAGGAAATAATTTTATGACGGAGTCAAGAAGACAAATATATAATATGCTACGAAATAGAAACAAATCAGATGATAGAGATTATTCTCATTTTCATCCAAGTAGCATCGGAGGTTGCCCGCGTGCAACCTATTTCCAAACCATGTCAATTCCAGGAGATGATGACATCAAAGACAATGTACTAGTTATATTTGATAATGGGCATCATACTCATGATAGAATTCAGAAGTATTTTAAAGATTCCGAATTGATGATGACAGATAAAATAATAGACATCAAAGAAGAAAAATCATTAGTATCTTTTAACACAAAAAATGAAAAACAAATATATAACAGCAAGACTACTATATATGGAGAATCTGGAAGAAGATATCCGTTTAACAATAAAGATCAGGTTTGGACTACTAAAAACAAAATAAAAAATAATATTTCAGAATTAAAAATTGGAGATGAATTTTATTTATCAGAAGTTCCATTCGAAATATCAGATATACATTTATGCGGGCATATTGATGGAATAATTACTGAAAATGGGATTCCGTCAATCTTAGAAATTAAATCAATAAATACAAAAGGTTTTACAAGATTGTTCTATAACTCAGAACTAAAAAATCAATATGTATCGGATATGTCAGATGATAAAATCTGCCATGTGTGCGGCGAAAGGATGAGATTCGGCAAATCGATGGCAGAACATTTGATGGAATATCATTATGAATTAGCTATTCCTCAGAAGAAACATGTAATTCAAGCCAACGCATACATGGATGCAGTTGGTGTTGATCAAACTATATTTTGGTATGAAAACAAAGACAATCAGATTGTTTGTGATTTAATTATTTATAAAAATCAATTTTTAGTTGATAGCATCCATTCTGCTTGTAAAAAACTTTGGGAAATGATAGAAGATTCTAATGATGGAAAATTGAGAATTCCAGCAAAGCCAGGATGGGCAAACCGCGCAGATTGCTTTGGGTGCTATTATTGTGAATACAATAGTATTTGCTGGGACAGATCTACTAATATTTTTGATGCTATAGTGAATCTTATAACATATTAAAATATTCCAGATTCAATCAACTTGCATTTCAATGACTCGATAGATAAATCATATTCTTTTTTAGATATTGAAAGATTTATATTACATTTTTCAAGCCATTTATTTATTTTTCTATGGTTCATCTTTCCGTCGTCTATGGATGACAATCTTGCATCAAAAATATAATCTACAATATATTTTTCTATTTCAGTTTTATCTGATGAAATAAAATTTTCTACCGATACTGATTTAGACATATCTGAAATTTCATTTTTATTTTCTATAAATTCTAGAAAATCTTGTTCATCTTCGGATAGAGATGTTAAATCTGAAATATTAATTATATCTTTGCATTCTAAATAATTTCCTGGATATAATTCTTTAAATTTTTCAAATAGTAATGAAGAATGAATCTTTAATACATGATCTAGTATTTTATTTTTATCAGTAGTTTTACATTGTTTTCGAGGCAGGTAATGCGGGCAAATAGGACATCCTTTTTCAAAGCTTTGCTCAGATATTCCCAATTCTGTTATTTTTTCCCACAGAATATCATTGTGTTCTTCTTTGATGTGCAAATAAGCATTTTTGATTATCTTTCCACAAGCAGGACATCTAATTTTTGGATTATTATCTGATTTATTGATGTTGTAAATCATCGCAGAATACATATTTTTGATTGCTGAAAAAAAGTAATTATTTATATTTCTATAATTACCCTTTGAATCTTTTGATTTGAATTTGTTCAAACAATCTATAAATTTTATAATATAATCACTATTAAAATCATTAGTTTCAAAATTATATAACCATCCGTATTTTCTCCACCATACATTTCTGTAATTTATAGGATTATAATGAGTTAGTATTTCTTCATACCATATTTCTGCTTCGGAAAAGTTGTTGCTATTTTTTGCTTCTTGATATTTTTCAATAGCCTCTTCTGCATTTTGACATTTCATATAGACTCCATTCCCGATATATAATATTCATATTGGGAATCGAATTCAATAGGAAAAAAACTATATAACATATTTATCTTCTATAGCAAAAATACTGGCTCTAATTGCTGTGATTACTTCACCATTGATTTCTGGTTTATGAAAGGAAAATTGAGACACTAGTGATAATCCATTTGTGTACTCAGATATCAATCCTTTTGCCTTGATGTATGATTTTATGATGTTACTAATTGCTACTGGTCCTATTGATTGAATTTGTGAGCAATTATATTCATCTAATGATTGAATCATAGCATTTGATAATGATTTGATATAGTTCGACTCTGCTCCAGCCCCCTTTGCTAGAAGAATGGGGCAGTCTGATTTCGGAGTCATTATTATTTTAGAATTTACTGGAAAAAATTTACCACGGATTGCAGTCCTGATCTTGTCGTCAATTGATGGTTTTTGATAAGCGAATTGGCAAATCAGTCTCAGGCTGTTGTCGCTCATAAACAAATTATTTTTTGATTTGATATAAGCTTTGATCATGTTATTGATAGAAGGTGGTCCAACAGATTGCATTTCTACATATCCAAAATCTTCAATCATTTTGGAAGTAGTTCTGGATAGATTAGATATATAGTTGTCTCCTGCTTTGGCGCCTTTTACCATAAGTATTGGCGGTTGTTCATATGTCATTTGTTTGATCTCCTTCTATATTATATAGAAAATTTACCAATAAACAATATATTTGATATAGGTTTTATAATCAAATTATATCTAATATAGACTATCTTTCAAAGATAATGGAGATTGAGAATGAGACTTAGCAGACTTTGGTCAGATTTTGAAAAAGAAATATTAAATGCCCCCTCGAATAATATAATGGAAATTTTATATTCTGCGGCTATGAAAAAAAGGTATGAGATTGAGCACAATGACGACGTGCAACTTGATGACAGATTCATCATAGAAGTAATAAAAAATGCTCAAAAAAGGAGATCAAACCCCATTGATCAACTTAAATATATTAGAAGATATGATTATGAGAATTGAAGATGAATGAATTTATCAGTCAATATTTAGAAGTTTTATCAAGTTTATCATTTTTACTATGCTACTCTGTATTGATGTTAAATATTGTTTGTACTTCGTTGAATATTTTGTTTTCAGAGATAATGAAAAAAAGGAATCCAGAATTGGAGGACATCTTTGATTTGCGAATCTTTATTCGCCGTTTTTGGGGGAGTATCCTGACTACGTTGATTTTAGGGATGTTTGGAGTCATTCAGGCGATGATTCTAATTGTATCTATGTTTGTGATACTGATTGCAGCATATATGCTGCGAGAAATACAAATGGCACTTCAATTCACTGGAATCGATTTGAAATATCTTGGAATTTTTGAAAGAAAAATTAATAAAGTAATTATAAAAAAATTGAAAACAATTACATCATTGTCTAAAAATGATTAATTGAGGAGCAAGTACATGAATTTCGTTCGTTATTATACCGATGGATCTTTGTCGCCTTTTGATATGGTGGAGTGGGAAGAAAGAATAGTAGAAATAAAAGAAGACAATGGAAATTATATTTTTGAACAGGATTCTGTTGAAGTCCCTGTTTTTTGGGAATCTGTAGCAACATCAATTCTTTCCAATAAATATTTCAAAAGAGCAAGGGTTCCATCAGAAACCATTCCTGTGCCAGAAGAAGGCATTTTCCCAAAATTCTATCGCAGCATTCCTGCTGAAGGGTGCGTATTCGGGCGTGAGAATTCATTGAAGCAGGTGGCTCATCGTTTGGCAGGTACTTGGACGTATTGGATGATCAAGACTGGTTATATCAAATTAGAGGAGGACGCAAATGTGTTCTACGATGAATTGTGCTACATTTTGATCAACCAGATTGCCGCTCCTAATTCTCCTCAGTTTTTCAATACTGGCTTGGGATGGGCTTACGGAATTGAACACCAAGATGCAGAATATTTTTATTTTTCAGAGAAACATGGCAGAATCGTGCATACACTTGAGGACAAAGATGATTCTATTTGTCGAGCAGCGGCACACGCGTGTTTTGTATCTGAAATTAAAGATTCTATGTTCGGTGAAAAAAGTATTTATGACACTTTAGTTAGTGAAGCAAAAATATTTCGGACTGGTAGTGGCAACGGAATGAATGTTTCTGCCTTGCGTGGTCGTGGAGAAAAATTATCTTCTGGGGGAACATCTTCAGGAGTAATGTCATTTTTGAAAATTTTTGATAGATCGGCAGATGCTGTAAAATCCGGAGGGGCTTGTTTGCCTGGGCATCAGATGGTTTATACTGAAAAAGGTCCAATTCCGATTAAAACATTATCTGATCAAAAAAATAAATTTGTTGTCATTAGTTATGATCCTCCAGCAAAACGATATAAGGCCAAATGGGCTGAAGCATGGTACTCGGGAGAAAAAGAAGTAGTCAGAATTATTACAGATAAAGGTCAATTCGAATTATCATTTGATCATCCGGTAAAATTGTCTGATGGGAAAATGGTATTAGCTGGTAATTTGATTCCTGGAAATTCTTTATTTGCTTGCCATATGAACAAACGCAAAGATGGATATGCTAGGATAGAAAGAAGAGATGGATTTTCTGGTAAAGAAGATTGGCACCGAATGGTTGCCAGAGATCTTATGGGTATTGAACTTGATGGAAAAATTATTCACCATAAAGATGGCAACATATACAATAATCATCCGTCTAATTTTGAAATTATGACACAATCTCAGCATGCACGATTGCACGGATTGGGCTTATCTAAAGAGGGTAAACATACATTTCAAATGATTAAATTTGACCATAGTGGTGAAAATAATGGAATGCATAAATCTTCAAAATTTTGGAAAGATACTAATAGAGTTCATAAATTTAAAGAAAAACAATCTAAAATTTTAATATCTTCCTGTAGATCCACGGATATGCAAAAAGAATCTATAAAGTTTAAAATGATGAATCTTGCATATAAAATAATAAATAGTGGATATTCTATTAATGAATTTGAAGAATATGTTTATGGACGAAAAATAGTTATTGGAAGAATAGGATCTATTAAACAATTAAAAGAGAAAATAAATAATAATTTTGGAAATTATAATAATTTTGTCAAAGAAGTATATAAAAATAATCATAAAGTAATTTCTGTAGAAAATATAGGAATTATGCCGGTATATGATATTGAGGTTGAGTGCGAAACGCCAGATGACAAAAGTCCACAAAGTGGGCATAATTTCGTAATCTGGTCTACCTCTGAGATATCTGGATCTGGCATAGCTGTATTTAATACGAGAAGATCTGCGAAGATGGTAAGTTTGGACATTGATCATCCAGAAATTGAAGAATTCATCGATTGGAAAGTGAATGAGGAACAGAAAGTGGCGTCAATGCTGTCCGGGTCTAAATCTAATGATCAAATTCTGAACGAAATAATTAGATGTTGGCAAGAATTGGGCAAAAATGCTTCTTATAAACATAAAAAAATTAAAAATCTAATAAACCTTGCATTATCTCATAATATTGAAATAAATTATATAAAAAGAGCCATAGACATAGCCAAACAAGGTAAAAATAAAATGGAATTTATTCAATTAACTAATGATTTCAATGATGAGGCATATCATACAATATCTGGACAAAATTCTAATAATTCTATCTGCATAACAGATAATTTTCTAAATTCTGTAAAAAAGAATTCAGAATGGAATCTGACTAATAGAACAGATGGAAAAATTTATAAAACAATTGACGCTAATTTGTTGTGGAACAAGCTGTGCTACTCTGCATGGTTGAGCGCTGATCCGGGAGTTCATTACAAAGATACGATGAACTCTTGGAATACTTGTTTGAATGATGGTGAAATACACGCAACCAATCCATGCTTTACTGGTGATACACGCATTGCTACACCAGATGGTTTAATTACAATTGAGGAGTTAGTAAAAAAGTCTTATTTAGGAATTATGACTGAGGTATATACCAAAGGTGGCGTTGTTAGTCGACCAGTGGCGTATATGTACACGGGAGTGAATGATGTTTATAAAATTACTCTTTCTGATGGTAGAGAAATTAAATGTACAGAAAATCATAATTGGTATATTAATGGAGAAAAAATTCAAACTAAAAATCTAAAAATAGGGATGCCTATTTCATTATTTAGTGATATATCAATTAAAGATAATAAATCTAAATTAATAGATAATTTACAAAATAATATACAATTGGATTCTAAATATTTTAATTTAAATAATGAATATGAAATAATAGATTTCGATGATGAAAAAGAATGTAGATTAGCACAAAAAATTATAGATTGTTTTAATAAAAAAACAATTATAATTAAAGAAAATAATAAATATAAATTAAGAAATTTTAATAATCAAATAGTAATTCAATCAATTGAGTATAGTGGTAAAGAAGATACATATAATCTTACAGAACCTATAAATAATTTGGTATATGCAAATGGTATTTTAATTTCGCAATGCTCGGAATTTGTATGGCTCGATTCTTCGGCGTGCAATTTGGCGTCTATCAGGCTAACTAAATTCTTTGATGAAAAGAATGGCAAATTTGATCTTAAACAATTCAGACATGTAGTTCATTTGATGACTTCTGTATTAGAGATGACAATAGAATCTGCTTTGCTTCCAACACCAGCTATCGCCAAAGGCGTAGAGGATTACCGAACACTTGGATTGGGATATACTGATATTGGAGCTTTGATGATGCTTCAAGGAATTCCATATGATTCTGACAGGTCTAGGGCTTGGATCGGCGTATTGACTGCTATTTTGACAGGAGAATCTTATATGACTTCAATAGAAATGGCAAAAGAAAAAATACCATTCAACCGATATGAAGCTAATCAAGAACACATGATTAGAATTATTAGAAATCATAGACGAGCAACATATAATTCTAAGATAGATGAATATGAGATGTTGAATGTCCCACCGATGGGTATTGATCCTAATTTTTGTCCTGAATATCTTTTAAACTATGCGCAAAAAGTATGGGACAAAGTACTTTCTGAAGGTGAAAAATATGGTTTTAGAAATGCCCAGACGACACTTTTGGCCCCTTGTGGCACCATTGGTCTTTTGATGTCATGTGATACAACCGGCATAGAACCAGATTTTTCGCTAGTGAAACACAAAAAATTGGCCGGTGGAGGATATATCAAGATAGTCAATAGAATGGTGTCTAAAGCACTGCTAAAACTTGGATACACTTCAGAGCAAATAGATGATATTGAAAAATATATTGTAGGACATGGACAATTACCAGACTTCGGATTAGATGAGGAAAGTTTATTGGAGCTTATGTCCGAAGAACAATTAGCAAATATTGAAGATTCTTTGCCATCACTCTCTCATATTTCCCAATCGTTTAACACTCACACCCTCGGGCGAGAATATTGCATCGAGATTGGGATTCCAGAAGAACAATTATATTCTATGGATATAGGAAAACAAATATTGAAATCGATGGGATTTACAGATAAAGAAGTAGAACAAGCTAATATTTATATTTGTGGCAACCAAACAATTGAAGGGGCACCGCATGTGAAAGAAGAGCATTATCCAGTGTTTGATTGTGCTGTCCCAGCAGGAAATGGGAACAGATATATTCATCATAATGCTCACATCAAAGCATTGGCTGCTGCTCAATCTTTTCTAAGTGGGGCATCAAGCAAAACAATTAATCTCTTCGAAGATGCGACTATTGAAGATGTAGAAAATTGTTATTGGCTGGCACACGATTTGGGTGTTAAATGTGTGGCACTCTATCGCGATGGTTGTAAACTTTCACAACCATTGAATACACTCTCCAAGTCAGTAGAATTTTTGACCGATTTGAATCAGTCAATTGAAGTTGAAGAGAAAAATATCTTTGTTGCTCAGCGAAGGAAACTTCCGAACAAGAGGTTCGGACAGACACATGAATTTCAAATTGGTCCTTTTGGTGGCCCGTATCATAAAATATTCTTGAGAACGGGCGAATATGAAGATGGGACTCTTGGTGAAATATTCATTGATTATGCCGAAGAAGATGCAGCAACAAGGACTGCGCTAGGAGCACTGGGGCGTTCTGTGTCAATTGGATTGCAACACGGAGTCCCCCAAGAGGAATATTTCTCTATGTTGAGATCTATAGCCCAAGATCCAAGCGGGCAGGTGTTGCATCCGAACGTAAAAATAGCTAAATCAATCTATGATGTGATAGGAAAAATTGGATCCTATGAATACGACAATGACGTCAATGCTGTTGAAGTATCTTCTGTTGAGAAAATAGAACAGGTTAAAAAAATATATGCAGAAGAAATAGAATCAGTAGATTTTTCTGTTTCAAATGAAATTATAAGAATTTCGTCTAAAGAAAAACCTTCATTAGAGCAGTGTCCTGCCTGCGGAAGCCTCGATATGGTCAAAGAGAAAAGTTGTGTTTTGAGATGCAAGCGATGTAATTTTTCAAGTGGGTCGTGTGGTCAATAAAATAGTCAAAATAGTAAAAGTAGTCATATATTCTATATAATATAATTAAGTCTGGAGGATATGAAATGTCAAAATCAAAAATACAAAAATCTGATTTGTTGATCAAATATTATGTTCAAGAGAAAACTATTTCAGAAATTGCAGAATTTTTCGAATTAGGCTCAGATGAGAGCGTCAGATACCATCTTCGCAAGAAAGATGATAGTGGTAAAGAAATATATAAATCAAGAGATAGAGAAATAAGACAAACTGATCAGCATAATATGCTGCAAGTTTTTAACGATCATTCCCAAGGTGAAAGTTTTGATCATGATATGGCTTCAGTAGCCATACTGACTCAATTTCGCATGAGCAAAGTTTCCGCAATTTTGAAACCGTATTGGGAAAAGAAATATGGAAAGGCGTATCTCAGAGAGGATATAAATATGACAAAAAATAATGTTGAAATAGAAACTAAACCATCACAAGCATCTTTGGATAATAAAACAGATTCAAGTCAGCATTTTGGTGAAATATTACTTTTAGATCCTTTATCAGTTTATCCGCAAATTGATTCTGGGGTAGTTTCTTTGAAATCTGTGATTAATGTGATGCTTCGTCCTGGAGTTTCTTCAGTTGTCTCAACCGGATTGTCTGTTAGAATTCCTGATGGATATGTAGGAATGGTAGTACCAAATCCACGTATTGTAAAAGACAAGAACATTACAATAGTCAGCGCTCCACAATTGGTGCTGTCCAGTGATGATGAAGAATTGGTTGTACATGTCTATCATTTTGGTAAAGGATCTGGGACGACAACCCAGCAGATAAGTGCTGGGGAAGAAGTAGCCAGATTGTTGCTGGTTAAATCTGTTGATATTCTTTGGAAAATTTTGGATTAATTGTAGGAATATTATTTGATTTAAATAAAATATTAGTTGCTATGCAAAAAGATATAATATTTTCTGAACAATTAGATTTTGATTCCAATTTTGAGCAATCTGATGATTTTATGGAAAAGATTGCTCAAAATTTATTTCAAAGGTTGAAAAGAAAAGGACTTGAAGGACTGGGATATATTGGTGGACAAGATTGGATTTCTGGTGTTTCTGGGATCAGTGGTGTCAAAGGAAAAGGAGCAGAGTCTTATTTAGATGCTGTAATATCACAATTCAATAGAGAATTAAAATTTATCACAGATAGACTTTATGAAATGTTTAAAAAAACTGAAAGAAATAATGAAAAAGAGATATATGCAAAATTAATAAGAAATATTCTTCATAACAAGAACAAGGCAATAGATTTTGCAAAGGAACGAGTGATTCATAAAGAATCTTCAAGTTTCAATGAATTTTTGAAAACTGCTCAGATTTGGAAATGGAAAAAACCAATTGATGATGTACTAAGACAACAGGAAGAATCATCTTTGTATCCACTCCGGGGGCGCCAAGACAAATTGGATAGGCTAAGGAAACTTCAGGAAAGTTCAGCAGAGCATATCAGAATGAGTCCAGATCAGCAAAAAAGATTATTAGACTTGTCAGAATTGAGTCCTGATTATAAAAAGACTTTTCAAGAGCATGGTCAGGTTCGTAGAAGATATGTTGAACAATCAGAGAAAAAAAGATTATTAGAATTAAATGAAAAAATTAAAGAATGGCAAAGAGATGTTTTGAAACCTATTTTTGAAAGATTTTTCAAATCCGTGAACAAAGTCATGCAAGCCAGAGGACAGCACGACATCCGGGTTGGCGATCCAACAAGAAAACGCTCTTGATTTTGCCATCAGTCCCCAGTAATCTATAACAGCATTGAGATTTTGAATTGACGAAAGGGAAATGAAATGGCTCGACAACAAAGACAATTTTACGAATGTACTGAAATGGCTGACATCCTTGAAGAAATCACTCAAAAATATGGAAGTTCTATGGGTGAAGAATATGTGGATCCTAGTGATATATGGTGTGCGTTGATTGCTGGAAATAAACCGAAAAATTCACAAGATGTGTATATTGACAAAAATTCCAAACAATGGGTGCAAAAACACACCAAGAAGTTGTTTTGTTTAGCAGTGTGGGATGAAAAATGGGATTCCTGGTCAAAACAGAAGAAAGAATGGAAAGTTTTTGAATCATTGCTACAAATAGCAAAAATAAAACCAGACATTGTTGGGCATTCCTGTGTGTTTGAGTTGCTTGGATGGAATTGGGAATTAGAAGCAGACATTGGGAATGTTCTTCCAGAATTGCTTTCAGATGAGGTTTCTGAAAAGATGGCTCTTCCAGGACAGGAAACTGAGGAGGAAGAAGAAGTTGAGGAAATTAGAGAGCAGCCAAAAGTGAAACTTTTGAAACAGAATTAGGAGAAATGAAATGAATGTATTTGAAGAATATAGAGTTTCGAGCAGAAAAGATAATAAATTAGTTGATACCAATAAACCATATAAGTGCAGAGAATATATTGTTAGAATGATTAATAAATATTTCACTGGTGGAATCGCTCCTGGAATGGCGATAGCCAAATACGATCCAAAATGTAAAAGTTGGATAGTATCTATGGATATTAAATATTTGAGTACAGAAGAAGAATTAAAAGAATATCTTATGTCATCAGAATTTATAGATACATTGATGCATACTATATATGCTGATGAAATTAAATGTAAAAAATTTGACCAAGAACACGATATTTGGCTGACAGAAAAATACAATGAAAACAAAAAATGAAGCAGTATATTTTTGCGTACCTGGTTTGACGTTGCCAGTCCTACACGTTGTGGCAGATACATTGCCTGAAGCGTGGGAGACAGCAGTAGTGCAAACTTGGAAGAATGGTGCAGAAATCAAAACCCAATACGACAAACCAGAAGATCCTCCCTCAAAAGATGTTTGTTTGATGATGACTATCAAGGACCCTCTTGCAGAACCAAGGATTCATCGAGATTTTCCCGGCGGCATAGAAGATTTAGAAGTTTATAGGCAAGAAGTTGTAGATGGGATTCTAATATAAAATATTAAAAGTAGGTATTTCTCTGAAAATCATAGTATAATATATACGGAGATTAAGTATGGAAAATGATTCAATACTGATATCAGTAAGCAAAGCAGCAAAATTACTAGGGGTACATCCTGATACATTATTAAAATGGGATAATTCTGGTAAATTTATAGCATTAAGAACTGCTGGTGGGCATCGCAGATATAGAATCTCCGAAATTGAACGATTTTTGGAGGATTCTAATGGAAGGGCAAAAAATAGAATGGAAAAATATGGAATATCCATTTGAGAAATATTCTATTTCTAATAATGGATATATAAGAAGTAATAACAATAATTATATTCATATCAAAAGCAAAAATTCATTAGGATATATAGTAAATTCTCTATACGGATCTGATAAAAAATATTATTTTAAACAGACACATATTTTAGTAGCAAAATATTTTTTAAATTATACTGATGAACAAATAAAAGATGATAATTTAGTTATTCATCATATAGATTCTAACAGAAGTAATTGTGAATTTTATAATTTAAAAATAACTACTAAAAGAGAAAATTCACAATTAAGTATTAAAAATAAAAAAGATAAATATATCAGAAGTGTCATGCAATATGATCTTCATTATATATTTATCAAAGAATATTCCTCTATTAAAGAGGCTACGATGGCAGTTCGTCCACATTCAAAACGTGCAGTATCCTTAATTTCTGCCGCCGCTAGTGGGCGAGAAAAAACTGCATATGGATTTATTTGGAAATATAAAATTGATGAAGATTTAGATGGGGAAATTTGGAAAGAAATATTTTATAGAGAATACATATGGAAAATATCTAATATGGGAAGATATGAAAATAAAAAATTATCTAGAACATTTGGGTCTAAATGTAAAAATGGATATATGATGTTTTCTCAAAAACATTTAAGAATAAAATGTCATCGTCTCGTTTGTCAAGCCTTCCACCCAATTGACAATCCAGAAGATTTCGTCGTGAATCACATCAATCACATCAAATATGACAATCGAGCAGAGAACTTGGAATGGATGACTCAAAAGGAAAATTGCAAAGCATTTTTTGCAATGAATCCTGGTATTAATAAATTAAGAAATCAATACAAAAAATCTGTTCTAAGAATAGATCAAAATGGAAATAAAAAAGAATATAAATCTATGACAGATGCGGGTCAAGAAATAGGACTAAAACCATCGAATGCATGTGGCAGAATTACATCAGCTTGTAATTCTGGTAAAATTTACAAAAATTTTAGATGGATTTGGGGAAACCAGCCAATGATTGATGAGGCGAAAATAAAAATTGAGAAATCATTGGAACAAGAGAAATTAACAGGAAGAAAAGGAATTTGAATGGCTGACTTTAAAAATGGAAGATTCAATAGTAAAAAACAAGATTGGATAACTCCTAATAATATTTATTTTCTTCTTGATCAAGAATTTAAATTTGATATAGATTTAGCTGCTGATGAAAATAATTCTAAATGTGGAGTATTTTTTGACGAGAAGAAAGATGCGATGTCGCAGTCATGGGCTGGAATAGGATGGTTGAATCCTCCTTATGGAAATTATGGAAAACATTCTTTACAGAAATGGGTCAAAAAATCATATGATGAATCTAGAAGATTAGATTGTGTCGTTGTGATGTTAATTCCATCCAGAACAAATACCAAATGGTGGCATAATTATTGCATGAGGGCGTCAGAAGTAAGATTTATTGAAGGCCGTCCTAAATTTTGTAGTGCCACACATGGATTACCGCAACCTTTGGCAATAGTTATTTTCAAAAATGACGGAAATGAGACTAAATTTTCATCATTTAAAATTCCTTAATAATTGAGTAGAATATCTATTCGGAGGCAATTATGGAAGAGAATTTCGACTGGGGACTTGAATCTGGTGTGCTGCAAGCAGTAAAATATGCCGGGGGAGCCCTCCCATCTGAAAAAAAATTTTTGAATAAAGTCAAAGAAAAACTGCCAGAATTGAGTGATAGAGCTTGGAAAGAATTCAAAGACATTGCCAGAGAAGAGAATCAAAGGAGAAAATGATGAGTGATTTGAAGAGTGTCGTGCTTAATGCTCTTCCGACACAATCCGGAAGAGAATCCCTGATTGATATATATTTAATTAAATATTTTATATCTAAAAATAATTATGATTATTATTCTGCAAATCAATCTTTCAAAGATGGATTGATAGACATAGGAGTACCTGAAGAATTAATTTTTGATATTCCAGAATATTCCTATAAAATTACAAAATATATGCACGAACATCCGATTAATTAGGAGAAAATGAATTGAACGTTCCACTTGATTTGAAATATCGTCCTAAAAAATTTGACGATATGTTTCAACCACACATTGTCAAAGCATTGAAAAATTCAATCAAATATCAAAGAATTCCAAATACATTGATATTCACAGGTTGGACTGGAATTGGTAAAACGTCTTTGGCGAGGCTATATGCGATGGCTTTGAATTGTCAGAATTTATCAGATGATCAAGAGCCTTGCGGATCGTGCGAAAGCTGCAAGAGAATAGCACAATCTACTTCTATGGATGTCGAAGAGATCAATGTTGCAGAAAAAACAGGAATTGATGATGTACGAAGAATGATTGATGAAAAATATCATTTGATGCCAGTATTGGGAAAGTACAGAGTATTCCTGCTCGATGAGGCACATTGTCTTTCATCACAAGGACAAAATGCCCTTTTGAAACCGCTCGAAGAAGCGCCAGATCATGTAGTTTTCATTCTTTGCACAACAGAGGTAGACAAGATCATTGACACAATTTCCTGCCGGGCTCAAGAGTGGTCATTTGACAGAGTTTCCGAAGAAGTATTGACAGAAAATCTTGAAAAGATATGTCAGCAAGAAAATTTTGAATATTCAGCAGAAGCATTGAAAATGATTGCGATGGTCTCTGATGGCTCTCCAAGAAAATCAATAAAGTTGTTGGAGCAGATATGCAGCGACGAAATCAATGTAGATAATGTAGAAACTATTTTGAAAATTACACCCAGGGCTTTGAGTTTGGACATTCTTTTAGGGGCTTCAAGTGGGAATATAGAATATCTGATCAACATTGTCGACATCCTGAATTCCCAAGGGAAAAATTTGATTTTAGTTTTGAAACAATTGAGTTTGGATGTGTCGAATCTGATTCGGTTCATCGCTGGGGTAAAATTAGATGTTGATCCAGTTTCTATATCTAAAATGGAATCGATTTTGAAAAATATTCCACAAAAATCTTTGAAAAAGAGGATTCGCAAAGCTTCGAAGGTTATTATATCCTTGTTTGAGGCAATTAATTATAGAAATGTTGCCAAGGATCTTGTACTCACAAATGGTTTGATAGATCTCTCATTAGCTTTGAGAGATGATGAATTTTTGGAGGACTGAATGGCATTTCGCAAATATTCCAGTGATAAAATTTTGAAACTTGTTGAAAACATTAAACAAGGATCTCGAATATCTAAATATTCAATAGTCAATGATGTTTTATGCGTAGAATATAAATCAGGACGGAAAATAGTATATATTATTGATTCCGATATCAAACACAGATTTGAAGAATCAAACAACAAAGATAAATTTGTAGTATCAAAAATAGTTGGAAAATATAAATCAGAAAAAATTATATCAGGATATGATGAAGATTCATTTGATCAATTAATAAAATATATGGAGCAATACATCAAATCTATCTGCAAAAAATATTATGTTCAAGGTAAAGATCAAGAAGATTTATTTCAGGAATCAAGAATAATATTATATAATGCGGCAAGAGACTATTTATATGACAAAAATATTTCGTTTGAAAATTTCGCAATAAGATTATGTGTCAAAAGAGGAATATTAACTCAACTTGATAGGTCTATAAAAAGACAAAAATCTATTCCATTAAATACTGCTACATCTCTTGACGTTCAAGTAGTATCCAGCCAGGAAGAAAATTCTTCTCAAACTATTGGCGATCTAATAGAATCTTCTGATATGGATCCATTGCAAATGATTATAGAAAATGAAGAAAAATATAAAATTAGACACTTTTTAGACTCAGAATTGACGCAATTGGAATGCGCGGTGCTCGATGGGTATGACCGTGGCGACCCATACAGAGAAATTGCAGAAAAACTTGAAATATCCGTAAAATGTGTTGATAATAGTCTTGGAAGAATTAGAAAAAAAGCAAGTAAAATTTTTAGTGAAATTGATCCGACATCTATATCTACGATTATATATCGTTCTAAAAAAAGACAATAAAGGAAAATGAAATGAAATTCTCTTATGAAAAAGACCCAATATCTGAGGCTTTATCTGCTCTTGCTAAAATTGTTGGGGCATCTGAAAGCAAGGTATTTTGGATGCAAATCTCTGCTGACGGACAAGTCAAGTTCGTAGCTAGTGATGGAAATAATTTTTGCCAGATTAATCCACTAGACAAAGCTAAAACTGACAATGAGATTATCCTGTGTTTGCCATATAATGAAATTCAGGCATTTATTTCTAATATACGATCAGATACAATTTTATTTGTTGTCAAAGATGATAAAATTGTGTGCGGTATTTCTGGAGAAAAAGGGAGATATTCATTTAGTAGATACAACCTTCATTGTCCAAAAATTCCAGATACATCATCTATGTGCGAAAAAGGTGCGGAGATTAATTCTGTTGATTTTCTTGAATCTCTTCAAAAAACATCATTTTCGGTTCATCCATCAAAAAACAAATCTCCAATCACAAGTGTCAGATTGTCAATTGACAACAAATCGTTGAAAACATATTCAACAGACACTGGAAGAATTTCTAAGTTTCAAACAGACTTTGATGTCAAATGTGATTTTGATGAGATTGTTTGCTTCATTCCGAAACAATGTTTAGACAACCTTATGTCGTTGCCTTATGGTGCCGAGGTCAAAATAAGATGCGATGACAAACTGATGGAGTTTTCAAGTGAAGACAATTTTGTATATGTCGGCGCCCAAGAGTCAGATGGAGAAAAATTCCCCAATCTTGATGTATTTTTTACAGATGAGGTGGTTGCATCTGCTACAATATCATTGAAAGAAATAACTGATAAACTTTCTCTTTCTGATGCTTTGACTCGAAGTGAAGATAGATTGAAGAAAAGAATGATGCTTTCTATGGAAAAAGATCATTTAGCATTCAAGTCAGTTGGATCTAAAACTTCGGTGGAAGATGTCATCAATTGTGATGATGTAGAAATATTGAAAGATGAAAATCTAAAAGTAATTATCCCATTCCACAGAATCATAGAAGGAATTAAAATATATGATGAGATGGAAGTAAAATTTAGTCTGATCACACCACCATCTGGAATTCAATCTGTGAATTTATTTGTAATGTTTGAAACTGACAATTGGAGATATTTGATATTGACACTGGCGAAAGACGAAGATGAGTCAAATTAAACTTTTCGTAGGAGATTTTGCGATTGCAAATTCGGCAATAGTAAAATGGGGGGCAGAGACCGGTGCAGAAATAAAACTCTTGCACCGGTCTTCTGATATTGAAGATTTGATCAATCCATTTAGTTTTGAAAAAAATATATACATAATCAAAAATCCAAACAAAGATATGATTTCTAATTTGGAAATTATTGAAAAAAATATAATTAAAAACAATTATGTAGCAATTTGTTCTGAATCTATTGACAAAAGATTGTCATTTTTCAAAAACAAAGAAATTGTTAAATGTGGGTATATAGAACAATCAAACGAAAACAAATGCATCAATATAATCAAAAATCTATCTGGATTTGAAGATGAAATCTGTCAGATAATATACAGAAAAACTGGATACATCCTTGCAGATATTGAGAACAACAAAGGAAACAAAGTTGCAACAAAAGTATTAAACATAGAAAAAATTAAACAAGAAATTGAAAAATTGAAATTGATGCACGATATTGATGAAAAAATAGCAGAAAAAATTGTATGTAAATCTAAAATTGCGAATTCTTGGGAATTAATAGATTGTGTTTTTGAAGGGCGTATTCTTGATGCCGTTCCGCTAGTTGATGGAACTGTGATCGATCTGACCCATGTGATGATGTTCATTGGTTTGCTGATTTCAGAAGCTAGGTTGGGAATGCTTGTAGCTTCTATGAAAAACAAAAATCCTACTGCGATTCTCCAAAAAGTTTATCAAATGCAAAATAATTTCGGATATTTGATAGAGGGTGATGAAGAAAAAAAATCAAAACTTTCAGTTCATCCATATAGAATATATAAAACTATCGAAAAACTTAAAAATCCTAAATATTTGAATAGATGCGTCCAGATTTTGAAAAAATGTGAAAAATATAATGAAAAAATTAGGGAAGATATTCCATATCAATTTTTAATCTATTCTCTGATAGTAGACCTGAGTTAAAAATATACAATATATCCAATAATATTTTGATATTTTCTATATAATATCTTTGCTATGAGAAAGAAAAGATTCAGAAGCAGAGATATTCCACCAGTTAATAAACAAGCAGCCTTCATCATCAACAAAGACAAGTTGATTGATGGAGGCTTTGTTTTTGGTTTTGACCCGCCTACAACAAAAAATCTCGGCTGGGCAGTAATGCAATACAAAGACGGAAAAGGTAGATATATCGACTCAGGGTTAGAATTGATGCCACCTGATGATTTAGAGAGATTGATCACGATATATAATTTTGTAAACGATCTAAAAAATAAATATAATCCTGTTATAGCCTCATTGATGGAAAGATCTATCGGGTTTGGCAATGCTCCCGCCAGAGAAAAACTTGGGGAAAATACCGGAATAATCAAATTTGCATCATTGATGGTCGGAGCCGAGGTCAAACCCATTCACACAATTTCAATGGGATGTGTTTTTGCGAACACCGGAGGAATGGCTAGAAAAGACAAGAAAACTGCTACTCAAAAAAAGGCAAAAGAATATTTTCCAAATTCTCTCAAAGATTGTAGAATTACACAAACTGGAATTTTTACCCACCGAGCTGATGCTATTGGTTTTTGTGTGGCATTTTTCACTTCCAACAGCATTGAGATTGCCAAGGAGGAATTGATGGTAGAATTTAAGGAGGAGAACAATGAGAAATAGTCCACAACAACCGGTTATAACTTCTTGTAGATCAAAAGAGGTAAGAGGAAAGCCTTGTACGAATATGAATTCAAGACTTTTTGAAATTAGGGCAATCAAAGATAAATCTGGCGATGTTATTTCCTGGGAAATTGAATGTCCATTTTGTGGAACTACTTGGTGGAAAGATTTAAAAAAAGAAAGGAATCTCCCACAGAAGTATAGAAAATAACAAAAAGTTAATTAGGAGAGTTTTCAATGAGCGTAAAAACTGACAACACAATTCTGGATTTCATCAAAAAATCCAACCAAGATAATCGAGAAGTTTATGTTGAGCCGAAACTTCCAAAAGTTAGATCTGATGTCTATTTGAATTGGACAAAGCAAAGTTCTGTCAATCCTATGACAAAAATTGAAAATTTGTTCAAGGAAGCAAAAAAATACAAAGATCTTGGATTTTTCGAAAGCGATACTCAGGATGTGTTAATTTCAGAAGGGTCTAGTGTTGGAGATGTGAAAAGAATTACAAATGAAGTATATGCACAAGTCAAAAATGAAATTCCAGAGAAATATGATGATCTTAAAGATCATCTAGAATCATTGGTATTGTCTATGTCCCCAAAGGAATTCTTGAAATTAGCAACCAATGACCACACATATAAAAATTCTTTGATTGTTTTTTCCTCAAAAGATGAAGAAGCAAATTTTGAAGAAATATTGAGATATGTTGATTATCGCAAAAATGAGCCTACTGCTATAAATGCATTCCACAAAGCAATGTCTCCTCACGTTGATCGGGAAATTCAGAAGAGTTATTTGCTGGCAGAGGTGAAATATCCAGTTATCAAAATTTCAAGAACTGAAAGAAAGAATGTTTTTGCGGTTAGAGATGACAAGGAATTGGTAGGCGTAGATTCAAAAAATAGAGTCTGCACTTGTTCAAGATATGTAGAAGGTAATTTTAGAACTTTTGAGATTCCGTGTGAGCACATCATTTCTACACTTCAATCTACTGATAGAGAACATGTCATTAAAAATATGCAAAAGAATATTCTAGCGAGTTTAAATGAAACAGAAGAATAAAAAACAATCATCTGTCTTTTCATCGGATGAAATTTTAATTCAAAATCCTAATGATATGACCAGGGGGAATCGTGGATTACAAGGACTTTTTTTGGATACTATTCATCGAGACTTGAATCAGCCATCTATCGAAGAATTGGCTGATTTTTTTGGTTTTAGTGTTGATGACGTAATTGAAAACAATCAAAACATCTGACTCAAATCTTTCTTTGCCTTATCTGTGATTGTAGGAAGATCAGCAGCTAATTCTCCTGGAATTTCGCCTTGTGCGTAATATCTCCCAAGGTTGGAAATATAATTATCCATCCATTCACTGATGATTCTTTGTCTTTCTTCTGGCGGAACTTCCTGCGGAAACACTGATTGCAATTGTGAAGCAATGTCCTGTTTGACTTGCTCTGGAGTCTTGGTTTCTCCCCGCTGGTGTCTTCGTTCGTGTTCTAGGGATTCTGGGTCGGAATAGTATATTGCCTCTATTTCTGGATGATTCATCATTTCCAGCACCTTAACAGATCCCATTTGCTGCAATCGAGGCATACCCATTTCTTTTTCATATCCTCCGAGTCGTTGAGCAAGGATGTTCAATTCCATTACTGCTCTGCTCACCATGTCTTGTATATTTGCACCACCTAGAAAAGATTCAATTGCTATTTCTGGACGACTGAGTCGGCTGACTAAATTGATTGGTTGTTGTGAAATTTTCTTGAACAATCCTAAATGCTCAAATTGCGCTTTTTCTGGATCAATCGCTGCCATTTCTGATGCTGTGCCTTGCATTTCAGATGTGTAGGCAAGTTTATATATCACAGAATCTAAAATTTCAGATTCATTGAGCATATTATGACCATCTAATGAATTTGCAATTTTTATTAATTGTTTCAGCATTTTTATTTCCCTCATCGTTGTTTTATATAAAATCATAAAAAATCCTCCTTCAAAAATAAAAAAAGGATTCTCAACTTTAAGTTGAGAATGATGAATTAAGTTGAGAGGAGCAAATTATGCCAGCAGAAGATTTGAGATTGTCAAATGAAAAGGTTCTTCAACAAATAGAAGAATACAAAGAAAAAACAAAAAAATTGAATCCAATTTTGAAAGCAGTTGTTCTTGACAATGGCGAATATACACAATATGCAAAATTTAATGAGAATAGATGTAGCCTGTGTCAATCAATATATAGAGATGAGGCAGAGAAATTATATCTTGAAATCAGGAAGATAGACCCAGTCAGAAAGTTGCTTATTGAAAAAGACAAAGAGAGAGGAGTCAGCAATCCATCGTGGTCGTGGGCCACCGTGGACACACACATGAGGGAGCATGTTGATTTTACTCCTATCTCTATTGATTTTATGCAAAGGATTCAAGATACCAAGGAGGAATATTCTGTAATCGAGAGAGAACCAATAGGATATGGAAAAAGAATGTTGATAGACATGATTGCAGAAATGAAATCAATTGATCTAAGCAAGAATCTTGATCAGTTGATAAAAGTGAATCAGGTAGTAAATAGTTTGCTTGGAACATACAAAAATTTTACCACATTGGAATATGAAATTTCTGGACTGAGAGATGAGGCAGAATCGGCAGTTATGGAAATGGCAGACAAATTTACAGAAGTAATGGCAGATTTAATGCAGAAAATAACAGGAATCGACAACAAAGAATATATAAAAGATGGAATTAAAGATTTTCAAGATTTTTTGAAATCTAAATTAGAAAGAAAATCTAAATGATAAAGACCAATTTTGAAGACAATATAAATAGTGTCATCTTTGACAAGTTGGACTTACTATTGGGGCAGATGGAGGAAGATGCCCCAATAGATTTTGACGAAAATCAATATCAATTTGTAGATATAGTCAAATTTGTCGAAGATGACAGATATCTACATCAAAAATTATATCCTTGGCAAATGTTAATTCTTAAAGTTTTCTATATGGGATCGCACGGAAATGAAAAATTATCTATCAGTTTTGATCCAGTAGAAGAAGCTTGCTATAATTGTGTTTGGAACAAAAATAGACTTCAGGAATTAGATTCTCCTTGTTTGTCTTGCAAATTATACGATCAAAATTTAAAAAAAGAATATCTGCAAAGACAAATAAATATAGGAAAATTTTCTGAATCACAGATAAAAAAATGGGAATTGAATACAGAGTTGAAATCTAATTTTTTGAGTGAAATGCAGATGATTTTTCAAGACTTGACACCAGAGGGCAATAGATTGCCTCCTGATATGGTGTATGATCAAGCCAAATACATCCTAATAGAACATTATCAGAATAATCAGAATAATACGAATAGTGAAATAGAAGATAATGAGAATTTAGATGATGAAATATTAAATTATCTTATAGAAGATTCCAGAGGAAGTTTGAGTGATACAGAATTAGTTAGAAATCAGATAATCAGAAAGATTGGATTGCCATTTACAGACTTAGTTTTGGTGCTTGGGCGCCGGAGTGGAAAAAGCTTATTAGTCGCAATAATAGCATTATATGAAGCATACAGACTGATCAAACTTGATGATCCACAAAATTATTTTGGACTTCTTGATGATGATATGATTACCATTATGAATGTTGCCGGAAATGAAGATCAGGGAAAAGATTCTGTATTTAGCAAAATTAAATCTATGGCTATAAATTCTCCATTCTTTAAAAAACATATAAACAAAGACAGAACTAGCGACCAATCAATGATTCTTCTTTCACCAAAAGATCTTAGAAAAAATGAAGAAAGAAGAATGGATGGAATTCCTACATTGCCAGGATCAATAGAAATTAAATCTGGGACTTCAAAAGCCAGTGGTCAGGTAGGCAAAACATGTGCAGTTATTATTATCGACGAAGTTGCCGAAATGATCAAAAAGGAAGATTCAAAGACTAGTGATTCTGAATTATATAAAAAATTAAAACCTTCATTGGCAACATTCGGAAAGTATGGAAAAATTTGCGTAATTTCTAATCCTTTGGCCCAAGAAGGAATTTTATGGAAATTATACAATAATTCCTTAAGAAACGATAGAAACCCATTGATGTTTCAGTTAGCAACCGAGACATGTAATCCTAGCGTTGATAAACAATGGCTTCAAGAACAGAAAAATGAAGATCCCGCACTTTATGAAATGCAATATATGGCTAAATTCTCAGAAGGTGCTTCCGAGCCTATGTTTTCTCCTATTTTGATTGATTTGGCAATTAAACCCGAACGACGTCGGGCCCCATACGGGACACCAGGAATCAATTACTACGCTCATGCCGATCCGGCTACTACTAGCGATAATTACGCTTTGGCTGTTGTCCATACAGAAGACAGGATAATGCCCGGAACTAATGAATTGATGAAATATGTTATTGTTGATCATGTGGAAATGTGGAAAGCAAAAAACAAACTTGAAGCAATAATGATTGATGAAGTTGATGATTATATTATTGAAATATGCAAAAAGAAATTTAATGTAGTATCTCTTAGCTATGATCAAATGAATTCTATTACTTCCATTCAAAAAATGCACAAAAAAGGCATCAAATCAGTTCAAACTACTTTCAATCAAAGTTTCAAAGAAAAAATATATGAAACTCTTTTGCATCTTATGCAAGATGAGAGATTGGAAATATATGGATCTGGTCCTTGGGTGCCAGATATTAAAGATCAATTTATGTTTCTGCAAAAAAAATATGGACGGAGAGGTTTCCGTGTTCAAGCCACCGATGGACATAACGATGACATTCCTGATTGCATAGCGGCTGCTGCCTATATGTCTCTTCAAAACACTATTATGGCATCTTTGCCAAGAATTAGGGCTTACAGATTGAACATTGACTCTGCGGAAAGGATGTATGGTTCTATTGGGAGTCGACGTACTGGAAAGTCTGGATGGTGAAACAAAACTAACCACAAAAAATAACCAAAAAAATTTTTGAAAAAGAAGGAATATCTAAATTTTTAAAGAATAAACAAATATAATCCAATAAGGATAAATTTCATCCTCGCTGTGAGGATTTAGGAGGAAAATTATATGGCTAATTTTCATGCATATAGATGCACATATAGAGGGCCTGGTTTCTTTGCTGTTGGTGATATTCCAGCAACATATGGACAGGTAATCGTTCTCAGTGACGAACAAGCCGCTAGAAAAGTTAAAACAGCAGATTTAACAGGAAAACATCTTGAATATCTCGGCGAGGTAGATACTGCTGGCGGATATTTTTCACCGAATATTCAAAGTTTGCTTGATGGTAAACAATGGACGTTGAGCAAAAATGTTCTGCCGGCTGTCACAATTGACATACCATTGCCAGATACTGCTTTTGACACTGCTGGTGTAAAAGTTGTGTCTGATTATAATGTTCAAAGAAGGCTGATGCTTGACAAAGTTGTATCTTATCAAGCGGTACTTCCTGCTACTGACGATGGTTCTGGCACATTGAATCTAGACAACCGAGTTCATATGCTCTTGACCAAGGGTGATTCTGGAGAAGCTACTCAAATCACGACAAATGGCTGGACTGATGATAACGGGACACTGGAAACACTAGGACTTCCTTTGACTACTACAGTTCTTGACAGCTTTACATATCTTCAAGATACAATTTATATTGGGCATACAGCTAAATTCTCTGGTGTTTATGTTGATGTGGTCGCCGGCTCAGTCAATGGTAATGGTGGATACATTTATTCAGTAAGCTATTGGAATGGCACTGGTTGGACAGCATTTGAGAATGTCACAGATACTACAGTTCGTGCCGGCGCCCCTCTCGGTGGAGATGGTTGGATTGCCTGGTATGAACAACCAGTAAACTGGGATCCAGATGGTGCTACTGCTTCTGCACATCGTGTTTCAGGAGTTAATTCCGGAACAGCATTAGCAAATGATGTTTATTGGGTCGCCGTTCAGTATTTGACCGACGGTTCAGCAACCACTTTTGATGCTGATACAGAACTCAATAGAATTTGGGTGCCTGGCGATGAGCCACTAGCTGAAATCAATATGATTGCCGTCAAAGATGGTGAAAAGGTAATTGCGAGCAGGGAAACATTCGATTCTGTAGTTCAGCAAGATGATACTACATTAAATGATGTTTATGCGTCTACATCGGCAATGATTACAGATTGGCCGACACCTAATGCCGCTGATGATGCACTCTATCTCGGTTATGCAGATATCTTTGGCGGAGTTCTTGTTGATGTTGGGACCACGGTCAATGATGCTGTATCTACTCTTACCGCGAGCTATTGGAATGGGGCAGAGTGGGTATCATTGGGCGCTACCGACGGAACAAATTCTGTTGCAGATACCTTGAAAGTTGATGGTGCCGTCACTTGGAATATACCTGCTGATTGGAGATCCACAGCGGCTACATCCGCATTGATGGATAGTCAAACACTTGACACAGATACAACAACTAGTGTTTTGTTCTGGGTCAGACTGACGTGGGACGGAAACTTAACTAACTTGTTCGATATCAACAGAGTGTATCCAATAAGATCTGCTACAGTCCCTATCGAATTCAATGTCCCAACTAACGTTGAGGTTGCACCGAGCGATTTCTTGAATGTTTATGTTGGAGAAATAGAAGGTGAAACTGACGCGCTAAGTGGCGTTACACTTCAACTCGTCGGAGCGGACATCTAATTTCTGCCTGATGGGGGAATTCTTTGAATTCCCCCATCAGGATGAAGAAGTGAAATTTAGAAGGAGAAAAATATGAATTACTTCAAATATAGATGCACATTTAGAGGTCCAGGAAGACTAGGTGTCGGAGGCAATACATATGCCTATGGCAATGAATTCGTTGTTCCAGCAAATGAAGCAAACAGACTTGTTTCACAGACTTATCTTGAACAGGGTTTTGTAGAACCATTAGGTGAGGTTGACGAGAATGGTGTTGCACTTTCTTCAAACTTTGTAGGCTATTTAGAAGGGATAGCAGGAACTACAAAAAGAAATTATATGCCAGTTTCTACATTCAATGTAAATGTCGCAAATGCTGCCTGGGACTTCCCAGTGGATTCTCTGGTAATGGGCGAATTTCAACCTAAAAAGAAAATGTCCTTGGATAAAATTGTTGCCAAAGTTGGGCAAAGAGCTGCCCCAGACAATAACGCCGGATTCCTTTACATCCATAACAGAGGAAGCCTGTTGGTTACCAAAGGTGATTTTGGAAGTGGAACCCAAGTGACAACCAATGCCTATATCGATGACAACGGAACGTTGACATCTTTGGGACTTCCAGATACCGGGACTGCCGTAGATAGTATGGTGTATGCACAAGATACAATCTACATCGGACATACTTTCAAATTCGATAATGTATATATTGATATGACTGCATCTACTAACGTAGATCAAGCTAAAATCAATGTTGTCAAATATTGGAATGGGTCCAGTTGGACATCATTCGAAAATGTATCTGATACAACTTCGAGGTCGGGTGTTTCCCTCGGAGGGAACGGAAGAATTGCTTGGTTTGAAAAACCAGAAAATTGGGATAGATACAATGCGACGGCTTCTGCGCACTCTACCGTCAATTCTGGAACAAAACTAACAGATAACGTCTACTGGGTGGCAATTACATTGACATCAGCAGTCAATTCTTATGATTTGGATGCTGATGTTGAGATTGAGAGAGTATATGTTCCAGGTGATGAGGTTTTAGCCGAAGTCAGCTTGCCAACATTTGTTGGTGGTGGCAACGAGCAGCCAGATAAATTCACATCAGTAGTGCAGCAGGACGGTGGTGTTCTGACAGAGGTTTCAGCGGTCGCTGCGCCAATTTTGGTGAATTGGACTATGCAGGCAGCAGCTACTGATCAGCTTTATGTAGGATATACGCAGCCATTTGGTGGTATAGGTTTCATCATCGGTGCGACCGTCAACGCCAATGCCGTTGCTGCTTCTGCTGATTATTGGAATGGCGTTGAATGGGTCAATCTGGCATCTGCTGCTGACAGCACTGATAGTCCCGGTGGGACTTCATTCGCTCAAGATGGAACAATTATCTGGGATGCCCCTGGTATCCCAAGTGATTGGAGAAAATATGCAGCAGATTCTACGCTGTTGACAGCCACTCCACCTGCTACTACTTCTACGGAAGAATTGTATTGGGTAAGGGTTACCGTGGATGGTGCTGTAACGAATCTCTTTGATATCCATCAATTGTATATCGTTGGAGCGCTCTCTGTGCCAGTCGAGGTTAATATTCCAGAGAATACAGATCTTCAACCATCAGATAAAGTCAATATTTATCTAGCAGAAGATGAAGTATATCAGAGTTCACTCGCAGGAGTTTCTTTGGAATTTGTCGGTATGGACATCTAAAATAGTCTTGATTCAAATTCAAACAAAAAAGGATGGGATATCCCATCCTTTTTTGTTTGAATGAAGGTTTTGATCATAAATATTATAAATATCAACCAAGAGGCTAATATAAAATGAGAATAGAGCAAATTTTGACATTGCTGAATGCAGAAGATGGTATATATCATTATGATGACAAGATTATGATCAAAATATCTTCGTCTGTGTCAATAATTTCTGCTGATGATAACTCATCTTTGATCAACATTTTGAAGCCAGAAATAAAAATAGCAAGTAAATCAGAAAAATTGAATTTAGTGATTCCATCTGCTATTTCTAAAAAATATTCTAAAAATGAATTAGAAAAACTTTCTTTGAAATTTAAAAATGGAAAGTCTGTTGAAGAAAATGTTCAAAAAGCGTTGGTATATCTCGCCTCTAAAAAAGAACCATTGCCAGATGTAAATTCTATGTTCAGCCTTGCGTCAATGTTGAACGGGAATCATCCTGGAATTTTGACTTTGAAATTCGCTCAATGGGGTGGACAAGGTGGGATGTCTGGAAGTGAAGGTGGATCTTTTTCAAACTTCTCATTCCAGAAAGGCGGAGACATAGATCAATTCTATGGAAATGGCTGGAAATCCCAAACAATGTTTGATTCTGTGTTGGATATGGCCAGGAAAAATGACAAGGTTGCTGGCGGAACATCAACAGAAAAGAAATTGGAAAATGTTGGCTTTTATAATCATAAATATGCTGATGAAAATGCAATGAAATACAATCTTGCCTGGGGAGAAAGAATCAAACAAAAAAATCTTCAAAGACTGAGAAGGATGTTTCAACAACGAGCAGAAGAAAAGGAAAGAGATCGGCAAAGATCACCAGAATGGCTCAGAACACAAGCAGTCATAGACCCATCACATTATACTTCACCAGAAACTGCTTTGAATGCCAGAAGAGAAGGAGAAGATAAAGGAAGAGATTATCGTTTCCAGGCTATTCTAGAAAATACTCCGCAATGGCACGGGAAACTACCTCCTGTTGGTCCAAACTTGTTGACTAAACGTCCCAATAAAGTCAGATGGGACACATTGAGGAGATATTCGAGCCTAGACAAACAAGCGGTGTATAATTTTGAATCTGGATCTGCCCCTTCTCGACGTGGTGATCCGAATGATCCAAACAATTTAGATCCTAACTATCACGGCGGCGGAACGGGGGCTTTCGGTGCAGAGAGCAGATATATGGATCAGATTGTTGACCGAAGAGAGACCACAGAAAATGAGCCATTTGGTGGCAACAAAGATTATCTGGAACAATATCCTATCAACAAAGAACATCTTGGGTTGTTCAACTGGAAGGAGACGCCAAACGAAGAAAACAATTCTCAGGGAATGTCTCCAACAGACAAGCTGCCAATGTTTGATTTCCAAACAATGACCATTGAAGAGGCTTTGAGAAGAGTCAGAGAACAAGAGCGAGGATTAGATCCAACTGATATGCACGAAGGTGCGGAAAACACAACAGAAAATTGGCACATGACCGAAAACCCAGATCAATTGAGAGTTGGACCATCAAAGGGCGGGATGTGATGTGGATGAAATTGGCAAAAAATGTCATCTCTTTCCCATATCATTCTACTTCTAGGGATAGGGCATACAAAATTATACAAGAGGGATTTGACGGAAGTTGGTTTGGTGACCATTTTCAAGAACATTTTTATGAATTTTATGAGGATCTTTCTGATGAGTCAAAAAGAAAATTTGAAGAAAACTATGAAAAATTTTTGTATAGCTCAACTGATTTTGAGGGGAAAGAATTTGAAGCTGCCACTGAGAGATTAGCAGAGTTATGGTTTGAGGAGCATCCAAACGCTAACTTGCTGTGGGCAACAGATTATCCTAATACAGAATTTTTAGATATGGATCCTGGAATAGTCGAATTCCAGGAATCTCCTGATTTTAGAGATCTCTTGTCTGATAGTTATGGTTCGGGATGGATATATGAAAAAGAACCTGGAAATATTCCTGGATCGTTGTTCAGAAAATTAGATATATCTGAAATTCCGGAATAGATAATTATATAATGAGAGACTCATCTATAAAGATGGAATTATTCTTCCAGGGGTTCATCAATCATTTTTGAATGCCATCAGGCTCAAAAGAATTCCTTTTGGCATCCCTAATTCTGCTGAAAGTTATTATTATGAGGAAATTCAAAAACTTTTGAATTCAAGATGATTTGAGTTTTTCATAATCTTCAAGATACATCCATTTGAAGCCACCGGCAGATTTTCTTTTTCCCTTGCAAACATCTGAGATGTGTTTTGATCTGCTCCATATGCAAGCATCCTCAGATGTTTTAAAATATATAATTTCATTATTTTTAATTCCAACAACAGGGCATTTCCTAACATTTCTATATGTTTGATTCGGATTCTTTTCCAAATATTTTTTGCAATTTTCCCTTTGAGTAGTCCATTCCAAGTTTTCTGCCCGATTGTCATCTTTGACGTGGTTGATGTGATTCACAACAAAATCTTCTGGATTGTCAATCGGGTGGAATGTCTGACAAACAAGTCGATGGACTTGCATTCTTTTTCCATTGATCCCTATGGATCTATATCCACTTTGTTTTTTATATCCTGATGTAATTACATCATAAGAAATTTTTATTCTTCCAAGATTGGAAACTTTTATTATTTTATTATTAAATTCTATTTCTTTCCAAATTTCACCATCTAAATTTTCTTCTGATATGTATTTCCAAATAAATCCATATGCAGTTTTTTGTTGATTATTACAACAATTATTAATATTTATTCTTTTCCATTCATTATTGATTTTATCATTAGGTTTGTATTCTTTTATAAAATCTCCATTTAAATTAAATTGTTGTATAGTTTTAGAATTTTTTCTAAGATTATTACAATATTTATTATTTTCACTTACAGATATTATTTCAAGATTTGATAATCTTGAATTTTGTTTATCATTATCTTTATGATGACAGACTATTTGTCTATTTTTTTGCATTTCAGGAGTGTATCCAAGAAATTGTTGTGCCACAAGAACATGAACAAATTTTTGTTTTCCTTTTCCATTATCTTGTATTATATTTATTTGTGGATAATCAATAATATTTTTTTGTTTCGAAAATATATAGTCAGTTTCATCGTTCCTGACCATTCCTCCAGAAGATACAGAATATCTTGAAAAGGGTGGATCAATTTTTAGCCATTCTTCCATTACAAACTCCTTCATAAGATATTACTCAAATCATAAACCAAAATCTATTGCAGGAAATAGATTTATTTTAGAGAATATACATATATGTGGATGGAATTTGCGAGCAAAAAAATAGTTTTGGCAGCAGGCTTGGGTCCACCCGGTGGACCTGCCACTCAGGGTTTTTCTTTGTCTACGAGATACGGAGGCCCTAGATGGTGGCCGTTTTCTGGAGATAACGGAATGGATGACTTTATCCGATCACAAGTCCGATATCACCCAGAATTTATTCATATCATCGGAGAAGCGGCAGAAATTCCAGACGAAGGATGGGAAACAATAAAACAAGGTAATTTCTTTATCGACAAAGATCCATATAACATCAACGTGATGGCTGTCCAAGATGGAGACAGCAAAGAAAAAGCAGTTCTTCTGTTGATTGATGAGCAAAATGGCGAATTCAGAGTTGAAGATCTGCCATTTGAAGCAGAAGACATAGTCAAACAATTGAAAAATTGGGAATTCAAGATTCTTGTAGATCAAGAAGGAAAATCAAGAATAGTTGGTAAAGAAATAAATTCAGGAGGAAACAAAAAAGGAATTTTTGAGGTGAATCGCGGACACTCAGTTCCTGGGTTTTATTATATCTTCCAATCAGAACGAGTGCCAAACCCGAGCGATCAATTGCACGGAGATCTATCATCTTTCGAGTGGAACAGATGGAGGAATGAAGGTGGACAACCTGGAATGTGAGGTGAAAATGAAAAAAGTATTAGTTGCTTGCGAAGAAAGTCAAGCAGTTGTCAAAGAATTGCGCCACATCGGCATTGAATCATTTTCTTGTGATATTGAACCTTGTTCAGGCGGGCACCCAGAATGGCATTTGCAGACAGATGTATTGCCATTACTAAATGACGACTGGGACATGATTCTTGCTTTCCCACCCTGCACGCACATTGCCACGAGTGGGGCTAGGCATTTTGCCAAGAAGTGTGCCGATGGAAGACAACAACAAGGTATTGATTTTTTTATGGAATTTACTAATTTGAGGTGTCCAAAAGTTGCTATTGAGAATCCAGTCGGCATCATGAGCACAATTTGGAGAAAACCAGACCAGATCATTCAACCATATCAGTTTGGAGATTCAGCAAGGAAGACAACATGTATATGGTTGAAAGGGCTTCCGGCGTTGATTCCAACCAACATAGTTGATCAAGGAGAAGTGATCAAGGGCGGCAATAAATTTCCAATGCCAAAATGGACATATGATACTGCTGGGCTGCCTCCAAAAGAAAGATCTAGAGCAAGATCAAAAACATTTCCTGGCATTGCAAAGGCTATGGCGATCCAATGGGGAGGAATATTGTTGAAGGAAGAATTATGTCAGAAATAATCATTACCATAGGGTCTTCAGGCTCAGGAAAATCAACGGCAATCAAGAAAATGTTTCCAGATCACATAGTTGTCAGTCCTGATAATTATCGTGAGGCAATTTCACAGGATTATTCTATATCAGGACCGAATCACATATTTGATTATGCTAGGATATTTGGCTCAAAACCATCAGAATTAGAGCAAAACGATCCAGAGATCTTTGAATTAGCAAAGCAAATAGTGCCAGAAGATATTTTGAGGAATAGTTCAAATTTGGATTCAGCAATTTTCAAATTTGCCTTTCAAAGATTGAATGAATTGTTGAAATCTGGAAAAGATGTTATTTTTGATGCAACTACTCTTTCTGCTAAACGATGGCGTCCATTGGTTGAGATTGGACGCAAAGCTGGTGCGTCGGTGAAAGCACTCTGGATGACACCAGATGAGTTTGAGAATGATGACGAATTGATGCAACAATTGATTCGGAACAATGAAGAACGACACTCAATTGATTCTTTGACTGGAAAACCCAGAGGTAGATTCACACCCGTCCCGGTTTTGCAACAAATGAATGAGGCATCATTGAGATTGAGAGAGAACCCTCCGGTTGCGGGAGGAGACGATTCTTCCTTTGACGAAGTGATCAAGGTTCCAATCAAGAAAAGACAAAAAAATGTGATGTCTTTTTCGTGGATGAATCGAGCAAAAAAATTTCAAGATAGGAGATGAAATGCAAGGAATTTCTCCGCTACAATACCCAGGCAGTAAATTGAAATTGATTAATGAATTAGAAAAATATATTCCAAATGGGACTAGAAATATTATTTCTCCATTTTTAGGTGGAGGGTCATTTGAAATTTATCTTGCTAATAAAGGTTATTCTGTTCAAGCATTTGATATCATTGAGCCATTGATAAATTTCTGGAAATATATCTTAAATGATTCAGTCAGACTCTATGATGAAATAATGAAATATTTTCCTCTATCTAAAGAAAAATATTATGAAATTAGAGAAATATTAAGAAATCATCATTCAAATACTCTTGAAAATGCAGCTTATTTTTTTGCCTTGAATCGTAGTTCTTTTGGTGGTGGAGGACTAGCTGCTGGAATGATTAAAAATCATCCATCATTTACCAAATCTTCTATAGATTTTGTAAAAATATTTCAATGTACAAACTTAAAAGTTAATATTAGTGATTTTGAGGAATCTTTGTATAATATTAAAAATGAATTTATATATTTAGATCCTCCATATATGCTAGAAAATGGTAATACTGGAGGTAATTATTTGTATGGAAATAAAGGACATGCTCACAGATATTTTGATCATCATAAATTATATAAAATATTAAAAAATAAATCAAATTGGATGATGTCATATAATAATAGTGAAAAAATTAAAAAATTATATTCAGAATATAAAATTATAGAAATTAATATAAATTACTCTATGAAACACACTTATGAAAAGAAATCTAAAGAAATAATTATATTCTCAAAAGAGGAATAGAGAATAATTTTTGAAAATATAACTCAGGAGAATTTTAAATGCCATACCAAATTAGACCAGTTCGCGAGACATCTGATAATATTCCGGCTTTGTTTTCAAATCCGCTTTCATTGATGCTGCCAAAATCTGTCATTCAGAACAGATTCGACGAGGGAATTGTTAGGGAAGCAAAGAAAAAAGTTTTCGATAAAAAAAGCAAAGAAATTCTGATGACTATATGGAATAATAAAAATTCTAAAAACATAGAAGCACAAAAAGTTTTGAAAGTTTCTGATATAGTTTATCCTTTGCCAGAAGATGTGTCAAATTATGATGTTGTGAAATTGGTGACAGATGGATTGATCACAAACAAGGGAAATCGCCATGTTGCTTTTACTAATTCGGGAAAAATGGCTTTGGGAATAGAAATAATGGAGCAGCAATCTGAATTTGAAAAAAACAAAACAAAACAAAAATTTGTTTTTTCGCAAGCAGTTGGTGGGATCAGAAAAGGACCAAGAACCGGGCTTCCGCAGGATGATCTTCAGGACAAAATTCCTCAATTAGAAGAAATGCAATCTGGAATTGAAGATAGAGAAGAAGCCATTGATGCAGATATGGAAGATTTCAACCAAGTTGAAGAATTGACTCCTGAAATTCTTCAACTACTTGGACTAGAAACAGCAGAACCTCAATATTCTGATGAAGATCTTGACTTGGAAGAAATGATTTCTTGATGATTCTTGGGAGAGATATAATGAAACTAAATTTAGTATCAGATAATTTTTTAAAAATAGCACAGGAAAGACCATATGACATTGGTGATTTTATGTCTGATATGGAAAATTCAGAAAATTCAGAAGAAGCAAAGATGTCCATTAGTATTTATGCGATGCAGCAGGGATTTTTGACTACAGAGGATATTAATTTAGCTGGTGACTCATCATTCAGAGAAGTAAGATCTTCAATAGAAAGATCAGTAAGGAAGCAATCTAAAGGGTCTGTGGCAAATGAAGATGATATAGGAACTATAGTAGATAAAACATTAAAAGACATATTATCTAAATATAATCCATTTAACAAAACATCAATAAAAAAAGTAATTGTATTTTCTAAATTATTTAAATCTAGGATTTCAGGAAAAGAAGTAGCATCTCCAATATCATTTATCAATCAGGTAGTAAGTACTGATGTTGTAGACATGATTAACGAATTATCTAGCAGACATAAGCATGAAACTTCTGCTGATCAGCCAATAGGAACAGAAGAAGGGTCTGCCACGATAGGTGATCAGATCAGAGATGACACTGCGGTCAACCCCAGTGAGGTAGATGACTATAGTCTGTTGTCAGCTTTATATAAAAATGAAGAAGATTATAATCAATTTCCATTTGATGAACTAAAAAAAATATATGAATCTAAAAATGATGGATATATGGATATTGGTGTCAGAGATATGGAAGAATCTCAAGATAATAGAATAAAATTAATTAGTTTAATACAATCTTTAGATATGGCAAATTATGCTCAAGAATATATTAAATCAATATATATCAAAGCCTATATGAAATATACAGATGATATATCGAGAGGTGGAAGGCCGCAATATTTATATACATTAAAATACGCTATGATGCTTTTTTGGGGATCGGTAGAAGATATCAATCCAGTACATGAATCTCGTGGAAGAAGAGCCACAAAAAACAGAAATTACAATCCTCAAGTTTTGAGAGATCTGGTGGTAGAAAAATTAGAGAATCAAAATAAAGATATTGATCCAAAGTCAAAAAATTTTTATAGTGCTGCTGTTCCTTTTCAGATATCAGAAATACTACAATTATATGTTGTTAACAATATATATAAAAGTATTGTTGCAGAACAATACGAAAATGAAGGAAAAGATCCTGATGAATATGCTAATGAAATACAACAAAAAACTTTATCTATATATAAAGAAAAAATAGGTGCAAATACGGATAGTTCTTCTGTAAGGTTAGTTAATGTTAAAAAATTAAATGAGTCAAGATATATAACAAGACATTCTTTGGAGATGAGAGATGGTTTAGCATCTGTGCAAATGACATCAAGGGATGAAAATGCTTACTTATTAGGAAATTTGGAAAAATTACAAGAAGGTCATGCTGGGTATGGTGATTCTTGGGTGATTGAAACCGCTTATGCTGGGTATGCTGGGGAACCAAAAGTACTTAATAATTTTGATCCGTCATCAAATAATTATATTTGGATTCCTACTGGTGATTTACATAAAGTTTATCCAGGTATATTCTTAGAGCCAACTCAAAAAAGCTACTTAGCACTAGTTAAAGAACAAGAAGTCAATGGGATTTCATTGGTCACTCCAGATGAAATCGATACTTACTTATCTAATAGATATAATGCTGTCCAATCCAACACCGCAGAGGTTAAGTCCGAAATAGTTTCAGCTACTCCACCAAGGCAAACAAGGCAAAAACAGACAGGTGAAGATTGGATGAGAGAACAGGCAAGAAGATTAGGTCGTTCCTTGCCAGAAGGATTACTAGAAGAACCATTGGAGGAGGATGAAGACCAAGAGACTACTTCATCTTCTTCTCGACGAGTCAAACTGGCTAGTTTTTCATTTCCTCCCGGATACATCTTCTTAGATTTAGAGACGGGCGAACCATTAGATTTTCATAAATTAGCTATAGAGGAATTAGAGAATGAAGGATATTTTGACAGCCAATCTGAAGGACCGGCAATCAATCAGGGATTTAATAGCATAAATCTTTCACAATCATCCAAAAAACAAAAATTTGCAGAAATTTCTTTAAAATCTAAATTCAGAGTGCTTAAATGAGCAAAAAAGATTTAAAAATTAATATAAAATATTTGTGCGATACTGATGAAAAAAGAAAAAAGGGTTTGATGAACAGACAAATCGCCAACAATCAATGTGCTTTTTTCATATTTCCATCTGCTGGATGCCACGGATTTTGGAACAAAAATGTTGGTTTCGATCTTTCTTTGATTTTTTTGAATGATCACTTCAAGGTGGTAGATTTCGGAGAAATGGAAGCAAATTCTGAAAATCCAATATACCCAAAAAGCAGGGAAATTAAATATGTTATAGAAATAAAAAAAGAAGCAGGAATAATAGAAAATAATTTTGTAGATATAGATGATTACATAGATTTCGATCCAGAATCGGATTCTCTGGTCGTCAAGCATCATTTAGGAGGAAAATCTAATGACAAGTAGGATTATGCCAGGATCTGTCAATAGTGCTGTGGAAAATGACAATAACATCGCACTGATCGACTTGGACAAAGTTGCAGCAACATTAGGCAAAACTGCAAAAGTGGACGAAAAAGAGCCACAAGAAGAAAAAAGGAAAGGCTTTGTGCCTTTTGAGAAAAAGAAAAAATCAGTAGAAGAAAAAATGGACAAAAAATCTGGGCATGGTTGCCGCTGTGCAGATGGTTGCAAATGTGAAGGTGAATGCAAGTGCGCCGATGGATGCAAATGTGGAATGCCAAGCAAGAAAGCATCATCTCCCAAGGGTTTTGCAATCCCAAGCGCGAAATATATTCGTGAAGCTGAGGCAAGAGGTGATTGGAAAGCCAAAGAAGAGGCTTTGAAAGTCCGATCTGCTTTCCGAAAGAATTATCTGTCCAAGCTGGCTGCCGTCGTTGATGCAGAAGAGGATCGACAAGAAGTGATCGCTTCTCGTCAAAATGAAAGACAAGAAATTATTGCTTCAGTCACGAAGAGAGAAGTTGAAGAAAGAAAGCAGAAAAGAAATGCAATTCTTGCAAAAAGTATTAAAAATACAAAAACAGTTCCGGCAAGAAAAGAAATTTCAGATTTTGTAGGAGCAAAAGATATGAATTCATTGACCAAAGAAATAGTTAGAAAAAGATTAGTCAAAGCAGGATTAGATCCTCAAATGGCAAATCTATATACTAAATACGCATTGAATACCTCAAATGAAGAAAAAGTTCCAGAATTTGTTGATAAACTTGCTAAAACTAAAATGCCAAAAGTAAATAAAACTGCTCTTTTTAATTCTTGGATTAAGGAAGCTAAACTCGACGAAGCTGATCGCAGCAGATTGCGAGATTACTGGGCTAATGAGCTTGGATACCAGGACAAGGAATGGGTTGATGATTTGGTGACAAATTACGATAAAGATGGGAATTAAAATATGAGAGTGTCAAGGATCGATGGACGGCAAAAAGTTTTGGATAGATATTTGGAAAATATTGAAGAATTTCAAAAAAAGGCTTCAGCAGATATCAAAAGGAATGTCGCATCATTCAATCCAGATGATGAAAGAGCAATGCCTGTTATTGTTTCTGCAAGTCAAGGAATTAACTTGGCATATCTAAAAGGAAAATAGGAGTCAATAATGGCTAAATTTAAACTATCGAATATCGATACTTGGGAGTCAGGAGAAGATATGGCAACTAATAGAATTGCCAGTGTCTCTGATTCAAGAATTGACAAAGCCCAACGTGTGTTGGATGCTATGGAAGCAAAGAAAAAATCTGCTCAGGCTCAATATAAACAAGAGCAACAAAGATTTTCCTCCAAGAAAGAATCTGAGTATGATTTTGAATCTCGAATGCATTCAACTAAACATGCTGGACATGAGTCTGAATTCTCAGAGGTGAGAGACGAAGAAGACTTCGAGAATATGAATATGTATGCTTCCAACCAAAGAAGTATCAAAAGAAGCGGATATGAAAACTCGGAAGATAGTCTTCAAAATTTGTCTCAGAGATATTTCACACAAGGAGCTACTGGTGTGCTCTATGATCCAGAACTTCTCAGTGAAATTCTTCTTGAAAAAGAACTCAAAAAACAAGCTGTTGCGACTGCATCTCAAAGAAAAGAAGAAATGGCAATGGCTAGAAGAGGGGAGATGGAATCCAGACAAGACAGAGTTAGAGAATCTACTTTTGGTGAAGATTCTGCCTTTGAGGGTTTGAATTTCGCAGACTTATCTGCCTCTAAAATCAGAAAAACAGCTAATGAAGCCAAGGTGGGCAATAAATTCGGAATTTTTGACCAAGAACAGATGGAAAGAAAAGAACGACTTAGAAATATCGGCAAAGAAGCCAAAATAGATAGATCAAAGGGAATTAAAAGAGCATCTATATCCGAAGAAGAAAAAAGAGATGCTTGGGAAGATTATGACCTCCAGCGCGGCGTATCGATTCAAGACAAGTATAGCAATTCTCCTATCATAAATGGACTTCAATCAGCAATGAGAAAATAATGTTCAATTTGTTTAAAGCATCACAAACCCCCGGGGATCCTTACCAACAACGTTTTGAAAAGGAACCGGGGGCAGTCATCAAAAATGGCAAGGGAGCACCACAACAAAATGTCGGTGATGGTGTAGGCACTCCAATAACCTTGAACGATGACCAAGGTTTTGAGCCATTGAAGATGAACACAATTCTTCGTGCCCTGGGAGAAATTGCACATACAGGGCAATTATTAGATTCTACCAGAATAGATCCACAATTGAAAGAAGAAATGGATCAATTATTGACATCAAATGGTCCAGAATTTGCTAAATTGAGCGCTATGATTGGGAATGAGGGAGATCTCACTGCATTCTATAATTTTATACTCGCAAAAATACAAAATAACTCACCAGTATTGTTTGGAGATAAAGGTAAAAATCAAGAACAAGCAGAAATATATAGACAGGCATTATTAAAATATATAAACGGAGATTCAAAGATGGCATCTGAAAAATATAATTTCAAAAAGTTTTCTGCTGAAAAAGATGAAGAGGAAGCAAAAGGTCCCAAAACTTCATATGAAAAAGAGCAAACTGAAAAAGAAAAAAGAAAAGGCAAGGGTGGAAATCCTTTCCGTGTGTTGATGGGAATTGTTGGAAAACTTCTTGATAAAGGATGGAATCAGCAAGATGTCGTGAGGCACGTCAAAAGGCATACTAAATTTCAAGCCAAAACGATAAAAGAATGCGTCAAAATAATGAAACAATATAACAAGAAGAAAGAAAGAGATAGAATAGAAAAAAAATCTAGATCTTTCAATCTAAAAGAAGTATTTGCAGCTACTGCCATAGAACGAGCAGAAAGAAAAGTTGAATTAGGTGGGATATATGACATTGAACAAGATTTTCAGAAAAAATCAACCAGGGAACTACAATCAAGGTTATACTATCTTGAATGTGCCAGCAACTTCGATGAAGCTTCAGATAATGATACTCGAACAAATGGTCCGAAGGGGAATTTATCTTCGGTTTCAGAAGAAATCACGAAGGTAGTTTCTGCATTGAAAAACAGAGGTTGGTCAGATAAAGATGTAGAAGACGCCAAGAAAATAGTCAAATCAGATAGATACTATCCATTCGAAACCAATGTTGAGGAAGACGAAGAGGATTATGATGTTCAATCTTAAAAAAACAACTGCAAATTTGTTAGACAACATCAAAGGACAAATGCATGATGATGCACAATCTTTCGCTAGGGGGTTTGAGCAGAAAATTGAAAAACATGGTCCAGATGTTCATATCGAATCAAGAGAATTGAGACCAGAGGAAATTGACACAAATTTTGATGATATTTTTGATGCGATGGGTGATATGTTTGACAATCCAGGAGACCTATTGGACAGAGTAGTCGGCGACCTTGATGAAAGCGTGGACGATTTGGATGAGGCAATTGAGGAAGATTTTGGTGAATCATTGTGTCCTGGCTGTGGGCAGGAACATTGTCAATGTGGTGAAGTTAGTGCATTCGATGAGGAGGAAAGTTTTATGCCTAACAAACAGATTTTAGTTCCAACGCAAGTTTCTGGTGGTGAAGATTGGCATCGTGTGAGAGCAGATTTAGATTTGGCTCGAAGAATGGCTAAAACATCACAATATAGTCAAGACCACATATTGACTTTGATTGAACCTACAAAATATACACTGCCAGATCAAGAACTTGAATCCTTGGAAGATGTGTATGTAGATATTTCATCAGAAGAAAATATAGATAAAATTTCTTCAAAACTTGATCAATTCATCAGAACGGCTTATTACATCACTGATGATGATCACGAAGGACAATTGACACAAGATGATAGAGTTCGGGAAAATGGGCCTGCTCCTTATAATTACCAAAAATGGCTCAAACAGGTTGGAGAATCTCACGTTCAGGCTATGAATCGCCTTGAGGAACACAAAAGCCCAGACAATGAATTGATGAAACTTCGAATTCCAGATGGTGAGAGATCTAATCCAACAAGAGAAGTTCTAAAATCATCAGAAACAAGAATGATTGAGAAAGATGCTAATCATACGACACATTCAGTGCTCGACAACATAGAAACAAGATTAGATGCCCTTGAAAAGAAATTAGCTGGCAGAAGAGAAATCAAAGAGGGGAAATCTATCGAAGCCTTGCTGCGGGAAGATTCAGACACCAAATTAGAAAGTAATTCAGAAAGTAGACTTTCTGAAAAACGCGATGAAAAAATAAGATTGAAAAATACAGAATCAAGACTTGCAGATGATGATCGGCATAAAGATGAATTTTTTGATAGAGTATATGAAGTTATTCTTGAAAAAGATAGGAATGATGAAAAAACCTTGAAAACTGCTGCGATTGGCGGTGGAATCAAGGGTAAAGAAACAGATCTCGGACTGATTCCGCATAAAGAGGGTCCAGAAGAAGGTTTTTTAGAAGAAAATAATGGACAAGATAGGGATCCAAGATTATTTTCAAGCACTGAACACCAGTTGAGTCCTGATACGTGGAGGAGCCATGAAGATCGCCTTCGTGATGAAATTGATTTCGAAGATAGTCAACCCACACAGCATATGCAGGAGAATAATGGATCAGCAATTGTTGCTCCACCTGAAGGTTTGGCACCACACGCCACTGGTGAACAAATATGGGGTGAAGATGTAGATTTGGCTCAAAAATCCAAGGGCGATTCTCGAATAAACAACAATACAAGAAGTTTTATGCATCCAAGAGAAATGTTTAATATTTAGACAATTAATTGATATAATAGTTTGTGAAGGATGAAATATGACTGAAAACAAAACCAATACCAGAGTTGTCAAATATTCTGGTCCTCCACAAAAATCTCAATACGCTAATCCCAATGTAGTAGCCTCCAGGAGACCTGTTTTTGGGTTAGAAGTTTCTGCCCAGTCAACATCTAATTCGTACAACATTACAACTACTCCTCCAGGATTCTATGCCCCGCAGCATACTGCATCTGCTTGGCAAATTCCAACCAATCGCAAAGAAGTGTATGCATGGTCAAAATACTGGCTTCGAAATGAAGCCCTGGTGGCTACTGGGTTAGATTTTTATTCTTCATTTTCTATGAATGGATACAAGTTAGAATGTCCCAATGGAGCAGTAAAAGAATATTTTGAAAAACTTTGCAGAGAAAAAATTCAATTAGACAAATGGCTTCCACAAATAGCCTACGAATATTATGCCTATGGAGATTGTTTCGTTTTGCTTGAAATGGATTGCCCAACATGTCATGGAACAGGCAACATTCCAGATAATGGTCGCCCGTGTGAGCATGAGGGTGCTACTTGGGGAGGGTTGTCAATTTTTGACCCAAATACCATTGAAGTTTCTGCTCAAGCACTTGGCACTCAGGATCCTGTTATTGAGTGGATTCCGAATGATCAACTGGTTGATGTTTGCATCAAAGGCAAGCCAGAAGAAATATATAACCAAATTCCTCCTGAAATTCGCGAACGAATCAAAACTAAACAAAAAATCAAATTAAATCCTATTGCTGCCACACATCTCAAATTCGCAGCAAGTCCTTATGAAACATATGGGACATCTTTGATTCGTAGGCTTTTTCCAACACTGGCTTACCGAGACAAACTTCGGCAGGCACAATGGATGGTTGTTGACAGACATATTTTGCCAATCAAAATTGTCAAAGTAGGATCAGATCAGAGACCAGCGAGCGAAGATGATCTGGCAGCAGTGCAAGAGCAGTTGTCTCAAGTGGCCAATGATCCGTTGTTGACTTTGGTTGTGCATCATGCTTTTGATCTTTGCTATTCTTCTGACACAGAAGTTTTAACTGAAAATGGATGGAAATTTTACGATGATGTTTCAGATTTTGAAAAAATAATGATTTTTGACACTGATACAGAAAAAATGTATTATTCTAATTTTAAAAATAGATTTAAATTTGAAGCAAAGAACAGAGAGATGATAAATTTTAAATCATCTAAAATGGATGTATGTGTCACCAAACATCATAAGATGTTAATTAAAAAAGGATGTTCTGGAGAATGGCATACTGACATAGCTGACAATGTTAAATCGGGGGACCATTTCAGGGCGGTGTCTGAATGGAAGGAATCACCAGGAAATGATATTGACTCAGTATGTATATATGATAATTTAGAAATAGAAATAAATAAATATTTGGAATATGTAGGATGGTATTTATCAGAGGGATATACTACATATAAAAAAGAAACAAGACAATATCGTGTTAGTATTAGTCAAAGTAAATATTCACAATATTATTCTGAAATTAATAATATGATGTTAAAATTTGGAATTAAATATCACAAATATGAATATGAAAATAAAAAAGTAGTTTCATGGGATATTCTAAATAAAAAATTAGCAATATATTTTAAAAATAATTTTGGATCTGGGTGTTTTGAGAAAAATATACCATCTTGGATTAAAAATTTACCAAAAAATAAATTAAAAACTATTTTAGAATCTATGATGAAGGGAGATGGAAGAACTCAAATTGATAATCAAGGATATAAAGTTAGATATAGAATATATCATACAGTATCCAAACAATTAGCCAATGATGTACAAGAAATAGTTTTTAAATTAGGTTATGCACCGCTTATATCAGAATTTACTAATGAATGTGGTAATCAACAATATAGAGTAAGTTGGTCTGAGCAATCTAATAGGGGTAAATATCCCAAAGTTAAATCTGAACATAAAAATTATGTGGAAAGAAATGATTTTGTTTGGTGTTTTGAGACAGAAACAGGATTTTTCGTTACCAGAAGAAATGGGAAAATAACAATTCAAGGAAATTCATTCGAAGGCAGCGCTGGAAAAGTGTTGATGCTGACAGATGAATATGAAATGATCAATGAAGACATCCTCTCCGGTTTTCAGATGAACAAAGCGCTGGTTCATGGTGAAGGACCGAATTATGCTTCTGCTCAGGTAGGGTTGGATGCCCTCGCTGCAAGATTGAACACTTTTAGAAATCAACTCAAACATTGGATTGAGCAAAAGATATTCAAGCCAGTATCTGAATGGAATAATTTTACATCTGTCAGCCCCAAGGGTATTGAAGAAATTATCTATCCAGAAATTGTTTTCAATGACCTTGGACTGAAAGAAAACAATCAAGAAATTGCAAATCTTCTTCAATTGCGACAAAGGAATGAGATTTCTTTGCAGACACTCCTTTCCAAGTTCGACATTGACTATGATACTGAAGTAGAATTGCTGAAGCAAGAAGAAATGGGCAATATGCTGACATCTCCAGATTTAGGTTTGGGAGTACAAGAAGGGGGAGAGATAGGCGCAGGAGGAGGGATGCCACCAATGGTCGGCGGAGCAATGCCGACAGAGATGCCAGGTGCTATGGGGGAAGGTGCTCCGGCACCAGCACCAGGTATGCCAGGGGCCATGGACATGGGCGTTCCTGGTGGGGCACCTCCTCCTGTTGCTTCTGTTTTGGATCGTATTCGAATGCACAGAGAGGCCGTATCGCAGGCAAAGAAATTTGTTGCTGGTTCTGATTTGTCATTAGAGGAATCTATCAGAGAAATTCCAGATGACTTGGAAATGATTGATTTTGATCCAGACTGGCAGCCATTTGTGTCTGTGGGGAGAGATATTTTCCAAATGGCAAGATTTGCCGGTAAAGACAATAAAAAACAGGACAATGCTTATCACAAATGGTTCAACAAAGCAGAAATGGCATTGTTTGAAGCAATCATGAAAGCAAATCAATCAGGGCAACTCCCATTTGCCTCTGTTGCACAATATTACCCCTACTCTCAAAATAATCTTTCGGTTGATCTTGCTTTCCCTGGCCTCAAGATAGCCATCGAGGTGGATGGGAAAACTTGGCATCAGTCTATTGAGCAGGTTGAGAGAGACAAGAAAAAGGACCAAACCCTTTGGTCAATGGGATGGATAGTTTTGAGATTCACGGAAGATGAGGTGAAAGAAAAGATAGATCAGGTGATGAAGGTGATCACAAGAACTGCAATGGAAAGACACCAAGGTAAAAATCAATCAGAATAGTTCTAAATAAAAATCATACAAATACAAAATAAAGCAGGATTTTTTGTTTTTTCTTAGAATATTATAAGCACAAGAAAAGTGAGGATTCCAGTGCTCAAAAAAACTATATATGGTGGCAAAATACCACTCGATTTTGTTTGGACTATCAAAATAGCAAAATCAGATGGTTCAATGAAAATGGTAAAGGTTGCTCACACCGGTGAATTGACCGATAAAGATTTAGACGATGTTGATGAATTGATCAAAAAATACGCAGACACCCCAGTCCTTGAAGAAATGAAAATGCGCCCGGATACATTTTTATGGGCTAGGGCTAGGGCAATTGATGCTGACCAAGCCAATGAAAATGGAGATTCTTTCTCCGAAGAAGAATTGCTCAAAGAAGTAGATGCCGGCAACAAGGGCAAGATTCCTACTTATAAAACATTTGAAGGTGTTCCAATATACACCAATCACAAGAACGATGATATTGAGCAAGCCAAAGGAAAAGTAGTCCACGCAGAGTGGGACAAAAATGAAAAATGTGTATATTGCACATTCTATATTGATGCAGAAGCTTATCCGCAATTAGCAAGGGGCATACAGGAAGGATATATCAAAGATGTGTCAATGGGTGCATCGGTTGACCATAGCCGATGCTCAATCTGCGACAACAAAGCAGTGAAAGAATCAGAATTTTGCAGTCACATCAAACAATTCAAGGGTAGAAAATTCAGTGGAGTAGTTGACAAAGGACCAAACAAAGGCAAGAGAGTCACCGATGAACCAGTGTTTGAAAAGAACTACGGAGTGAAATTCATCGAACTTTCTTGTGTGTCAGATGGGGCTTATGAAAATTGTGAAATTGAATTGACTCTTCCGCACGAAAAAATGATCAAATCAATGACAGAAAGTATCAAGAAAGAATCTAAAAATGTCAATGAAAACATCAAATTATGTCTTGAAAGAGATGAAATTTTGGAATCAGACGAAACAAGAGAGTTGTTTGTTGCTGTTGCGAATTTGACAGATAAAATAGTCAAAGTGGCAGAACGAGAAGAAACAAAATTCCTGAAATCCTCACAAATTTTTCCAGAATCACCAAGAGATATTGCCGATCCTGCCAGCCAGGTGAATCAATTAGCAGGACCAGGGCAACAAGAACAAGTAGTTCCTATGGCTGACCCTGCGGCTGCTCTTGCCCCGCCAGTTCCTGATGGAACAGCACCATCGACAGGAGAAGGTGTAGGAATCAATACACTTGATGCACTGAAGGGTGTTATCCAGCACATCAACACGGTGATCGTCACCCTTCTGAACACTAGAGGAATCAATCTTGAACATGTCAGAGATTTATCCAAGAGCGTGGCAGACATTCAAGATACAATTGAGGACATGATTGATTCTGGATCTATTGACATCAGTGGTAGTGTACCTATCACACCTGGACAATCTCCACAAATGGGAGCGCCAGTGCAAACTCCTCCGACTGGGAATCCTGAATATGCGACTCCGCCGGAGGGAGTAGGTATGCAGGTTGGTGCATCTACAGAACAAAAAATAATAAAATTAGCAAAATTAAAGGAAAAGTTAGAAAAAACTTGTAAATATATTTGCAATACACATCCAAATAAGGAGGAAAGTGGCATTATGAGTGAATTCAGAAAACTTGCCGCAACTCTACGAGAGCAAAAAAGTGCTGAAAAAACAGAGACCTATGAGCAAGAAATTGGTGGTTATAAAATTTCTGTTGCATCTAATGGCGACATCAAAGCGTCATATAGGGGCATGCAGGTTGATTGGAAACCAGAAATTTCTGATGATTTGATTGACAGAATCGACGAAGGACAAATCGCAAATGTCACCTCCGAACTTCTAAATCAATTTGTTGTGGCCTATTCAGACAATCGCAGAATCCAAAGAGTTGCCAGCGTAGATGCAGAAACGCCAGCAGAGGGGACTGAAAGACGTTTCCAGTCTAAAGATGCAACCTGGCCTGTTGGAAGATTGGGCAATCCAGGATATCCAGAAGAAAATTATGTTGAAAATGCGAGAAAGGGATTGAATAGTAATCGCGAAAATGATCTTGCAGAAGTTCGCCAAGGCGTTGACCCACGAGTCAAAGAACACCAGCTTGGAGACAGAAGTGTAGCTGATGGACATCTGGGACGAGGAGAAGTTGATCCGCGAGTCAAAGAACATCAACTTGAAGATGTACGCGAAGGTGTAGATGTCCAAGTTGAAGAAAATAGACTGAGCCCAAGACGAGCACGAGGAGATGCTGCTAAAATTGTTGAATCTGTGAATGCAGCTTTAGCAAAATCAGTTGTTGAGGCGATGGTAAGCCCAGAAGAAGTTGTTTCTTCTGCGATCAAACTCGCTTCAAGTGGAGATGATTTAGCAGATGTGATTTCAGAATATTCCGCCAAAGAGCACAAAGATGCAAGAGAAGTTTTGCGCAAGCGATCGAGATTCTATGGCAGAAAAGTAGTTCTTTCGGAAAATACTAATTTAGATTCTTATTTGATTGGCAACCTTTCTGATGTCGCCTCACAAGAAGTTTTGCCTTTGGATTTAGTTCACGGGTTGAAAGAACTTCAAGCACAAAATCAAGAAAAATATGCTTCTTTGATTGGGCAAATGGCAAAAGATGAAATTGATAGAACTGGAAATTCTTCAAGTTATATTGAATCATTTGAACCAGATTTGGTGAAACAATCTGAAATCAGAAAGCAATTCTTGAAAGCAATGGCATCTCAAGATTCTGGAGAATCACAAGTTTCCAAAGAATCTGTGAAAGCAGTGATTACTGCTCTGGCTAAAACATTGATTGAAAAACAAGCATCTGATGAAGAAATGACTGGATTGCTGAATTCATTTGACAGAAATGAAGTATATTCAGAGATTGAACTTGCAAAAGATAAAGAATTAGTCAATCAAAGAAAAATAACTAATTCAAGAAAAAATTATTGGTTAGGAAAGAAAGCAAATATTGAACTCAACTCAGAAGATATTTCCCAAAGATTGATCAATATGATTGCTGACAACATCTCCGACAACAATGTTTCCACTCGAAGCGCAGTTGACACCATCGATCTTTTGAAAGATAAACCAGAAGCAACGAAAAAAGCCATCAACATGGCTGTTGACAAATTGTTGAAAACTTCTGCATCGGTGACCGACAGATCAGAAAGAGAATTCACAGTTCAATTCGATCTAAGCGAAGCCGGTTGTGACAAAAACGATCCAGAAGTTGAATCAAGAATTCGAGAATATGTTGTTAGATTGTTCGGTGACAGAGGATATGAGCTGTCAGATCCTGAATCATTGAGTTTCACTTCGTTGGATATCAACGATAATGGACATGTTTGCGGTACAATCAAGTCTTCAGTGGTGAGAACTTTCTCTGCCAATGAGGCAAGAGAATCTGCTCCAGTCGCAATCGGTGTAGTTGCCAATTCTGTTTTGTCAGACAAGGTGATTCAAGCAAGAAAAGATGAGCGAGAAGCATTAGTCAAGGCAGCCCAGGCAATGGGCGCTGGAGGAATGGGAGAAGGACTGGCTGGCAACCCCGGTGCAGATCCTGCTGCCGCAGCTACTGGCGCAGATCCTGGAATTGCAGCAATCACAGGCGGCGGAGAACCAGGTGCATCTGATGAAATGGGTGATGAAAAATCTCCAGAAGAATCATTGCCAACTCCGGGGCAAATTGCTCCTCCAGGCTCTATTTGTCCAGCTTGCGGTTCAACTGATGTTGATCTTGCAGAAGGTCACGGCAAGTGCAATGATTGCGCGACTGAATTTGAGGTGACGATGCAAATTCAAATCGTCAACCCAGAAGGATTCTCAGAAGGTACAAACCTTGGTGAAGAAGAACCAATGGAGATGGGCGAAGAGATCCCAGGAGAAGAAGTGAATCCTCTTGAGCAACCTGGTGCAGGAGCTGCGGCAGGAACAGCAGCAGTGGGAGGACAAGGTGCTCCTATGCCGACTGGTATGCCAGGCACGCCAATGGCCAGAAGCATCTTCAACCGCGTGGTGACTGCTTCATCTGATGTCCCATTGATTGCCAGACTTTCTTGGGTTGACGATCCAGATGTGTTCCTGAGAACTGCCTATACCCACAGAGGTGAGATTGAAAAATCTGGGACCCAGGCGGCAGGACATGTCTGTCCGGCTTGCGGTGAAATAGAGAGAGTTGTCAGAGTCGCATCGGTAGACAAGACTAATGTATATTGCGATTCTTGTTCAACTATTTCTGTTGTCAAATTAGCAAAGACTTCTGATGGAAAGATCAGAAACGACATCACTTGGTGCATCTAAGGAAATCCAATGGCACATGACATCCAATATTTGTTTGACAATATAACATCCAGGCAACCAAGATCTCTTGGAAATATTAAAAGCGATCTTGATGATTTGGAATATTTGATGTCGATAGACAGAAGAAAAATTGCTTTGGCAAATATGGATAAAAAGAAAAGAAAACTGATTGTTGAACTTGATCGTGCAAAAGAAAAAGTTCAACAATCAGTTTCTGATCGATTGGAGAAACTATGAAAAAACAATTGATTGCTTTGGCAAATGTGGCAAGATCTTTTGAAAAATCTGGAAATCTTGAAGCAGGAAGATTGATCAATCTGGCGATGAAGAAAATCGCACAATATGAGGATGATGACTATGATGATTATGATGATATTCGCGATGAAAAATTTTGTTCATATTGCGGAGATCGACTGAGCGTTGATGATTTATGTGACTGGTGCGACAAAATAGATGATGGGATGGGGAATGGCGAATTAATAAATGAACGAGAAGAGGAAGCACATCAGTATGATCAAGACGAAGATGATTTAATTGATGGAGTTGGTTTTGCCGATCCAGGTGGACGATCTTCCCTTCGTGCCGAAACTTCAAGCAATCCAAGAATCTATCCATGTCCTACATGCGGCACGCCAAATACACTTACAAAAATAGACAAATCAAGAGGTTATCAATGCGACAGATGTGCCGATAGAGCCGAAGGTCGCGGTGGATATGGAGAATATTAAGAATATTGAAAATATTTTCAATAAAAGAAGGAATTATTGTTTTTGTTAGATAATAGTCAAAAACAAGACACCAAAAAGTGTCAAAACTGCAAAACCTGATAGGAGGGTGTTTACATGGCAACTACAAAAGGCCAAAGGAACTCCGAAGCTAGAAAGAAATATGCTTCAAAGTTGGCTCTCGCTGAAGCTACAAAAGAAAAAGATTACAACGATGCCGTTGAAATCTTCAAACAAATGAACTACAGCGAAAAAGACGCAAAGATTGCTGCCTCTGTTCTCAGAGACAAATACTATGCTGAACTAAAAAGACAACTTGCAAAAGAAGCTGGACTTGAAGATCTAAAAGAGGAAGTCCTACCAATGGCCGGCAAAGACGACGCCGATGCAGCAGTTGAAGAACCCGAAGACGATCATGTCGAACTCGAAGAAGATTTGGATGATGATAGACTTGAAGGCATTGAAGAAGATGCTGAAGAAGTTGAAGAACCAGACTTTGGAGGAGAAGGACTAGATCTTGATTCAGAAGAACCCGTACTAGAAGACGTTAATGAATTACCTGGAGAAGAAGGCGAACTCATCGAAGAAATCGATGTTCCAGGTGGAAAACTTAGAGTTGTATTTGAACCCTCAAGTGGAGAAGAGGTAGAAGATGTTAGTTCTTTGGAAGAACCTTTCGGAGATGATGAAGAATTCGCAGAAGATGAATTCAGAAGCGATGAAGAAGGTTTAGACGAGGAACCATTGGGAGAGCCACTCACTGAGGACAGAGGAGAAATAGGAGAAGAGGAAATGCCAAGAGATAGAAAGGCATTGTTGGCTCGAAGAGAAGCCGAAAGACAAAAAATCCTTGCTTCTGTTGGCAAGAGAAAGGTCACAGCAGAAGAGCTGTATAAGACCGATAAACTTAACGACAGACATCTCGGTGATGACACCGCTAGATCTGGCGATGGACGAGAGTCCCCATCTCTGAAGTCATTCAGAATGGAACAAAGCCAAGAGCATGGTGTGGCCGGACCTGGTGAAGATGGAAAAACTATGACTCTTCAAGGATCCGAAGGCAATAGCCTCAAGAAAGATCCAAACTATCTCTATTTCGATGCTCCCACCGATATGGCAGGGACACTTTTGCAACAAGAAAATGCAAGAGGCAAAATGAAATTTGAAGGCGAATATGGCGATCTGGCAAAACAATCAGTCACATTTGCTAATGCTCCAGTCCCATCTGAGGGTGGTGAGAAAAGTTTTGGGGAGTTTGAAACTCCAACACAACTTGACACAACCAAACAAAGAAAAGTCACCGTGGCTTCAAGTGAAGATGAAGAAGGTCTTGAATTGACACTTGATGAAGTCAGAAGTGATGGACAATTGAGAGCAGCATTTGAATATTTGACCTCAAAGAAATATGCCTCAAATGCATTGAGAAGATTCAAAGAGAATCAAAACGAAGACAAATTGAGACAAAAAGTTGCTAACAAAGAATGCGATGCATACGAAGAAAATAATGAAGAAGTTCACATTGTAGAATGTGAAGATTGCAAAGGAAGATTTGTTCTTTCACGAAGCGCTATTCAAGATGAGTATTGCCCAGGATGCCAAGCAACTATCGCAAAAGCCGTTCAACTAGTCAAAGAATCTGAAGTCAATCGACAGCAATGGTCTGAAGATTGGGGTGAGGAACTTTGTGAAGCTGAAGGCAATTCTGTGACCCGAGATCCCAATGGGGACGGCGGGTTCAAGACACAAGGCAAGAAAGGTGGAGCGCCTAAAGATAAAAACGCTCACGACATGGAACTAAATGCTGGAGAATTCGAAAAAGAAGCCGAAAATGAAGCACTAAAAAGAACTCTTGCCGAGACCAGTCGAAATGCTGCACGTAAAACTGAAGCCTATCGAACCGCCGCCAGAATGGTCGGCGCTGGTCTGATCGATTCTTCCGACGTGGAAGAACAAGCTGAAACACTCTTGGATGACAATATGTCTGTAGAAGCAATGAAATCATTCTGCGACCATGCAGTCAAATTGGCACAAAGAGAAAGAAAATCGGTTGTTGCCGCACACTCAACATCGATGACCAAAACAGCAAGTTCCGGGTTAGCCCGAAACTTCTCAATGGTCAATGAGGGTCCGGCAACATTTGGAGATCAATTGAGAAATCTCTTCACTGCCCCATCAGTCGATGATTTCGACGACAAAGGCAGAAGAGTTTATAGGAGGTAAATAACATGGGAGTATTCGTACTGCAACATGTTCTAATTGACAACTATGAAGGTGCAGACAGCATCTATTCCGGCATGGCGGTGAGCCTTGATGATAGTTCTGGAAGTCCTGTGGTAGTTCCATCGGATAGAGCTGATACAACGGTTAGATTCTTGGGCGTAGCCTATGATGATACTGCAACTTCAGGAAATACTATGGCAGTAGTTGATCCAGTTAACCCTGGCAACTATTCACATGATTCAACAACCGGGCTGAGCGTCTCTGATTTTAGTGGACCAGAAGCCTATGCTAGACCAAAAAGAGCATTGAGAGATCTGTATGATGAGTCTCTTGGGTCAGTCGTTCAAAATTGGACTGCTGGTTCTACCAGAGCCGCTCGCAGACCTATCGCAGTGGTCAGCGGACAAAGCAGACTGAAGACAGATCAATATGCATCAGATTCAACAACTGATACAGCCGTTCAAGATCAAGCAGTGGCTCCAACATTTGCGATCGATAGTCCTTTGACTTTCGGTGCAACTGCTAACAGCCTCACCAACGCCGGTAAATTCGTTTTTGTCGACGCTGTCGGGACTGATGGTCCAGTCGTAGCAAGAATCATTGATCCAGCCGTAACTACTGGATTCCTTCACGTCAGACTTACTGGTTTGAGTGAAAATCTGTTGAGCTAATCTAATCTAATAGGAGGACTATAATGAGTCTAATCAAACGAAATGTGAATGAGCAAAAAGAAGAAATCATCGCTCAAGCACTAGATACGCCAGAAGGTCGCGTGTCTCTTGCCCAGGCCATGGTAGAACCAATCAAAATTGCGTTGGAATACCAAGCAATTGGTAGAAAACTTTTGATGGTTGACGAACTTCCCCAAGGCGCTCTTCCAAGATACGAAAGAGACGTTGCTGTCGTGTCTTACGTAATTCCAAAACGTGGATCCGTGCCTGACATGCTCGTCGAAGCTGAAGAACTGCTTGTTCCTACTTGGGAACTTGCTTGTAACCCAACAATCAGACTGCAAGAAATTCGCGCACGAAGATTCTATATTGTGGATCGTGCTCAAATCAGAGCAAAAGATTCTCTACAAAGACAGGAAGATCGGGAAGTATTCCGAATTCTTCAAGCTGGCATCCCTGCCGCTCATACTGTCACCGTAGCTGGAAATCTTGCTCCTGATCACATCAACTTGGCACTAGCCTTGATTGAAGAGCATGAATTGGTTGGCGCAAAAGTTGTTTGCCATCCATTCCGATACAAGGACGTGAGAGCTTGGGGCAAAGACTTTTTCGATGAGGCAACTCAACGAGACGTCATCATGTCAGGTCTCTACGGCCACCTATGGACCGCGGACATACATGTTTCCACGATGGTTCCAAAGAACACAGTCTATGTGTTGGCTCCGGGAGAATTTGTAGGTGCAATGCCTATCAGACAGGACATCACAGTTCTGCCATCAGATGATCCTAAACAACTAAGACTTGGGTGGGTTATCTACGAAGAGCTCGGAATAGCCGTCATAAACGATTACGCAACCGCGCAAATCAGAATCGTGAACAACTAATCCTGACCTAAAAAATCAGTGAAACTAATTGCCGAAAAACTTCCAGATTCAACCCTGGAAGTTTTTCTTTTGCAATCTCTTGAAAGTCATTGAAAACAGCTTGAAAATTGAGTAATCTCTTTCACGAAGGAGAAATTTCGATGCCTTTTCAAAAGAAAATTTCAGAAGCAGATGAACAGAAAATTTGCGATGACTATCAAAACACAGAAACAACCTGTTTTGAACTTGCCACGCAATTCAATTTCACAGCCGGAGGAATTGACAAGATTTTGTTGCTGAACAAAATTCCAGGAAGGAACAAATCTGACGCAACGAGAATTGGAGTGGTACATTTGAGAAAAATTCAGTCAAACGAAGATGAACAACGGGTGATTTTAGACTACCAATCTGGAATGACTTTGATTCAGATAGCAAATAAATTTGGCACTTCAACAATTCCAATCAGAAAAATACTTAAACAAAATAACATTCCATTTCGAACGAATAGCGAATCCCACAAAAAACACCATTGCAATGAAAACTTTTTTGAAACGATAGATTCAGAAGCAAAGGCTTATTTTCTTGGTTTCATCCTTGCCGATGGATCCATCGGAGATTATGGAACGGCTGCCAAAAAATTGAGAATCACGATTCACAACCAGGATCGTGAAATTCTTGTCAAATTGCTGCAATGTTTGGATTCTGACCACAAAATCAATGACAAACCCAGTCATTGCTCACTTGAAATCAGAAACAACAAACTTTGTTCAGATCTTGCAAAGTATGACATTGTTCCTAGAAAAACTTTTATTGCCAAATGGGTTGATTTGGAAAACACAGAATTGCAATGGCACTTGGTAAGGGGATTGAATGATGGAGATGGCGGATTCTATTCTCAAGATTCTGAAGGTGGTTGCCATTCGCTTGATATCACAGGAACTATGGATGTCCTGTCTGGTTGTCAAGAATTTTTGATATCTGAATGCAATGTCAATCGAACCAAAATATCTCCAAGAAACAAAGACAAAACTATTTTTAGGATGAGATACAATGGAAATAACCAAATGTCAAAGATTATTCCAAAGATGTATGCCAATGCAACAATCTTTTTGACTCGAAAAAAGAAGAAAATAGATCACTATTTGAAAGGAAACTAAAATGCTGAAATGTCCAATCTGCCAGAATGATTTTGAGAAATCGATTTTGTCCCATGTCCGTCAAACACACAAATTGTCCGTTGGGGAATTCAAAAAGCAATTTCCAGATGACCCATTGAGAGAAGCCTGGATGAAAGGAAAGGACAAATCCGATCCCAGAGTCGCAAAAATAGCCAAAGCAAGCGGAGATTCAAAGCGCGGAAAAAAGGGAAGCAACAGCCAATTGCCATCAGGAATGTGGTCAAGAGAACATGATTGTTGCGTTCAGTGTGGAACATCTAAAATCCCACATTCTTCGAATGGTCTTTGCAAACAATGCAGAACAAAGCAATCTTTTGAAGAAATAGAGGAGAATATTCAATGGACACCTGATGAAGAAAAAATTCTTTTGGAAAAATATTCAGAATTGGTTCCTGTCAAACAAATAAATCAATCAATTCCTGGGAAAACCTATCTTTCCGTAAGGGACAAACTCAAAGAATTGGTCATCACAAAACGACGCAGATCGGATGTTTTTCGTCGACATCTTCCAAACGATCTCACGCCAGAAGAGGAGTCTGTCATTTTTGGATCTTTGCTCGGCGATGGCTGCATCTGCAAACAAAAAGACAACAATTTCTGTTTTCGAGAATCGCATGGTCCAAAGCAGCGAGAATATGCTTTTTGGAAATCCCAAAAAATGCTCAGATGGCATCCAAAAACTTACCTTTCTGATCAGTCAGGACATCATGTTTCCGTGAAAATGGCAGCCTCGTTGACAGATGAAGAAATCTCTCAACGAGTCTATAAATTCGACTTGCCGTACCATTCCTTGTGGAAGGAAATCTACGACAAGATCTATATTTCTTCCAAGAAGCGAGTAATCTCTCAATGGTGGCTGGACAAGATCACTCCATTGTCCGTCGCAATTTGGATTGCTGATGATGGAAGTCGTCATGGAACTGGTTTGACACTTTGCACTCACAATTTTGATGAGCAGGATCACAAGATGATGTCTCAATTTTTCAAAGACAAATTCGGTGTTGACGCCAGGATTGACAATTCTGACGATTCTGAATATTTTTGGCTCTGGTTCGGAGCAGCAGAATATCGCACATTGCTAGAACAGATTCCCTGGCAACAATTGCCGCCGGTGATGTACTACAAGTTCGACATGGAGAAATAAATGGTTCCCAGGCACGAAATTCAATCACTGATGTCGAAAAATTGCATTCCCCTCGATGATTGGTCTGGTTTTTGGACAAATTCTAAGAAAAAAACTCTTGTCGTTTGGCAGCCAACGAAAATTTCTGCTCAACAAATTCAGATCCGCGATGTCAAAGACCCATCTCTCATTCCTGGTGTTTCAACAAAATACAAACTTTTCAAATCAATCGCAGAGATTGACTCTGAGTTCCTGAGTCTTTCGGGGCACAGATGGAGAAAATTCCGAGCTGCACTGAACAGATATTCATCAGTGGAAATCCGAGATGAATTTGATTCATTGAATGACGTGATGTCCTTGATTGACATATGGGATGAACAACGTTCTGAGACTTTTGCCTGGCAGTCGATTCGCTCCGGTCGAGATCGCAATTTTTTCCGCAAATTCTGGGAATCTGAAAAACAAGATTTGTGGTCCAATTTCTTCTATCTGAATGGCAGGTTGGTGGGGTATTCTGTGGTGTCGAAAATCGGACAGGACAACTGCTACAACTATTTGATGGGCAAAAATGACATCTCCTTGAAAGATCTTTCTTTGTTTTTGGATTTCAAGACCTTTGAAAGAATTTTCAATGAAATTCAACTGCCGTTTTTGATTGATTGGGGAACTTCCGGAAAGAAATTGTTGGAATACAAGAACAAATTCCCGGTGAAATCTGTTGAAGAGGTATATCTGTGCATCATAAAGGAAAAACTAAATGGTTGACGATTATATCAATCGCCACACAATTCAAGGAATGATGTCAAAAACCGCCAAACCATTCGATGATTGGGCTGGTTTTTGGAAAAATTCCAAACAAGTTGTTGTGTTCGATGATTCCGTGAGTTTGTCAGATTTCCCATTGTCTAACAGAATTTCTTGGGGATATTTGCCGTCCAAAGAAAATCTTGACAAAAGATGTTCGACATATTCATCAATTCTTGTTTTATCTGAATTTGATGAAGAATTTTTCAATTTGTCAGGAAAGGAATTTTCTGAGATTAGAGAAACCAGGAATCATTTCAACCAACAAATTGACATCCAAGACAATCCGATCTCTTTTGGCGAAGTTTCGTCATTGATCGATATGTGGGATGATCAGTCTGGCGATAAATATGGCTGGCAGCGTCATTCTGGATATGATCGCAATTTTTTCCGCAAATTCTGGGAATTTGAAAAACAAGATTTGTGGTCAAATTTCTTCTATCTGAATGGCAGGTTGGTGGGGTATTCTGTGGTGTCGAAAATTTCTGACGATGGATGTTTCAGATATGTCATTCGGAAGAATGATGTGTCGTTGAGGAATCTGTGCCTGTTCATTGATTTCAATACCTTTGAAAGAATTTTCAAAGAAATTCAGAAACCTTTTCTGATCAACTGGGGGGCTTCCTCTGGGGGTGTTTTGAAATACAAGAAAAAATTTCCAGTTTTTTTGGAGAAAAAAGTGTTTTTTGGAAGTGAAAAAAGATGAATGATGTTCCATTTGATTGTCTGAATTCGTCAAACCCATATTTGATTGAAACCAATTCAAAATTTTCCTTGGTTGACCCAGCAGGAAATCCATTGACTGCTGAATACATCTGGTCTAAGTCAGGACAGGACAGAGTTGATTTGGCTCAATGGGTTTTTGATTATTTTCGATCTTCTGGCTTTCCTTTACCATTTTTGAACAACAAACAATTGCATAAATCCTTCGAAAAATTGAAAGAGAAGGACGAATCAGTCGTGCTTGTCAATGATTGCATCAAAAATTCAGATTCATGTGCCACGGATATTGTCAAACATTTCTGTGGGCAATATTTCTATGCTGCTCGCGGCGATTCTAAAACTTTTTCTTGTTTTGACGTGTTCAACGATGACTCCAAATTGATGAGGGTCATCCAGAATCGGATGGGGTGGTGTTCAATGGAGGAAGATGGGCACGAGAGACCATATGTGTTTGCGATGTCAAATCCTATGCTCATTCAAGGAATGAGATCTTCTGGTTTGTCCTATTCTGTGTCTCAGTTCAAACCCGCAGTCGCCAAGTGGATCTATCACAGATATGCTTCTAAAAGGGTGTTTGACTATTCTGCCGGCTGGGGTGCCAGGGCACTGGGAGCCTTGTCAGAGGGGCTAGAATATTTTGCCGTGGATCCTTTGACTGCTGACAGCCTGAATGACCTCTTGATTTGTTTTGGAGGCACTGGTGAGGTTCTGAAGCAACCCTCAACTGACTCCTTTGACGTTCCTGTGTGCGATTTTGTGTTCTCTTGTCCGCCCTATTTCAATCTTGAAAACTATTCTTCTGATGCTTCGCAAAGTGTTCAGATGTTTGGGAATTATTCAGATTGGCTGGATGGATATTGGAAAATGACAATTGAAAATTGCTTGAAGGTGATGGCTGATGATGCAAAATTCGGGATGATTGCCGTCAACGAAGTTGATTCTCGTGAATTGGCAAAGGATATGGTTTCTGTGTGCGAAAAGATGGGAATGACATTGATTGAGCAATTTCCGTTGATCACATCCAGGAGTCATCTTTCTGGTAAGGCAAAATCTGGAATTGTGCAAAAAAAGAATGAGAACTTGTTTGTTTTCTCAAAAAAATTGATATAATATATCTGTATAGCGAAGCTTTACATTGTTATACGAAATGGAGAGATATTATGGGTGAAACAAAACAAATCAATGTCAGATTAGATGAAGAACTTTTGGAAAGTTTGAGAACCAAAGCACAAGAGATGTCAGAAACATTTTCTTGCGAAATATCTTTGTCTGATGTGATTCGTGTGGCTTTGAACAAAGAAGTTCTGCGAGATGATGTCAAATCAGAGATAGATTTTGAGATTGAGGAAGATCAATACATCCCATTTTCAAGAAAAATATTCAAACCTGACTACGTGGGACTAAATGATAAACCAGTATATAAACGAGGGTTTTCTGTGGTGAGCTATAGAATTCCGCAACGAGGCTCTGTTCCAGATATGATTGTGCAAGCTGAAGAAATATCACCAGAGTTTTTCACTTTGGCCACCAATCCTACTTGGAAAATAGTAGAAGATTGCCCTGGACGAAAAGAATCCGTTCGACAAAAAGCCGTAGAAACCCTTGCCAGAAATGAAGACCAGCATATTGTTATGTTGTTGGAACAAGTCCTTGGCAACCAAATTTCTGATCTATCATTGTCAGGTTCTAAAGACAAAGGGGATGAGACATTCATACCGCAACAATCTACTTGGATACACAAAGATCATTTTGTGGGATCATTTGATATTGAAGATGTTAAAAAAGGATACAAAAGTGCAACTGCCAAATTGAAAGCTCACGGAGTTAGTTGCCATAACATTTTGATACATCCTTCGGTGTGGGAGAGAGCTGAAGAGTATTTTGATTTGGAAAAAGACAATTTAGTCGTGAATGACACATCAGATTTCATTCCTGGAAAGATAAATATCAATCAAAGTTATATGGTCCCCAAAAATACTTGCTATACACTCGCAGGACCTGGATCTCTTGGAATGGCTACAATCAAAATAGACAATCAAGAATTAGAAGCAGATGATCCAAAGCAGCTCAGATATGGAATGGTTATTTTCAAATATATTGCTTTGACTCTGATCAATGATTATTGTGTAGCCAAATTTGAAATAAAAGATTGAAAAACAGGAATTCAAATATGATTTTTAGAAGTTTGAAGCACTATGTGGCTAAAATTTGCATTGGGCATCAACAAACCTGGGAAATTCAGCACCTTGAAGGAAGTTTTAGCAGGCTTCACAAATAGATATGGAGGACCATGTGCTCTTCCTGAATGTGGAAGACAAGTAGGGGCGCAGGAAGGGCTTTGTGAAAAAAACCCTAATGGACCTGGTTTTCTTTGTTTTCACAAAGATTGTTATCAAAAGTGGCAAGCTGGCCGTGGAGAACTGCAGAGAAAAGGTGTTGAAACCGGATCTGCGTCATCACCTATCTCTGCTGCCAGAAAAGAACTAAAACTCTCCGCAACAAGTCCGAACATGGCAATGATACTTTTCCCATATAATTTTGACATTGTGATGGCGATCAAGATTTGTTTTGATGGTGCCTCATTCAGAAAAGAATTTGAGGGATACGCGAATGTTTGGCTATTGCCATTTAGTCAAACAAATGCGACACATGTTGTCAAAACATTAAAAGGTTTGGGTTTTGCTATAGATCCAAAAGCCGAGGCTGTTGTAACCGAACACGGAGAGGCTTATCAAAATGCCTTGAAGAAGGGTATGCTTGAATTTCAAGCAGAGGACATCGAATGGCTGTCCCAACAGAGCAGAGCTTTGCTTGCGCACGACATGGGATTAGGTAAGACTGCCATTTCTTTGTTGTCTCTTCCTAAAAATAGAGGTGCGATTGTTGTGTGTCCATTGGCGATTGTCGAAAGTGCCTGGGTTGCCGAAATCAAACACTGGGTTCCAGAATTCCAGCCAATTGTCATCAAAAGCAAAAAAGATTTCAGGTTCCCACAGGCTGGTGAAATTGTAATCGTTAGTTATGAGCGCCTGCCGGATGAATTTATACCTCCGTGGACGACATTAGAAATCAAAGGCGAGAAAGTGAAATATAGAGATTTCAATGCTTTGGATGAAGAATTGCAAAGAGCATTTTCAAGATATAGCGTAATTGTTGATGAAGCACATTATGTGAAAAAATTAAAAAATAGAAGAAGTGTCAAAGTTAGAAGTCTTTGCAAATATGCTGCTTCAAGTTGGATGTTGACTGGGACCCCTTTGGCTAATCGTCCACAAGATTTGTATGGGTTGCTTGTTGTTGGTGATATGATCAAGCAAACCTTCCGCCCTACAAAACTTTCAAAAGATGCAGAAACAATAAATTCTTATGATCTTTTCAACAAATTGATGGGGGCTATATGGGGAGATGTCACGCCAAAGGCTAAAAAAGTCCAACCGAAGACAGACGAAGAAGAAGACGAAAAAGAAGCGCCGCCTGATCGCAGAGGGCGAATCAGAATCATCACCGGCTGGGGCACCCCAAGTCCATTAGTCCCTGGAATTCTAGGTAAAGTGATGATTAGACGAAAGAAAAGTGACACACTGACTTTGCCACCGAAGGAATATTCAAATGTTTTGGTAGATATTGACGATCCTGCTTTGATGGAAGAAATGAATGTTGCTCTACAAGAATGGATCGCCAAAGCGCAGGATGATAATCAGGAAATCACCGAAGATGAATATGGAGAATCTCCTGGGGATTTGCCCCCCTTCGAAGAATTTTCAAAAATACGTGCTGATTTGGCAGCCTACAAGATTGATGCTGCCTTGAAGATTGTAGAAGATTTTGAAAGTCGCAATCAGCCATTGATCGTATTCTCTGCCCATGTTGCGCCGGTGAACATCATTGGCGATCGTGACGGGTGGGCAAAAATTCACGGAGGAATTAAAACCGAGGAAAGATCGCAAGTAGTGGCTGATTTCCAGAATGGCAAACTTAAAGGTTTGGCATTGACTATTGGTGCTGGAGGTGTCGGATACACACTTACCAGGGCTGCCAGTGTGCTGTTTGTCGATATGGCATGGACTCCCGGCGACAATGCACAGGCAGAAGATAGAATCAACAGAATTGGACAAAAAGCAGATAGACTCAATATAATAAGATTGTTAGTGAATCATCCAATTGATATCCACATTGTAAAACTTTTAGATATGAAACAGAAATGGATCGATGCTTCAATTGATGGGCGAGTGCAAGAGATTCTAGCGCAAGGAGACGAATCCGGCGAAGAGCCTGAAATATTTGTCAATGGAGAAATGAAAAAGATTGAAGACTGCACCGAAGAAGAAATCAGAGCAGCAGTTTATCAACAACTTGGATCCGAATCAACAACTGCTGTTCGCCCCCAACAATCAGTAGATAGAGTAGAAAAACCAAAGCCGGGGCATGACGTTCCACTTACCATGTCAAGAAAATCTGCCATTTGGAGAGCTTTGGAATATTTGCTCAGTCAATGCGACGGGGCAAGGAATCTTGATTCATGTGGTTTTAACAAACTTGACGCTGATATGATTAGAGTGTTTATGCAAAGAGTGGAAGACCGACAACAGCAATCAGGCAACTGGAATCCAATCCAAAATGCCACTGATAATGAATTTAGATGGTTACAATCAACCTTGGCTAAATATCGAAACACCCAATTGGGAAGAGAACACGCAACCATCTGGGAAGAACCAACGGCAGAAATTGTGCCACCGGAGAATGAAGAAGAAAATGAATGATGAGCAGGTGATGAGACTTGATGAGTGTCGTCAAAAATTTGAAGAATTAGAATTTAGATTCAAACAACTGAAAAAAGATCATTTGACACAAATAGATATGGTTGAAGTCAAGTTGCAAATGATGAAAGCAGAAATGATCAGAATTATTCAAAGAAATTTATTGATGGCGGAATCTATCAGACCAAGTGGCAGCGCTATGAACAAAAATTTTGCGATCTGAAATTCTCCCAGTCGAAGATTGAAAAACTCACCTTGCGATGAGTAGTCTTTGATATGTGAGGTGAGATGAAATGATAGATATAACTGAAAAATATAAAATCAAAAAAACTGCAATCAAGAACAAACCTAATCAATGGGATTCATTGTTGGTGGAAATATTCCTTGATGACACCAAAGTGGGAGAATATGTTCGCAACTATGACGGAGTGTGTCCGTTCTATCCTTTCACCAAGAACGGAAAAGAATATGCACTTTACTCAAAAGACTATACAGCTACTCGCGTGATGTCCCTGCCTGATTGCAAAGATTTAGGTGGAGAAGAACGAGACCAATTTGGTTTTTGTCCTGTGGAATATTATGTTCCAGTTTATGACAGACAAGAGTGGAAAGCAGATGATATGGAGGAGGATATGCCTCCGTTCGAGGGAGACAAAGGTTTTGTTTCTGGTTGTGTGTGGGGTAATGATGGTTCCTGGAAAATCCAATTTTTAGATCTTTCAGAAGTGGAAAAAGGGGGTGTTGTCAGAAAACCGATTTTTGGATATTTGGAACTTCCGGAAGGAATTTCTCTCAAAGATGCAATCCATATAGTCGCAGAAAAAGATTTTCCATACATTCAAATAGCGACTCCAATTACATTCAATTTTGAAACCGGAGAAGTTGGCACCACACATTGGAAGAAGCCTTGGCTGAGCTGGAATTTAGGAGATGAAAATGAGAAGAAGGCAAAAACCTGAAAAGCAAAAAACTGAATTTGAACAGAAACTGGAAAAGATTGACCAAAAACTGAAAAAAGATTACATGGATGGACTTGTTGATATATATGAGAAGAAATGGGCAATTTGGTTGGATAAAATTTTGGTTGATGGAAAATTGGATGTTTTTGATAAACGATTATACAAAATCCAATTTGATTATCTAAAATTTTGTAAATTATCAGGAATGTCTCACGAAGAGGCAGAAAAACTACTCCGTGAATGCGGATTATCTATTTGGTCACTCGATTTATATTCAGGATATACATCGTTTGTCCCTAATAAAGAAAATTGTGAATATCAGATAGTTGTTCACCAGGAATATTTGTATGAAGGACCAACGATCAGTATCTACAAGGGCAAAGAACCTGTTATTGATCGCGAGCCATTAGTTTATTTGCCAGGAATGTGGATCAAATATCTGCTATTAGATAGTGTTGAGATGCACAAGCAGTTGGAAAACAAGAATCATGACACTCTGGAAGAATCAAAAAATTCAGAGAATGAAATTGATTCATTGATTGAAAATATGTTTGACACAAGGAAAGATGATGAATAATATTTTTCAGATTGTATTCCAAAGCAGTTATTTAACAAAAAAGTTATTCAACCAACTCAATACGAATCTTATTCCAAACCATATCGTGTTCTGCAAGAATTTTCCGATGCTATTTCTGATATTGTTGGCGATACTCATAAAGTTGTAATTCAAACAGGAACGGACACTTATTCAGGAATTCAACATAGGATTACTATATTTGCCATAGATAATTCCGGATGGGAGGGATGTTTTGTTGGAAGCTTATATTCCATTGGATGATTTCCCATTGACCATCAATTTCTTTTGCGGAGAATGGGCAGAAAACATTAAGGACAAAGACTCTATGATCAAAATATTAAGAGACAGATCGACACAGGAAGGTGGATTCAGAGATCATTTACAAGGAGCGGTAGATCGTTCGTGAATTGAATAAGGAGAAAAATAATGCAAATCAAAGTTCAAAAAATACCAGTTGAAAACATCAAGGATAAAATTATTATTTTAGAATTATCAGGACAAGATGCAACTGAACAACATACAATAGATTCACTATTAGAATCTTTCAAATATTTTAGTGATAATGTCGCAATAGTTCCAGATGGATATGCATCGTCTCTGCTGTGCAGAGACGATGCCGATGAAATCCTGATTACAGATAGTGAATCTTATGACGATTGTGCAGAGGTTGTGAGACGATATATGTCGGATATATCATCAGATTGCATTCATATATTTGAGATTTCGTTAGATTTAGATCAATACTATGATGATTTATTGAAACTGATTATAAGTTTTAATAAATATAAAATAAATAAACTTATTGCGGTTATGCCAATAGAAATATATTGTGTTGATCATTTTAGCAATTTTAATCAAATCATCAGAATGAAAGAATTATTGAATCAGATGATTAAACAATTAGACAATTCAATGATTGTAATCAAAGGAGAAAAATAATGAAAATACAAATTCAAAAAATTAGTTTTGAAGATATAAAAAATAAAAGTTTGCTAGTTGGAATAGGAGAAGAACCTTTTAGAATTACTTATGATGGTCTAAAAGACAATTTAGAAGTAATCCAACAAAATATTGGCAAACAATCATTTGTAGTTCCTAATGACTATTTACCTATTTCTATTAAAGAAAACAATAATATTTATGAAAAATTTTCAGAACTATTGAATACTGAAAATATCATAGAATATATGAAAAATATAGATAAAAATTATTGTTATATAATTACATTAGGTTCTCCAACTGATATTCCTAAACAAAATGATATAGATGATTTGATGTGTCAACTCAAAAAAGAAATTTTTAAAGAATCTCCTCCGGAAAAAATGGAGGTCAAATTTTTGGTTGGAGCCTATGGATTAAAATTTTATTGCATAGAAAATGATATTTTTGATTCAATGGTAAAATTATTAAAAACAAAACAAATTTTATTTGATATGGGAGAAATAGTAGATAATGAACTGTCAAAGTTGGGATCTGAAATTTAATAAATATTTGAATTGGAGAAATGAAATGAAACATAGGTTTTTAAAACTTGAATACGATATGGAGGACTAATGGAATGCTTAGAATGTAAAAAAGAATTCAAATCGAGGCGAAACAATCATAGATTCTGTTCAAAAGAATGCAGATTAAATCATAAAGAAATTTGTTCTAATTGTAGAGAGTTAAAACTTATAGTAGATAATAAACTAAAAGTTTGTCATAATTGTAGAAGAAATTTGAAAAAAGAAAAATGCGTAATATGTGAAAAAATTGGTCGAATTGACGCCAGAGATGCCAGTAAGAACCCAATTTGTAGTACTTGTTATATGAAAAATAAATCAAATGAAGAATGTATCATTTGTCATAGATTCAAGCCTGTTTCTACCAGAGATGATAAAAATAATGCTATTTGTTCTGATTGTAGATTAGATATTAATAAACAAAGATGTTGTAAATGCAATGAAAATCGAAAAGTTGCCACCAGGGACGAGAATAAACAACCAATTTGTCATAAATGTTATGTCAGAAATCACAAAGATCAATGTTCTTCTTGCGGCAGAATTGGAAAGATTGGAACAAGAAATTTTGTTGGAGAACCAATATGTTCTAATTGTTTAAGAAAATTTAAAAAAGAACCATGTTCAGTCTGTAATATGGTCAAATCAGTCGACACCAGAGATATATATTTTAATCCTATTTGTTCTAATTGCAAGGGAAGAATGAATACAGAGGAATGCTCAATTTGTCATGAAATAAAACGAGTTGATAGTAGGAATAAAGAAGGATTTTCAATATGTCCATCTTGTAAATCAAAAATTAATTCAGATGCATGTTTTCTGTGCAATAAAATTAGAAAAATTTGTACTCGAATAGATGGGAATCCCATATGTCATAATTGTCACATTATTACACGGCGTGTCGATGGAAATATTAATAAAGCAAAACGAATTATTAGATATAATAAATCAATATATCATTTAGTTTTTGAAGAATTATTTAACGACTTTGAGGGCGAATATTCTGTATCAAGATTAATTTTTGAAAATATATTCAATAAAAATGATAAAAACAGATTATTAAGATATGATTATTATTCAAAAGAAAGAAATTTACTTGTTGAACTTAACGAGCCATGTCATTATTCTTGGGAAGATTACAATAGAAGATTCCCAAAACAACCAATTGAGAATTTTGAGAAATACTGCAAAGATTTTGAAACCAAAGTTAAATTGGCAAAAGACAACAATATAGAATTACTTGTTATAGATGTTAAATATAAAATGAAATGGGACGAGATAAGCAATTTATATTTTTCTAGGATCGGAGAAATGAAATGATGCATAGTGTAGTATCTGGATTGTCCTATGGTGATTGCGGCAAAGGTTCGTTGATAGACATCTTGACTGAACAGCATGACGTGGTTGTTAGGTTTAATGCAGGAGCCAATGCTGGACATGGAATAAAATTCAACGACAAAAAATATGCAGTCCATCTTCTTCCTTCTGGTGTTTTTTGGGAAGACAAAATCAATGTCCTTGGTAATGGAATGGTGATTGATCCAATTCAATTGAAGCAAGAAATTGAAGATCTGCAAAAAGACGGAATTGAACCAAATGTTTATGTTTCTGACAGAGCGCACGTAGTTCTTTCCTGGCACAAGTTTGAAGATCAGCTTCAAGAAAAACTTCGAGTGCAATTGAGAGAGCAGAATCAAATTGTTGGAACTACTGCAAAAGGGATAGGTCCTTGCTATGCCGACAAGATGCATCGCTCAACTGCAATCAGAATGTGCGATATTCAAAACCAAACAGAATTGTCAAAGAAATTGAAATTTGCTGCGACAATCAAGAATGCGTATTTGAAAGCTCTTTCAGATCTGATTGACGAGCCTTTCAGCGAATTTGATCCCAAACAAATTGAAGAAGACTTGACACAATCCTTCCCATTCAAAATCGCAGACACAAGAAGATTGTTGCAAAATGCACATATTGATGGCAAGAGAATTTTGTTTGAGGGAGCGAATGCTTCCTTGCTTGACATCGATCAAGGTGTGTTTCCTTATACAACTTCCAGCAACACAACAGCCTGCGGTGGAATTGCTTCTGGCACTGGTTTCACAGAGAAAATCCACCACGTCTATGGTGTTGCCAAAGCATATGTATCTCGTTCGGGAGGCGGGCCTGTTGCTACTGAATTTTTTGGTGCTCAGGCTGACCACATCAGAGAGATCGCACATGAGTATGGAACGACTACTGGTCGTCCCAGAAGAATTGCTTGGTTGGATTTGGTGGCTCTGAAAGAAGCAATCAGGTTCAGCGGTGTTGATTCAATTTGTTTGACAGGATTGGGTATTTTGTCGCAACTTGATTCATTCAAGGCATGTGTTGGATATTCTCTGGATGGTTTTCCAATTGACTATATTCCAGCCGATTCAACTCAATACTATTCTGTTGTTCCCAACTTTATTGAAATGAAGAGTTGTGGTAAAAAAATTGATAATTGCAGAAATTTTGAAGATTTGCCATCTGAATTGAAGAAATTTGTTTATTTTGTTGAGCGAGTAGTAAGAACTACAATTTCTTCTGTTTGTGTGGGACCAGAAAGAAAGCAAATATTATGGAGAAATGAATGAAATGGTTTTGGAAAAGAAAATCAAGGAAACAAAAAGATTACGGAATGATATATCTTCATCAAGGTTGCCAAGTGAAAAGTGTGGATTTTGATGGTGAAGTTTCAAGTTTTAGATCAGTGGTCCAATATGATGACAGAGAACCAGAAGAAGCGTTTTTCTTGCTTTCTCCAGCCAAAAAACACAAAGAAGGAATCATCATAGAAATTGAAATTGCAGAATTATTAGAAAGTGGATTGTTAGGATTGACATATCATCCAAAAAGAAAACAGAAAATTTTAGTTCTGAACGATAAAATCAATGAAGGTAAATTTGAATATCTTGAAAAATCAGATTTTATAATGAATTCTATATCTCTGTCATCTGATAATAAAATAAACAACAAATCTATATCAATAGTATAATTTTGTCAGATTATTTGTAGAGTTCTAAATAGAAACATATGGTTTTTCAGGATTGAAGAAAGAATATTTAGAATTATTTTTTCAGATGGATTACTAATATTTGATTATACAATTGAGTAATCTTTGCAATTCAAATATTTCTATATATTGATTTGCGCTAAAAATAACATTTATTCGTCCCAGTATGCTGGATAGGCACCAATTCTCCTCATCAGATTCCTAATCCTGCGCTCAATTTCTTCTTGCGGAATTTTGTATATTTTTGATAATTTTCTGGCACCCTTTTCTATATTTTCTGCTGTTTCAGATGGATTTTCTCCAAACCATACCGAATGCGGATGTTCCCACGCCCTTAGTCCTGGATACCTCTCTGTGAAATGCTCCCTCAACATTTGTTCGTCCGCTCGCCGCCATCCCATATCTTCATAACTCCAACCTGGGCGCCTCCTTGATCTTATGTCATATATTGATTTCGGCTCGTCTTGATCTTCGTGAATCCCCC